ACCATATCAAACTTTCTAGATTACTTAGGTTTACCTGGAGTAGATCTTATTAAAATAGATGTTGAAGGGTTTACACAAGAAGTGCTACATGGATTTGAAGATAAGCTTCAGAACATTAAAGCTATTCAAGTTGAAACTGAAAAGAGTGAGATGTGGAAAGGTCAAAAGATTCATGATGATATTGTAGAGTTTATGGAATCAAAAGGATTCACACTCTTAAGTAAGTACGATGCATGGGGTAATCAATATGATTGTCTTTTTATAAATAATAAAGCCTCTAATTAAAGAGGCTTTTTTTATTGTCTTAAGAAATTACCAGTAGAGATGTTTTTTCCATGTATATGCCATATACAATCTTCTCGATTATCTACAGCCATATGTTTTAGATTATTCTCTTCCCACTTATATCTCCACAGCATATCATCATTCCATCCAACTTCATGAAGTGGAATGTTAATAATAGCGTCAAGTGCTTTTTTATTGAAAGCAAATGTCATAGGCATATGATAAAGACTATTATTTGGATTACCTCCTAGATTATCATATCCAAGATCATTAGAAAACATTTGTATTCCGTTAAGCTGATGATTAATTCTAGATGACACAATGTCTACATCTGAATTAGCTTGGAACAACTCAATGATGTTCTTTACATAATCCTTCTTGTATATATCATCATCATCCATCTTAACAAATACATCATAATCATTATAATCAGGAACACTTTTAATAGCAATCACTTCATTAATATGAATTTGATTATTGTTTCCTTTTGTAACAATAAGCTTGTCATCTAACAAATCATCGTATAGAGGAAGGAAGTTTTGATCCTTCCCTCCATCAGATACAATGTTTACTGTGTGTATACAATTCTCATACGATTGATTCTTTGCATTTAACATGCATTGTCTCAACATATGAGGTCTGTTATACGAACATGTAAAGATTAATGCTTTCATTCCCAGATCATGATTACATCAAATGGTGATACCAATAATACATTCTGATCATCAGACAATGGAATTAATGGTGCTTTTTGTAAAGCTGCAGGATCAATCAATACAACATCTCCCACTTTAATGTCCATAATTGATGTACCAACACTATGTACTGTCAACTTAGACATTTTCTTAAGCATCTCTTTCTCTAATGCTTCTTTAGTATTCTCATCTACAACAAGTTTACTTTCTTCTTTCTTTGGTATCTCTAAATAGATACGATTTCCTAATAGTTTCATTATCCTTGGTATTCAGTTAGTTTAATAAATCTTTGTGCGTCTTCTGGAGTCAATTCAATTTCTGATTGTACAGTTTCACGTACAGTTTTGAATCCTTTCATTTTGTTAGTCTTCAAATCAATGTCTGGTTGTTTAGACACTCGTTCATTGAAATCATCTAGAATAACAATAAGTCCTCCTTCGTCATTAGCTAATGATCGAATCACTTTGTTGATGTTTAAAGAAGCTGTATACTCCTTATCATTCATCTTCACTTTGTAAAAAAATTGGTTTTTCATATTGGTTGTTTTAATTATATTTCTTTTGAATCATTAATCTCCATGATAAGATCTTCGTACTTCTGTTTAGAGATGGCTCCAGTTTGTCTATGTACTTCTTTATCATTCTTAAAGAAGATTAATAATGGTACATTTCTAACATTGTAAGATCTGGCTAATTCCATATTCTCATCAATGTCAATGTTTTCAATACCCTCAACTCCTTCTAGAGTTTGAGCAAGCACTCTACATGGTCCACACCACTTAGCGCTAAATTTCATCACTTTAATGTTCATAAGTTGTATTTAATTTTTAATTGTTCACGTCTTTTATTTACTTCTTCATACTTATAAATGTCAGCTTCAACATTAGTATGTTCATCAAGTGTCAAAAGTATAATATTTTCTTCATCAAAACAAGCTTCAGGATATTTACTTTTAGGAAGGATGTGATGAAAATATGTACTCATAGGTTCACTACCTAAATACACACCACTCACTTCTGACCTATGTGGTCTTGCCTTCCAGCAATCCATAAAGAACATCTTCATTTTCAACGAATTATCAGGAGATTTGTCCAGTTTTTTCGATAATAAACTGGACTTTCTCTCACCTTGTTTTAGTTGTGTTCTTGGTTTGTGCTTGAAGCAATATTCTTTTTCACATGATTTTCCACATGTTTTACACTTCATCTTCTTTCTTAAAAAAATGATTAAAAGGATTAATTCCTGCAGTGTACGGTTGTGTATTACATGTAGGATTACTACTTAACGGAGAAGGTGTACAATCACAAGAGTCTTTCCATGGAGCATTAATCTTTCTACATCTAGGACATTCCCAAGCAAGTGTTCCTAATACATTAACTGGTTTAGGACAACTACACATAATTGGTTGTGCTGTACTACTCCAATTGTAAGGCATAGTTAAATAACCTAAGCACTTACCACATCTCTGAGGGAAATCACTAATTGCCATCTTTCACAAATTGTCCATCAACCATTTTACCTGTACGTTTAGCAATTACATTGTATGCACTCTCTAAACATTCTGTAAGACTTAATCCTTGCATCTCAGCTTGAATGATGATTGTTACTAGAATATCTCCTAATGCATCAACAATCTCTGCTTGATTCTCATCATTAATTGCTTGGATTAATTCATCTGTTTCTTCCCAAGTCTTTAAAGCTTGTCCTTTTGGAGTTCCTTTTTCTAAGATTCCTTTTTGTGTTGCCCAAGCTATTACAAGGGCTTCTAATTCTTGATATTTCATAATTAATTGTTTAAAAATTCATCAATCTGTTTAACTAACCAACCAACAAGATATGCTTCTGGTTCATCATTAAATCTATCTAGTTCTATACCCAAGTCATCATATATGTAGTTCTTTAGATGAGTAACTTCGTGAGCTATTATACTACTTTCTGAATATTCAAAAGCTATTACATATTCACTAAATGTATCTGGAATTCTCATTGTAATTGCTCCATAATTTTTTAAAGATTTTGTCTTATATTTTTCTTCAACATAAGACAAATCCTTATCTACTATTATGGTTAATTTACATTGATATATTGGTATATCAATAGTTGTTTCTCTCATAGATTAAAAGCTTTTAATGTATGTTCAAATGGATTACCTGGTATGTTCTTAACAAGATCTAACATTTCTTGAGCTAATTCTCTAACTTCTACTTGTGCATGTTCTGAATTTCTCAATCCTTGGAAGTGAGCAAAGCTTCTCCAATTGAACATTACATCCATAGTGATCTGAGAGTTCATTGATTTAAAGAATCTTGCTGATTCCTTAGCTCTTTTGCGACCAAGAATAGGAGATAAATCTTCAAGACATTGATGATATAGTTTATTCATCACAGATGATTGAGTTACTAATGTATCTGCCCAATGAGTTAATATTCCATGTTCTGCAGAAGATTCATGACCCATTGACCAATCTTCAGGAATATATGTCTTATCTTCTTTAAGTTCTTTATACCTAGCACTCTCTCCATTAATAGAAACACCAATACGATGTTTTAAGAGATGAATGTGAGTTGCCTGGTCTACTGTTACCAAGAAGTGTAAAGAACTCTTCTCAAACGGTGTATGATGTCCCTCTGAAGCTAACATACTTAATAAAGCAGGAATTCTTGCTTCTTTCTCTAATGTAATCTCTCTGGAGGTAGATGTCCATGCAGAACTTGCATGAATTTTATCATCTCCATAATGACCAATTAGTTCTACACTATTTTTCATTGTTTATAAATTTTTTATGTATTATGTTATAAATAGTTTCCCATGATGGAAGAGGTTCCACTCCTTTATCATCAATGTACATATCTGCAGATATCTTACGACAATCAGCTTTGTAATGTTCTATTAGATGAGGAAAGTTACAATTAACATAGTGATAAGGAATATCATTCTCTTTTAACCAATGCATAGCATCAGATAAAGCATGTCCTTCTCTACATGTATTAATTACAATACCAAATCCTTCATTGTATAGTTTTGTGATAGCCACCTTAGCCTCATCTCTGATGGGGCCAAGGGCTGGATAATCACTCATACATATAGTTAGATCAAAGTCTATTGCTAATATATGTTTTGGTTCAAATCTTGGATTCATAATAAGTCTTCTCTAATTAATATTTCTCTTACCTTTTCTATAAGATCTTCTATTGTTCCATCATTGATAATTTCATAATCAAAATGTGAATTGTCAAGAGCTGTTTCTGAAGGATGAAGATTTTTTGGATCTTCTGGACCACCTCTTAGTGCATAATCTCTTACCACTCTAATAGTACATCCTTCTCTTTTATAAACAGCATCCATCTCATTAGGAAATCTCATATCTGTAATGATCCATTTAGGATGTAGTAATGGCACACCTTCTTTCATTCCATGAAATGATTTTTCAAATTGCAAACGAGGGTTGTAATCAGCAAACAAAGCATTAACCCATACATTCTCATGTAATCCATCACGCATTGCTTCTGTACCAAGTCTTTGGAGAAGAGTTCTAACAGTCATTCCTCCATCATGTTCTACAAAGTCTGGACCAGAGAAAGGTATATTATAAGGAGAGTTCCACTCTTCACCTAAATATGTCTTCTTGAACTCTTGATCTTCAAACTTCTCTACAGGAATTCCAGTAAGAAGGGAAGCTGTTTGTTTTAGCTTCCCTGCAAACTTTTTAATTTCCCAAACACTGTTATGATATCCATCAATAGGTAATCCTCCTCTAACTCTTTTTATACAGTTCTCTGAACTATCTTCAGAAGTTAAGTATTGAATAATGCTACCTACAGTGTCTTTACCAGATCCAATCTTACCGTTTATACCGATTATCATAGTTCTTCTGATGTTGCGAATAGATCTGGAGATGGTAATTTTACATCATCTTCTTCTTCTACTTCAGGTTCTTCCACTTCAATATCACTTTGTTGAATCTTAGCAATAATCTTTTGTTTTAATTCATCATAAAACTCTGGATTATCTACAACAAGTTGTTTGAATTCTTCAAGATCATATTTGGTTCCATCAATTGTCATTGTTTTACCATACTTACGACCTATCTCAAATTCATTAATCAACTCCATCATCTCATCAAGAATATCAATCCCTTGACCATAAACAATCTCAAATTGAGCTAGTCTATATGGAGGAGACATTTTATTCTTAGTAGCTTTCACTTTAGTGATATTACCATAAGTTACATCTCCATCTTTAGCTAATGATTTAGAAACTTCTATTCTACAATCTGAATAAAACTTCAATGCATGTCCACCTTGTGTTGTTGTTGGATTACCAAACATTACACCAATCTTTTCTCTATATTGAGAGATGACAATAAGACATACATTGTTCTTATTGATAGCACTTTTTAGTTTTGGATAAGCAGAACTATTAAGTTTAGCTTTCTTACCAATAGCATGTTCTCCTACATCACCATCTAATACAGCTTTAGGAATTAATGAACTGTCACTATCTACAATTACAAGATCAACTTCTCCTGTCTCAATCATTTGTAAAGCAATGTTGAAACCTTCCTCACCACATGATGGTTGAGCAATCAACATATCTTCTGTATTCACTCCTAGTTGTCTAAAATAGTTTCTATCAACAGCATTCTCACCATCGATATAAACAACTTTTCCTCCTTTAGCCTGACAGTTAGCAACAGCATGTCCACATATTGTAGATTTACCTGTGCCCTCCCAGCCCATAAGTTCATACATTTTACCTTTAGCAAATCCACCAATACCTAATGTTAGATAATCAAATCCAACACTACCTGTACTGATGAGATCATACTCAACATTAGTCTTACTGTCTAATCCTAATATGGTACCTACACCATATTGTTTGTTTAACCTGTCTAATGCATCTTGGAACTTATTTCCACTCTCTGTTTGTGCTTTCTTAGCCATATTTAATTGTTTTAATTGTCTTTCAAATTTACGAAATATTGTCCTATTTTCCTAGTGTTTTAGTCGAAAAAGCCCCTGATTTCTCAGAGGCTATTCCAACAATTAAAAACAGAAATATGAACAATTATTCAATATTTTTATACTTTTTTCTAAGCTTTGTGTTTCCTTTAAATGGTTTTGTATAAGGGCAATTGTTACATGCATTCCCACAACAAGTGCCTTTTTTAGCAAGATATTCACTTGACCAAACAACTCGCCCTTCTTCTATTGTGTAATCTACACCTAATATATACTCTTTACTACTCATCTTTTTCTATTCATTTTAGAAGCAACTGTTATGTATTCTTCTTTGAACAAACGTTCTACGCTTTTAAGTTCAGTTGAGAATGCCATACATATTTCTTCTGGTGAAAGACTAGGAAACTTCTCCTTATACTCACATATTAATAGTTTAGTCTTTGGAGACATTCTTATTTTATGTTCCCTTGTTTTTGTTATCATTAGCTTGCTTAATTAGCTCACTCTCGTTCTCATAGATATATCTATACTTGACATCTTTATATTCTTCCATTGGTATGACAGATGTCTTAGGAAGCTTTCTAAAGGATAATGGATTATTACCTTCTACAGCGAGAATGAAATGTTCATCATTATATCCACATAGCACTCCTTCATAGTTCTTATGAACTACCTTGAGTCCTTTAAACTGGTTGAATACTCTTTCCATCTTTGTCTAAATTAATGCTTGCTAATCTACGTTCTATTTCGTATTCCACTTTCAATATGAAGTTGATCTTCTCTTCTAATTCCTGATTAATAATTCTTCCAACAAATGGAAGAAGTTCATCTAGATTTGTGTACACTCTGGCTAATCCAAACTTAGTTTTGATCTGCTGGTACTTAAATCCTTCTATCTTTATAAGATCTTGGAATATTTGATCTACATATACAAGAACTGCAGGAATATTAATATCTATTCCGTAATGATCTCCATCTATGTAGTCTTTGTACTTCTCATTAAATTCTTGGTTGGTTCTCATAATTTCTGTTTGTTTTGACAAATATAATCTATCGTTATTTAATACACAAGAAACCAATAGAATTATTCTTCTACTGGTTCTGGTGTTAGTTTGTTATTCAAGATTTCAAAAGCTCCTTCAATAGCATGTTTCTCAGACTCTCTTCGTGTTTTCCAAAAGTTTGTTGTTGCTAAATTTCCTATCTTGCAAGAGAATGTTTTATCTGGAAATACAATAGTCTCAATAATAACATCATTGTGATCAAATACATCAAACAAGAATCTAGGTTGTGCATCAATCATGACAGCTAACTTATCGTTATCCACTCCTTGTTGAAGCATATAGTTCTTAAAATCTTCTGGTACAGATTCATCATTAAATGATTCTAACATCTGTTGCATTACCCACTCACTAACTACTTTAGCAGCTAATGGATATTTTTCTAATAAATCTAGTCCTGACATGTGTTTTCTAATTTAGAGATTATTTCTTTATGTTTTTCCATCCACCAATCACGCTCATAATCATATTCAGTAAGAGCATCTGTATTCTTAGCAGCTTCATACTTAATGTCATACAGTTTAGATATAATATCAGTTACTGCTGGCATTAGTAGTGCACCAAACTCTGCTTTCATTTTTTGGTATATTTCTTCGTTATACATTTTCTTTGAGTTTATTAATGTTCAACACTTCTTTTTGTTCATCAAATCCATCCCACACCTCCATACCATCATCAAATTTAATTCCTAGCTTTTCTTCCCAGAAATCAATTAAATCTTGTGTTCTGTTAAATATTCTATACTGTAAAGATATTTCATCTCTATTCAATCCATTCTTAGTTATTTTAATAACTTTTGGAAATTGCAGTTTGAACTCTTTAGATGTTCTAGAATATTTACCTTCTTTAACAAGATTATAATCATCTTTCAATTCTGAATTCAGTTTATAAACAACAACAACATATCCTCCTTCATAATCATAATCCTCTACAACATCTTTTGTTCGTTCATATTCATTATCTAGAAATTCTCTAAACTTATCAATGTTCTCTGGACGAAATAACAAATAGATGCATCCCTCATAATGATGTTCTGCAGTTTCATCTTTAATATAACCATTGATAAATCCATTACTTCTCAAAGCATCTTTAGGTGCCTTTAATGTAGGCACCATAAAAATACTTGTTATGGTCTTTTTTACTTCCATATTATCCTTTAATATTTACAACACCGTTAGCTAAATAATTTTTGTGGCTTGTGTTCCATACACCTGTGTTGATTGCCCATTTAACACTTTCAATGATATCTTTGACACCTGGATAAGTTCTTCCTTTGTGTACAAATCCATGATATGCATCTTCCATATCTCCTTCATCAAGAGTGTAGATTAATGGAGAATAATAATTACTAGAATCACATACAATAAACTGCAGATAATCCACTCTATATCCATAATACTCACTTAATTCATCTTGTGCAAGATGTAACATTGCATTATAATATAGATAAGCTTGAATGTATGCTCTTCTGTATAAATAATATTCTTCATAGAAGTTCTCTACAGACCATGTACACTTAAGATCATATGGTTTAATAACTTTTTCTTCATGATCAACTATCACTTTATCAAGCATAGATTTAAGTGGGAAATTGTCAATTGTATATCCTTCCACTTGTAACTGATCCATAATTGTATATCTGGCACTATTTACCAAGTTTACAATTGGTGCTGTTGTACTATTAGTTTTCAGCTGTTCTACAATCTTTTCAGCAATTGAAATTTCTGCAGTGTTTACAACAGTGAGTCCTTTAGTTCTTACAGTACGAATTTCATTATAATAAACCTCAGCATCACTTCCTATGAATTTAGTAAGTACAGCTTCAAATTTAATTTTGAATCCTGACAGTTTGTATGCCTCTTCAGCTAATTCACTAAATGGTCTTGTTACAGTACCAAATTCATCTGTAGCTTCTTTGGTTACACGATATAATGCTTCAACAAATTCAAGCATAAGTCCTGTTGGTGTAGACATACATGATGACATAAAGAACTTATCATCAAATGTTTCTGGTTCCATTAATATGGTTTCTACAATTCTACCCATATTGGCAGCAAGGTTTTCCTTTTCTTCTACTCTCTCACCAAGAACATACTTCTTGTAATACTTTCTTCTGTCTTGTGAGAAATCTTTTAGTGAACTCGATGAGTCCATTTGTACAGCTCTGTACTCTGCTTCTGTTTTTGCTACTCCCTCTATCATAATGTTTGTTTAAATGCTTCTATAATTTGTGGATACAATGCTCTCACTTCTCTTGGCACATTACTAAAGAACCATCTCACTTCAAGTTCATAATTCTCTCCTTTAACATCTAATCCTTGCGGATGTATTAACCAGAAGAAATGTTGTTTACCCATGTGTTCAATGTTTCCTTCATACCACACTTCATTAAATGAAGGTGTTTTATTAATCGTTATCTGTCCCATATTTGAATAATCTTTTTAAATGTTTGTACATTCTATCTCTAAAACACCATGGACATGTACCATTGTTTCTACATTGATGACTTACAGCTTTAGCTCCAGTCTTCTTTTTCTTTACGGTTCTACTCATAAATTGTTCATTTTTACTCTAAGTCCCCATCTAGATGATGCCATGTATACATCAAAGTAGCAATCTCTCCAATAATATACAGGTTTTTGTGCCACTTTATCCCAAAATGATTTACCAAGTTTAACCATAGTAACTCTACTTATAATCCATTTAATCATTTTCTTCTCTGACATCTAATATTGGACCTCCTTTGAAATTATTCATAGCATCTTGTATAGATGTAGCTTGTACATCAATCCACTCTTTGTCCTCTCTACCGTGTGGTAGATATATTATTCTAAATGTTTTCATACTGTTTTCTTTTTAGATTGTTTTTCTTTAAGGGTCTTCTTATCATGGCAACCAGTGCATAACACTTGTAAGTTGTCTTGTTCACAGAATAATCTTTCTACAAATCCTGGTAAGTCTTGAGCTGTATTTAAGCTACCTGCAGGTTGTATGTGATCTATATTGATCTGTTTATCTGGAAACCACTTCTTACACTTCTTACACTGATATTCATATTTCTGACGCTTGTTTGGTCCTTTATATGGACGTTTTGCATTCTCTTTACATACTGATATAGGCTTCCACCATCTACTTTTTTGTCTCAAAGCACTTCTTATGAAGCTCCAGAAGGCTGCTTCACTCATTGTTCCATTACATCTTGTCTTTGGGACTAACACTCTCTTTGCCATAATCTTTTAAATTAAGTTATGTCGCAAAAATAGTAAATAATTGCGACATAACTGTAATTAACATTCTTAATCAATAGTTGTTACACGACTACTAATCTTCTCTTTCATCTCACTAAGACTCAATACAATAGCTTCTATTTCTTTTGATGAAATAGTAGGCATATTGAACTCATATTTCTTAGTTTCAGCAGCGAACCCTGCTAGGGCTTTTTCTGCTAATGATTCTAACTCAGAAATAGCATATTGCTCATCAAGTTGTAATGTATCAAACTGACCATCATGTAGAATTCTTGTAGCTTCTTCTCTTGGTACGGTCATAATTGGAAGATACTCATAACATCTACCTTTATGTTGTCCAATACCTACCACCTTCATAGGATTGATAAGTACAAGAACAGATTGATCACCACATCCAACATAGTGAATTTGGTCTGCTGTAAAGTGTAATCCTGCAGCAGCACAATCTTGTGTACTCCAGTTACATTCTTCCATAGGCATACTTGTCAATTGACCAATACGAATATCAAATGTCTTAGTCCAATCATCTGTAAATCTATTTTCCTCTCTATTAGGAAGATCTAAATACAACTCAAGAAGTCTACCAATAAGTTGACCATGTTCTACACGAACAGTTTCTGTATATTCATATGCATCTACTTCTCCTGAACCATTACAGTTATCACAATCTACCCATTCACCATCTTCCCAACCATCATAATCATTCCATCCACCATCACCATCACACTCTTGACATGTAGTAGATGTGAATGTCTTCTCTTCATACAACTTATCATCATGAACAAGTTTATATTCTCCATTTTGTAAAAATACAGAATAGTGCTCTGGGTTCTTTTTCCATACAGCTTTCACTTTATTATAAGTGTTACTTACAAAGTGTACAAGTTCTGGAGATCCATGAAGAGTTACAACATTTCTAAGAGCTACGAAGAATCCTTGTTTAGTAATTCTAAATGAATTCTCATTCAAGAATCTATACAATTCATTTGCCACTTCAGCTCTTGGATTTAAACAACACCACATGAAGAAGTTTTTATGAGCTAAATACTCATCATCTTCTTGTAATGATTCAGGAGTGAATCCAAATCCTTTTTGATATTTCACTCTGTTTACAATCTCAATGAATCTCTCCACTAATAATTGTGGCATTGTTCTAGATGTACCAGATAAAGACACTGAATTACCATCTATAACAAAATCAGGAAGACCATCTAACATTTGAATTCCTTCTTGTAAAGCTTCCATTTTTACACGCATGTCTGCATACATCTGCTTTTCATGTCTAACTTCTGCAGAAGACATAATATTGTAAATAGATTCTTCATCTCTGGCATCCAATACAGCATCATAATCATCTTTATCAGCATTAGGCTTACCTATCACTGATCCATCATGTAGCACCACTGTAAGTGTATCATTAACCAACTTGATACTCTTAATAAGGCTCAGTCTTTCTTCATGGTCGTCTTGCTCCATTAAAGATTCTAATTTACTTGTTACAACTTTTTCAATTGTAGTTTCCACTCTGCTCTTGAACCAGTCAAGACTTAAAAATTTGCTCATAGTTTGTTTATTTAATTGTTTAAAAAGGGGGATTTCTCCCCCTATGTTATTAGTCTAATAATTCTTCTACTTGTTCTTCAGTTAGCACTTCTTCATTCAATTTAACATTGTAGTGTTTTAAATCTACTTTCTGTCTGTGATATTTGAATAAGTCACTTACAACATTTACCATTGGATCTTCAGGATTAAAATATCCCATAGATTTAAACAAAGGATTTAAGAATGGAAGCTTATCAAATAGTTCTTGTAATTGTAATAGTTCTGGATAAACATTCATGTCAAATAGATTGTTCTCTTGAGCAACAACTAACATTGCTTCATACAACTCTTTCTCTGAAGAACTTGGATAAGCTCCGCTACCATAGTTTGCAGATCTATAATCAACTAACACTTTCATTCTCTCACTCAAGTTTGTTGATACAAATCCAACTATTTCTCTTTTATTGAATGTAGCTTCATATTTACGTATGAAGTTGTGAATCAAATAACTTGTTACAAGTCTCTTAAATGGTGCATTGTTACCTTCCATAAATTTATCAAATGACATTATGTTGTGAATATCTAAAGAGTTTACAATCTTCAATTCTCTTTCTGAAAATGTAATCACTTCAATCTTTTGTTTACCCTTCATTGCATATAAAGCATCTAGTTTCAAATAATCAGCATGATTAGCATACACTTTTAAGTGCTTAGCTGATTCAAGATCTTCTAGTTTATACAATGTAGAGTCAAATTTACAATTTCTACCCTCTACATATCGCATTAATGCAATACCTTTTTTACCAACAATCTCACCTTTCACTTTAAGACGTTTAGATGATGTAGTAGTGGTTACAGCAATTGCAGCTTTAGCTTTCTTTCTAGATTCAATAAATGCTTCTGGTATTTCAATAGCATCAAGATCAATAAATCCTTCAGTAAGTAATCCAACAACATGTTGATAGTCTTTGATTCTAGTTCTCCATTCAGATTTTGGATATTTATCAAGACTAAGAATGTGTCTATAATTTAGATCACTAACTCTACCCTTCTTACCTAACACCTTTGGATGAGCATGTTTAACAAGTATAACATTTTTGGCACCAGATGATGGATATAAAGATTTAACATAATCTTTCTTTACTTGGGGAAGTTTTCCTGTATATACATAAACATCAACTTTGTCTTCAGCTATACGATTTGGTCTAAAGCTCCAACAATAAGACTTGTCAGTTGCATACATTCTATCGCTTCTAAGTTCAAATTGTGTAGCATACTCACCTAACCAATATGTATTAGTTGTAGCATGTAAATGAGCTATATCAAATAACTCAAGACCTTCTAACTTAGGTGCAGTGAATTGTGTTGTAGCATATTTTTGAAACTGAGAAATATCTTGTCTCTTACCATTACCAAGATTTACGTATCTACTTGTACTTTCAAGATAGTTAATGATGCTTTTAACATCAGTTCCTGATTCTATTTGAGTGTTGTATTTCTCTACATAATAGTTTGCTACAGTTTTTAGTTTCTCAAGAATAATGTCTTTAGCTTCCTTGGTATATCTCAAAGCTTCTCTATTTGGTGTTGGATAAATACCATCACTTAATGAGAATCTAAGAGCTATAGGGAATCTAATAGAATTAATGCCAAGTTTACCAAAGTCTAATGGATAATAAACATTATCTAGACATACATGTAAATATGGATCATCAGCTAATTCAGAGAATTGGAAGTGTTCATGTCTAGCAATTACAAATCCATTAGTGATAGATGCATCTTCTGGTACATCGAAATAAACACTTTCAAAATAACACAATTGCTCTTTAATCTTTCTTCTGAATTGATAACCATCTTGATACTTAACTGGAATAATAATTTTTACACCATTACCTTCTGCAGTTGGTTCTTCATATAAAAGATCGATAGTGTTTACATCTTCTCCTTCATACATCATATACTTACGCTCCATTCCATTCTTTCTACATACAAAATAGAAACTAGAGCTATATGCTAGAGGAGCTTTGAAACCAAGACCCATCATACCTAACTCTGTAGCAGAGTCACGCTTTGTAGACTTACCATATTTACTAATAATGTTCTTTACATCATCAGCATCAAGTCCTACACCAAAATCTTCTACAGTGAATTCATAATTTCCACTTGCTGCAGGTTTGAATCCCACAATGATAGGCATGTGCACTCCAGCTCTTCTATGACTATCTAGTGCATTAGATGCACATTCTCTGACAGTCGAACCTATGTCATCAGAATATAAATTCTTACTTAACATCTGCATCAATATCTGTGCAGAATCTAAGTCTAGTGACATTCCTATACTCTCTTGTGTTGTTCCTTGTTCAATAATGTTTGCTTCTGTTTGTTTTTCTAAAATCATCTTGCTTTAATTTAATCGTTATTTTCTCTTTTTACTAACCAGATTTGTCTATCTGATAAATCTTGGGATATTCTAATATTATGATCTTCAGCAGTCACTCCCCATTCTTTGTGTGTTCTAGTGTATGAATTACCATTATGTGTATAGGTATTTGTAATTACATCTTGCCTAGTGGAACATCTAACTGATTTATACAAAGGAGCACCTGTACTCCAATGTTTCTTAGTAGGACTAAGTCTAGGCACATCTAACACTTTGAGATATTTCATGTGTGACTGACATGAAATAAGTATTTCATCTCCTATTCTAAGATCTTCTAATTTTATTAATGCATTCTCCATAATCTTATTTGTTTTTAAATGTTAAACAGTCTTTTCAAAAAACTTTTTGGTTGAGTTTTATCAAGTATACTTACTACTATTTCAGTATAAACTTGTTCAGCACTCATTGGATTTGCTGTGCACCAATCATGTCCAAGGAAATGTACTGTTAATATTTCTAAAGCCTCTTCTGCACTTGTAGGAGGTGGAAGTATTCCATAATCAATTTTTGATTCTCTACATTTTTTAGCTAAAAATTGTTCTGCTGTCATATCTTATTTCTATTTAAATTGTTCAAATATTAATCTTCTTGCTTCTGCATCAGATTTTGTTGCTCTTAATCTTTGCAGAAATTCTGACTTACCTATTTGTTCTTGTTGCCATTTAGCACCTTCAATAAACGCACAATATTCAACTCCTAATGTATAATCAAATATTTCAGCAGCTTCTTCAAGCGTTTCTTGTTTATGTTCTTCTTTTGGAGGAATTTGACCCATATCTAAAATATCAATGTGTTTTTCTACTACCCTTTTACCCCAAGTATCAGGATTGAAAATACCTTCTGTAAGTTCATTATCCTTATTGTCAAATCTTTCAGAATATTTTTCAAGTCTTTGTTTCATATCTTATTTGTTTTTAAAATGTTTACCCTTGTCTACCTGACGAATGCTTTTCATAGCATTTCCAGCATAACATATACCTCCATTCAACTTTAGTAAATGTATATCTATCAAAAAGACAATTAAAACAATATTTATACTTTCTTCCAAACCAATAAAATAAACTATATTTTAATTTATGTAAAAAGAATTTCATATTTTATTTCTTTTTAAAATGGTACATCCATGTCCAACCATTGAACACCAAATCCATTACTTTCTTCTAATAATACATCTATTTTACCAAACACTCCTTCTGTATCCCAATCAGTTCCTTTATAAGAAGCAGCTGCTGGATGACTCACTACAAAACTATGAGAGAATATGCCTGTATACTTTTTATACTTACCAGCATCCTTACCTAAGAATAGCACTGGTACTCCTGTAACATTCAACACTTCTTCAAATAAATATTTCATAAATGGTTCCCATATATCAAGATGACTACCTGCTTTATTTACTTCTACAGATAGAGAAGCATTAAGCATAAGCACTCCTTGTTTGGCCAAATAACTTACATCTGGATTAGGGATATAACTAAGGTTTAGTCCATTGTATAATTCTCTTTCTATACCACCGTAAAACTGTTCTAATGTAGGTTGTAATTGATTAGTGATAGAACATCCCATCAATAAACCATCAGCTACTGGCATATCATTCTTAAATGTGTGATAGGGTGCCATACCTACAATCACAGCTTTAATATCATCTAATGAGGTCTCTAAGAAACATCTCCAAAGGTGCATAGATTGAGGGGCAATCTTTTTACCCCTCCTACTCTCTGCTTTTAGAAATGCATAAATCTTATCACACTCTTCACTCTCTATAAATGGACGCATCTTTGCATGCCAACTAGGGTGAAACATTGGTTTAAATTTTTGCCATTCCATTTTTATAAAGTTGTTATTTTAACATCGTTTAATTCAACAACAGCTACTGGTTTTAGAACATAAACTGTTCGTCTTTCCATTTGAGCTAATCTAGTTGCTTCAGCTACTGCTGAATCATAATCATCGTGAAATTTTGATGGAGAAGATTTGCCTTCTACCATTACTGCATACTTTGTGTCCATGGTTTAATGTCTAATGTTACTAATGCTTTTTCAAGTTCTTCCACTTGAGCTTCTAATTCAGATACACGTTCTTCTAATTCTTGATTTTTATCTTCTAAAAGTTCGTTTTGAGCTTGAAAAGTTTCAACTTCTGATTCTAATGATTCAACAAATGAAACTAATTCATTAATTGTTGATACAGCATCATTTGCTTGTCTTTCTAATCCTCTGTCCATAATTATCTTTGTTGAAGAGTTACTTGTTTACCTAAAAACTTACTAAGAATAACTTCTAAGTTTTCTACACCTATACACTCCACCTCATCATCTTCTGTTGTGTATAACCATTCTACATTCTCTTTGATAGTTTCTTCTAAGAAGTAAATGTTGTCGTCATTAATTTCTAGTATCATATTATGTCTTTCTGTGTTAAATATTTTTCTATTGTTTTTAATCCATGCACTCGTGCTAAGTCTGCCCAATCTTTAATTCCTTCTCCTAAATATAATCTAGGAACATTGCAATATTCAAATCCAAACTTATCTGTAATCTGTTGTGAGTTCTTCACACCAGTCTCATCAGAATCAAAGCTTAGTATCTGTCTATCGGAATTCTCTTTTAGATATGCAACATTCTCTTCAGAGAAACATCCCATACCTTCATTTTGGACAGCACAACAACAAGGATAGATCTTTTTCATTACCATATAATCTTTCTTACTCTTGTTAATGAATGCTACATCACAATCTTTTATGTCTTGTAGGCCATCCATCATGGTGATAGGAACATTATTAGGCATCCATTTGGTTTTCTTGTCAGCAAACGGTCTATAAATCTTCCAATGTCCTTCATATAGATACCCAAAACGCAATTCTGTGTCCTTTAGAGGAAACTTCTTCTTGTTTAGGTAAACTGTATCTATTGAGTACACATTGTTCTCTCTGAGGTCATCTATATCTTGATAATACTCATTCCAATATGCAAGTTCTTCATGTGTAAACTTTCTGGCTTTTACCTGAATAAAATACTCACGTTTCATTGTTGCTGTTGGTTGAGCATAATCAGAAATTATTCTTACATAATTCTGTGTAGATGTACCAGTTGCAATACCGAGATCAAAATCTCTATCAATCATTCGTAATGCATCATCGAATGTTGGTAACCTGAACAACTTCTTCACAAATTCAAAACAATCTCCTTTAATACTACTGTCACCAAAATCTATAAATGTTAGATTCTTGGACTTATATCCTATTAAGAAGGAAGGATGATTATCTTTTCTAAAGGGAGAGTTTGTTACAGAATTAATTCTCCAATTCTGATGTGGCATATAGAAACGAAAGATGTCATAATCAGAAATCTTATCAAGTATAGCCTCTGCTGTTAAACTTGTTCTTCTTACTCCTTTTATCATAGCTCTATAGTTTAGATGAAAAAGCCCTTACATTTCTGCAAGGGCTCTATCTATCTATTTAAATTAGACTAATAGTCTCCACCATCGTCTGATAAATAATCATCAGATGCAACTAAATTGTCATCAGCATTATACTCTTGTAAGTCTGAGAATATAAAATAGTCTTTACAACCATATTCTCCAGCAACACTAAGAACAAATTTCTCATGACCTTTCAAATCACGTGGTTTCTTATTCTTAAGATCTGCTTGTGTGCGTTTGTTGTTGTAGTCAATATTACGGAATTGCTTCATAGCATATCCACCAATGAAAGCTTTATTAAATACACCTTGATATTCTTTTGGTTCACCATCTCTTTCTTTAGTGATCACTGTAGCCATAGCTACAACTGTGTTACACCACTCACCATTGATTTGATCTCTCAGGTCTTTAACATTACCTCTCATCAACTTTTTCCATTCTAACATAAGAGTGGTTTCTGCATGACGATAATCTAATCCTCCTAACCATGTACGTAAGAAGTTATAAAGATCTTCTTCACCTGTATAAGCTACACGATAGTCTCTATCTTTTGTAAACCAATCAGCAAGATCATTCTCATCACCTGCCCAAGAACACATACCAACAGAATTGATATATTGTTTCTTAGTTCCATCTTTGTTTTCACGTTCTTTGTCCTCTAAGAAGAATGTAGTCTTGAACTTTTCTTTAGTTTTAACTTCTTCTAACCACATATCTACACGTAAATAGGTGTTTCCATCTTTAGTATCACCTAAATACTCAGCAGCTTTGCTGTCTTCTTTAAGTTCCATACCAATGACATCTTTAAACTCCTCAATTGTAGGGTTAATTGCAATTACATTTGCTTCAAATAAACCAACTTTCTTTGAAAAGTTACCTTCTCCACCTGTTGATTCTCTTCTTGTTCCTCCAATACCACTCATAGCTTTAATTTTAATTTAGTTTTTATTTATTAATTATAGTTCTTCGTCTTTAGCAAATCTTTCTTCCCATATCATTCTAGTTTCATATGGATTAGCTACATAATCATTCAATGCTTTCATTGCTTCCTTTACTGTATGAAAAGGAATTGATTTACATCCCACTCTAATAAGACATCCTATTGATAAAAATTCAATTTGAACTGAATAATCTCTAAGTACATCTTTATTAGATGGTCTGTATTCTTTTGGTGAATCTATTTGATCCACATTACCTGTCATAGGTCTTTGTATTGGTCCTGCATTATCTCCATTCATAATTTTTGGTTTTTAGTTATAATATTCTGTTAGACTATCTGCAACAAATTGCAAATCATTTGGAATTTTTAAGTCCTCAAACATTCCATCTGGACTCTTTGCTGGATATTTTCTGTATCTATTGGTAATGAAACCATATGATGCAGATCCATCTTTGTTTTCTTCTACATTAGTGTAAAGACACACAGTTAGAAGTCCTTCTAGTAACACTTGATTATCAATCAACTTACCTGCTGTTTTAATTTTGTATCCAATAATCTCTCCACCATCTTCAACAGTTTCTGGGTGAGTTAAATAGAACACTGTGATGTCATCACGTAACATTCTAGCTGTTCTGAATAGATCCACCATATCTTTAGCCATAACACTAAACTTAGTAAATCCTGTTTCAGTAGCTTTAGCCACCATATTAAATCCCATGATGTAATTTGAATCTTCAATTACAATGTTCTTAATGTGAGGAGCTTTGTCTGAAATCACACGTAATAATCTTGTAATCTCATTTGCATCATCTACTTCTTTGTAGTTCTTCTTTTCTACGTTGTAAAGCTTTTCAGATCCTTTGAAAGGAAGTTCTTTCTTTGCAACATTAATAATATACGTTTCATCTGGATTTAAATGCTTGATACTTGTTGACTTTCCAGTACCTGTAGCACCTACAATTCCTACTAATTTGCTTGCCATTGTTTACTTGCTTTAATTATTTATTTAATTCAATTCTTGTTCCTAGTATGTTAACATACTCCGACATTACTTCTAATTGTTTTTGAAGAAGATATTGATTTCCATCAGATAATTCTTGATAGGCATCAGTTGTTAGAAATTCACTTAATTTAATTGCTTTACTAGCTAGTTCTTTTTCTTCTTGTTCTAATCTTTCTAAAAATGTGCTCATAGTTTTACTTTAATTAATTATTGATTTTTGTTGTATAAAGATACGAATAATTTTTTTAATTATACATATTTTATCTTGTCTTTGTCAAAGAATTCTAGTGCTTTGTTTAACCATTTAAGTTCTACAGGTTCATTACTACTCACTATATAAATATGTGCTTTCTTATCTGGAGTGTTATACTCCATAGCCATACATCTGTTTATTTTCTGAGCTAAGTTCTCTGCATTACTATCAAAATAGTTTATAATCACTTTGTTTAATGGTTTATAAGTTACACCTGTGTTACCAATCTTAACAACAGCAAGGTGATTACCTTTCCCTTCAGCAAAATCAGCAAACATTTGTTTCTCACTGGATTTACTATGATAGGAAGGAATACCAAGATCATCTGCCACTTTTGTTGTACCACAGAATACTAACACTCTTTCATCTTCATGTTTAGCAAGTAATGCTTTTGTAGCATTTCTTTTAGCTAAAGAGGATTGAATAAGTCGCATTCTTGCAAGTCTCATAAACATTGTATCACTTCCACTATTCTGCAGTTTATTGACTACCCAGGTAAGAGCATCGAACTGTTTCTTTTCAGTCTTTTGCTTTCCTTTATAGTCTTGCATTGTAGTGTTATCTAAAGGTACTCTCACTACATGTATTTCATAATCCACAATAACTCCTTCATCAATCGCTTTCTCAATTGGGTAATGTGCTAATACATGAAGATCAAGTTCTTCCTCTAGGGTTCTTTCTGTCCAACTGGATAATGTACCAGTTAAACCAAGAATCTGTCCATTAACATCAAACAGATCCTTACACACTTCTATTTGAGCCTCGCTCAATAGATGGATTTCATCAATGATTACAACATCAAAACTTTGATCAGCAAGCTTCTTTAATGATAAGTGTGTAGTATATGTGACAATACTGTCATCAAATCCTAGTTCTTCAAAATCAGCTTGCCAAGACTCTTTGATCTTGTTATCTGGATAAGCAATTAATATGCTTTCAGGCTTTAGTTTCTTTAAAGCATGTATACTAGTTCTAATCTTACCAAATCTTGGACATAGATTCAATATACCAAACTTACCATGTTTGAGCCACACATCAGCAAACTCCTTCTGCCTCTTGTCTCTTATTGTCATAGTTATTGAGGTTTATTGGTTAAGCAAAATTCTTGAATAATATCTGAAGAATATGACCCATCATTATTTTTGTAATAAACTCTATAAGTAGGCTCTTCTTCAATAAATAAAAGTGGGCTTTCTATCATAATTTTAGTCCCATCTAGTCTTAAATAAACTATATCTCCTTTTTTGTACTTATAAAAAAGTCTTTTTTCAGGTATCTTGTCACAACTTATAAATAGTATCAGTGCCAATAATGTAATTAATTTTCTCATAGTTTCTTTGTTAAATAATATTTAAGATCTAGAGCTCTTCTTTTAACAGCTCCTGACATTCTAGTTCCAGAGATGTCATGTTTACCATAAAGATATGTACCACTTCCAATAGTGTGACCAGGAGTTAGTTTTGCTAAAGCAATAGCTTCATCTATTGTGTTTTGAAATCTGTTAACTTCACTCTTGATCTCCTGTAGTTTCTCTAAGTTCATCTAGTTCTGCTTTTACAATTACTTCTAAATTAAAAGATTCAAGATCTACAATAACTCCTACTGGTTCTTTACCACTATCAATTATCATTTGCATGAACTCTTTTAAATTGTTTCTGACAAAATATCCTCCCTGAGCAGTATATTCTCCATCTTTCCAAAATTCTAATTTGGTTCCTTCCATGTTTATCTAAGAAAATATGATTTGTTAATAACTGCTGCATAATCATCATCTGTTATGTCTTTCTTTCTAGGAAGCTCTTTGAACATACCAACTTGGCCTAAGAAGCCTAGTCCTATTCTAAGATCATCTTCACCATAAGAATTCTTAATAACTCTGACACTTCTGAAATACTTAGCTCCATATTCATCCTTAAGCTTATCTAGGTTATATCCAGAAGGATCTGGTACCTTATATCTCATAGGATCAAATAAAGCCATCACAACATCAGCATCATTTTGTGTACTTGATGATTCTGCAAAATCTTCTAGTTGAGGCTCAACATCACCATTCTTAATCCTCATTGGATTAGAAATAGATCTATTGAACTGACTCACCACTACAGGACTATATCCATAGAAATCTCTAGCATAACGTAATTCATCAGACATCTTATCAATAGCTTCCTTTTTAGTAGGCTGGTCTTTAGTTGTCTTTAACAAACCAATATGATCTACAACTACAAGAGTTATTTCATTTGGATTATTGGGAACATAAATACTATTATACTTGTCAATCTTTTCTATAGTTCCTCTCTCTTCAGCATAAGCTTTAAGTTCTTTGGCTATACCAACAGGATTCTCTGGACCATCGATGATTGTAACACATTCTTCTAGCTCCTTCATGTAATCTTCATAATACAAGAATAAGTCATGTTCATCTTTGGTCATTTTCTCTGTCCAACCAAGAAGCTTATTAACAGGAATGATTATTCCTTGGTCAATAAAAATCTTTCTGGTTACCCATTTAGCCATTTTGTAAGTTCTACTTCTTTCCATAGATCTATACCAAACCTTCACAGTGATACCAGAAGCTTTTCCTTCTTTAGATAGGGCCCAATCAATTGGATTAAGAACAAATGCATCATCTATAAATGATGTTTTACCAGAACCAGTATTACCACCAACAAGATAGTACATACCTTTTCTGATCCCAACATAGCGGCTAAGCCTATCAAAACCCATTGGTATACCACCATTCTTATCAGCAAGTCCTTTTTCTACTTCTGCTTTTAATAAGTCAAAACTCATATGTCTGTACCTCCTTCTGGTTTATCTGGTGATTCTTCTATTGTAGCACCTTCATTAATAAGTTCTATGTAAGCTTCGAATGCTCTTTGATTTAGATATACAGAAGATCCTTGCATGAATGTCATTCTATTACTATTAGTAGCAACAGAAGCTTCTTTCTTTTGTAAGATTTCATACTTGAGAGCTTCTATAAGCTGTGCAGCTGTATAATCTCCCTCTAGTATAATCTTATCAAACTTCAATCTACATTCATCCTTACCCTTTCTAATAGCTCTGGTACCTTTGAACGTCTTTCCTTTATACTCAAAGGAATCTGTACCTGGATAAGTCTTCCACCATTCTTCAAAATCTGTTGTTGCAGGTTTTCTTTTGATTATCTTCTTGGAATCCTTTGCTCCTACAAACTCTAAAAGATCTTTCCCTAACACTGTCAGCTTTTCATCTGTCTCAGTGATCAATCCTTTTCTTATTAAAGACTGATATAATGCTGATATTTTCATGCTATCAGCATAAAGAGGAGCAATGTCATACTGCTCCTCTATTAGCTTTAATAAATAAATGATATCTAGGTTATAACTTCTTTTGATGAGTTCCTCAAATTGTTGAGGTGTTATGTGTAACTTCATCTTTCTTTGGTGTTAAAACTTTGATTAATGCAGGCTTTCTTCTTTTAGAAGCCTCTTCTTCTTCCCATTGTTGCCATTCTAATTCTATCTGATGCTGTCTTTCCATAGCATAGATTTCATCCTTGGGATACTCATGCTCCCAATCTTGAAGCAACCAATCCATTATGTAGTTTTTCTAGGTCTTCCTACTCTTTTAGTAGCTACAGGAATAACTTCAGGAGCTGCTGGTGCTGCTACTGGAGCTTTCTTTTTACGTTTTTTATAACGTCTTTTAGGCTTAGCTACAAGTTCTGATGTAATGGGAGCTTGTTCTTCTTCAGACTCAATGTTCAATGTAATTGTATACTCTCTATCTTTCGAATGATAAAAGAACAAACTTAGTGCTGCAACTAATGCAACAACTGGTAATGCAACAAATAAAATTTCTAACATGTTCATAATTGTTCAGGATTAATACGAAGACCATATGACAAATCAAACCAACTGAATGTTTGTAATGCCTTCGTTTTGTTAAACTTAAATACTTTTTTTAATAGAGGAATAGCATAAGCTTTGAATTCCTCATGTTGTTCTGGACTCATGGTGTTATTAGAATACCAAAGTTCATCAGTTTCAATTTCATCAACTGTCTTACCTATCATATTGAGTTGGTATTCGATTAGATGATTTGTAATGTTGTTACGATTGATTGTTTTCTTTTTTTCCATATTTATCCAAATAAATTTAATTGATTAGGATCTACAATAACCATACGTCTGCTACCTCCAGTTTTAATCTTATTGATTATTCTTTCAGCTTTTTCAATGTAATACTTATAGTTTACACCTTCTACTTTTGTATTCTTTGGTAAGAAGTTACAAACTGTTGCTAACCATTCACCAGCTTCCACCTGACTAATCTTTGCAGCTTTAGTCTGACAGCTCTCGTTCTTGATTTTAAGCAGTTTCACTCCCTCATCAGATACATAGTAACGTATTAGTTTATCAAATACAATTGTTTCTCCTGTGGATCTATCAATGCCCTCGTAATGAAAGTCTCTAGATGCTTTCTGTCTTATGCAGAAATCATATAGATTATCATGATTACATATCGTATCCTCCACAGGCACACCATCAACAAAATAACGCTCAAGAGCAATAGGAACAATTCTCGCTGATTTGTTCTTATGAAGCTCAAAGTCAGTAAGGAAATCACCTTTCTTTTTAATCTCTCCATCGGTTTTAATTGCTAAATAATCATTAACTGTACTAAAGATAATTTTACTGTAATCCGTACGCTCTAACTCATATTGAGTTAACTCAGACCACCAATCATTAAGTCTGTGCATGAGTGGAATAAGATCTTTCTTAATCTTGATAGTTACACCATCCGTATTTGCAGAGATCACGTGTATGCCATTTAACTCGTATTGTTCAATAAGCATCATTAAGCTAAGCTCACCAGTTATAGTGGTGAACATAGTTAACTGCCTATCATAAATCCAGTTTTGCATATCAGATGACTTACCATATACAGAGTTAACTGCAAGTTTAAGTGCTCCAACAATCCCTTTAATACGTTTATCCTTCTTTGCTTGAGGTTTAAGCTCCAATCTCTTCTCAAACATCTGTTTGTATCCAAGAAGGAATTCTTTACCTAAGTGAGCAGGAAATCTACCGTTATTAATAATGATTGCTGGGTAGTAAGAACTAACATCCCAATCGATTATCTCGTATTCTTCATCAGCTTCAAAGATTTCAGGTTTGTTCTCTGTATGGAGACCACCCTTCATAAATGAATATACATTTCCATGGAAATTTATATGCTCTTTGAAATCATCCTGAAGACCGAGATTTAGCTTTTTAATCTTCTTAAGAAATTCATGTAACTGATCTGTCTCAAAGCACACATACTTTGCAATGCAATTCTTAACTTCTATGTTCTTTCTGAAAAATCCTTTTCTTGGAAGTTCTCTATACTCAATACCTTTCTCTTGACAATAGTACTTCTTGATCATTTCATCCCCTATCTTACTATCAGAATAGTTTAAACATGGAATACCAAATTCTTCCTCGATATCTCTTCTCAGTTCTATTCGGTTATCTCCTTTGTAAAGTGGATGATCTGTATCACCCAGGGTTATTTTATAGAATTCATAAGTTGCATCCACATCATTATAACAATAATCAATAGTGAGTTCTACCTCTTCTTTAGTCATGTTAGTTTTGGTGTGATGTATGGGCATCTCTTCAATGTTCTCTAGGTCCATTTCAAACTCAAGCCTCTTTAAGCTAACTCTTCTGTTCTTGTTGTCATAATGATGTATCTTGAACAGATCTAATTGTTTGAGTGTTAATTCATGTTCTCTATACTCAGGAAACACATCAAAGTTTGCATCATGTATAACATCTGCAGCTTTCTGTGCTATCTTAGCAGTGATCTCTAAATTACTTAACTCATGCCAATTATCATAGTTTCTCAATATCCACTCAACAACTTGGCTATCAAAGCGTAGATTATTATAACCTACCCAATAAGCATCAGGGTGCTTCTCTGTATATCTAACAAAAGCATCTAGTTGATTCTTCCATTTAGATACCTGAAAGCTCTTACCTGCTTTACCTGGTTCCATACAAACAACAAGAAATAGTTCTTGCATGGTTTCAATATCATATATAATTACTTCTTCTTCCATATGCGTTGTGGTTTGAACTTACAAAGATAATCTAAAAAATTAGAGACACAATAAGTGCCTCTAATTATTTTTGTTAAAAATAAATTCTGAAGTGATCAGAATGTAATGTGATACGTTTTGGTTTACCTTCAAATGTCATACCATGTGGAACATCTACACCTATATCTGCAGGTTGTTGTTGCTCTTTTTTTACTACAGGTTCTGGTTTAACATTTTTCTTTGGTTCAGTAGTTGATTTTGTTTTTAATTCTTTTCCAGTTTCTAGTTTTCTTTTTAATTGATACATTTTAAGTTTAACTGCTTCATGACTTCTTTCATGTTTTTTTGCTAATTCTAAACTAACATTATGTATATTAACTGTTGGATCTTTAATTAATGATACCATTTCATCAATTTCCTTTTTTGTATAAAACTTTATTTGGTGCATACGGTTTGTTTTTTTCATTCTACGTGTTTCTGGTATATCAAAAGATTCATTAGTTTCACTATATGAAGACACTTTTATTTTTTCGTATAATCCAAAAGCTGGTTGCATTAATAAATAAGGTGTGCATGTACTTAATAATTCACTAACTGTTCTTGCTTTCATGTAAAATTTTTCACCTATAGCAAGAGCTTCTTTTAAAGTAAATAAGTCTGGTAATTCTTCAAAAAATAATTTTTTATTAAGTTTTGATCTAAAAATACAAGCTTTATAATAATCTGATTGTTCTAATGTTAAAATTTCCATGTTTTCTAGATTTTAGCAAAACAACACATTGCTGATGTGTCGAAATACTTGATAAATAAATAGTTTCCATTTTCTGTTGTATACACTGTATGTGGAAGAGGATAATTAATATTCTCCTCTTTCAACACAGTTTCTTTTCTTGCTTTAAAAAATGTATCTATTGTTTCCTGTAGGCCTATTCTTGTGCTAAAGGTCATTATGAAATTGTCTTTAAATTTTGCAATGTGCTCTTGTAAAAATCTTACAGAAGCACAAAAATCAAGATCGAATAATGTATTAGGCTTATAAGGATTTGCATCAAGAATGTCTCCACAGACAATAGATAATTTGGACTTTGTTTTAACTTTAGCTAGTTGCTGTAATGCAACCATCGAATTGTTCTCATATATCTCAAACTCTTTACATCCTTTTGTTTCTAAGTGATGTAAATAGTCATTAATATCTGGACCAGCAAGTCCAACAATTGATTCAAATTGAAATCTTTGGAGAATAAACTCTCTCACTATTTTCTTGTTGTATGAATCAACGTATGTTTTCTTTCTTTCAGCCATGTCTTTCTAGTTTTATAGGAGCTCTGTAAAATATGTAACTTTCTTTTCTCTAAATTCTTCTATGTTTTCAACGTAATGATTAATTAGATCAGATAGCATAATTGCATCTGGTTCATTCATCTCTGATATCTGGCTTATCAATCTATGTTTTGAATTCATTACATTGATAGCAGCTTGTGGGTCATTCTGGTACATCTTATTATAGTTGTCTTCAACAGTCTTTTCTAACTCTTTGACAAACATGTTACCAAGTTGCTTTGTTCTTCCTTTGAGTCCTATGTCATCCATAAGCTCTAACACCAGCTGCATAGCTAATGTTATTTCAGTTGTTCTATTCATAAGCTATTTGCTTTTACAAAGTTCTCTACTAATGTCTTGATAATGAATTCATCAGCATGTGCTTCTTCATAACCTGTCCATACTAAAGATCCAGTGATTGCATCAGCTAGTTCTGCATATGTTTTGGGAGTTGTACATAAGAACTTGTCTACTTTATACTCAATATCTACCATAGCTCTGTCCATTGTTGGATAACCATTAGAAAGATTTGCATCTTTATCTTTATTTGATGTAGATAAAATATCTAAGGCATAACCATGAAAGAATCCATCATCATACACTTCTATTTTTATATCAATACCTTTATATTTATATTTTTTTACTGTAGCCATAATTAATTATTTAATTATTTTATTATTTTATTCTTCTAATCCATCGTTAAGTGTTACATTCCAATCACTAAGGTCATCTTCTTCCTCATCATAATCTGTAAGAAACCTAAGTGTCACCTTGTTCATTTGTAATGTAGGGCTTACATATCCCTCTTCATAGTCTTCATCATTAATCTCTATTTCAACTAATCCATCATGTTCGTTAAGAATTATGTTTAGTTCTTTAAGACTAATGTCTGTTAATGTCATAAATGCTTCTCCAAGATCAAACCAAGCTATCTCTTCTGGTTCAGCTAGTACATCACCTTCTTCATCTATGATGAATAGTTCTACTGGTGCACCATTTTCTGATAAGAACTTATCCTTATCTTGTGGCACTCTGTCTAGTGTCCATAGCTCTACAAGTTCTTTTACAGTTCCTGGATGAAGAATCTTCATAAACAACATGCCAGAAGTTAATTCATCTGGCATGTAGTTTTTGTATACAAGTTCTGCTGGATAATACATTAGAATTCTATTTTTGACTGTTGTGACATCTCATAAACATTTGGTGTTTTGAGATCAGCAAGTCTTAATAAGATTTCTAACTGTTGAGCATAATGATAATCGATCTCACCTTTCTTACTAGGTTTAGCATTACCTGTGAGCTCATATCCATCACCATCATCTTTTATTGTAGCAGCTAGTGTTCCTCTAATCTCTGAATTCCAAACTTCAGCGTTAGCATAATAAAGACTGTGTGTTGTGATCAGACCATTTGATGTCTTTTCATAATCGTATTCATGCATTCCATTGATGAATATCATGTTTTCTTGTTCTTCCATGGTTATTTGTTTTTAACAATTTCTATTAGTTTAAGTGCTTCTTGTAATCCAATCTCCAATGCTTCTTCATACAAGTTGTATTTATATATTTCAACAACTTCTGTATTATTGGCTATTGTAGTTATTTTATATCCAAATATTAGCACTTCATCCATATAAGGGATGTCAATATGAATATTATGAACTTCTCTTAACCATTTTTGAAGAAGTGATTGAGTTGGTAGGCTTTTTCTAAATACTTCACCTAATAAAATAGGTGAATACCCTTTTTCACTAGCTAACTTAGCTGTTTCAAATGTTATTAGTTGTTCTTGCATAATTCTATTAGTTTTTTAAGACATTCAAGTTCTGCTTCTTCGTAGGATGTGAACGGGAAATCGATAAAATAGTAACTATCCCCCTTGACAAATAATTGTTCGATTTCAAACTTATATTCACTTGGTGTACATTTTTTAATTGTCACATCATAACCGTACTTCTCTCTAAACCATCTAAATGCTTGTTGGTAAAGTGGTGCTTTTATGAAATGTAAATCATCTATAGAATCAAATTTATCTTTTACAACCTTATATAATTCCTCTCCATTCTTTCCATAAATTCCAAAACATTCTTCATCAAATCCTAATTCTTTAAGTTTTAATGCTTGTTCGTATGGTATAAATTCTTTTTCCATGGTTATAAGGATTTAATTTGTGTTAATAATTCGTTTAGATCTATAGGTACTTTATTTTGTATTTGTTCTCTTACTACTTCTGTTGGATACCAAAGTTCTGTTGAAACATCATCACTTACTTTAAATATTACTTTACAGTATGGTAATTTATAATGTAGTTTTTCTACAATACCAATCTTTCCTAAAAATTCACAATGATGACTACTATAATATAATATACCAAGATCTTTAAACATGACACCTTCAAACTCTTCTCCTATGATATCTTCATCTTTCATAATCTACTAATTTCATTAAACAACTTATCGAGATCTACAGGCTCTACATCTACTAAATGGTCTTCAAGTTCTTTGGTTGGATAGTAGTATTGTCTTGCTTCTTCATGAAAAACAACTTTTGTATATTCAGGATGTGTACCATGAAGCTCACGTATCTCACCTATTTTTCCAACATATTTCTTCATGTCATCTGTAGCACCAAAACCTTTAAATTCAAAACCATAAACTTTTTTAGCTTTTAGTTCTTTATTGATTTTTTCGTAATCGATTTTTGCGTATTTCATATCCTACTAATGTCTTTAAATAATTGATTTAAATCTACAGGGTTAACAATATGATTATCTATATTATCCATTGGATACCATTCACCTTCTTCATTATTAGGAAATTGAACTCTACAAGAATAATCTCCATCATCATTATCTTCTTCAACTTCTACTATTGTACCAAGAACACCAACATAATTTTCATGTTCACAACCATAATCTATATATGTTGTATCCTTAAACTCAAATCCTATAATTTCTTGTCCTACATATTCTTGCATGTCTTTCATAATTTCTGTATTTGGTTAAACAATGATTTTAAATCTATAGATGTTTGAGGAAACATTTCATGAATTTTATCAGCTGGATAATTATACTGTGAACGATCTTGAAATCTCAGGCTATATGTTTTTTTTGATGGACCAATTCCTACAATTTCACCTGGCTTACCTATATGTCTATTCATACCAGGAGTATGAGAAACATTTTCATTACGATCAAAGTAAAATCCTTCTACAGTCACTCCTATATATTCTTCTTTTGCTAACATATCTTACTGATTTTATAAAATAATTCTTCTAATGGAATATCTGGTATATGATATTCTAATACAAGATGTGCTGGATATAAATAAGTATTACCATTAAGAAATCGGATAGTGAAATGTGTCTCTCTATCACTAGAACCATCAGTAAAACTTTCAATAACTCCTTCTTTACCAATATAATTATCCATATTAACACCATATCCACAATTATATTTTTTTCCATCAAACTTAAATCCTTCAATAGTTTGACCTATAAGTTCTTTATACTTTAACATATCTTACTAATTTCATTAAACAATTCATTAATGTCTATAGGAGGAACTAAATGATGTTTCACTTGAGAAGCTGGATAATGCCAATATTCACCATCATCAAAACGAAGTTTTGCAAGTAAATTTAGAGAACCTTTACTTACATCTTCAATGGTTCCCACTTTACCTATATAATTTTTCATCTCAGGAACAAAATTAGGACCAGTAACACTTGTAAACTTAAATCCATAAGCTTCTTTCCCTATTAGATCTTCATAGTCTTTAATTTTCTTCTTAACCATAATACAAATTTATTACTTACAAGTTTACAAGCTTCTTCATGTTGCTCAATAGCTTCATCCCATGTAGAACATCTCATTTGATATTCATCATGTTTACCACCAAATATCATTGTCTCAAACAATAATGGTTTACCACCATCCCAAGAATGATCTATCCCTAAAAACACTGTAGATACTAACACTTTACCAAATGTATCTCTATCTACAGATCTAGTACCTTGAAATTTCTCAGCCCATTCTTTAACACCTGCCACTTGGACAGGTGTTTTATCCTCTAGTATATAATACTTACTCATCTTTATAAATATTTATGAATTGAGCATGTAAACTCATTCCGTTTAATAATACCTGGAATAGACCAAATCCTATTGATCCTTGGTCTAATAAATAACATCCGTATGCTAACAAGCATATTTGTAATAATCTTGTTAATGATTTAATATTTCTCATGATTAATATCCTGCTAGTTTAGAAATTAGTGAATGGTCTTGTAACAAGTCAGCAATAATGCTTTCTTGCTTTGAATTAAGTGATTTTAATGATCCTACAAGCTTAATTCTCTCATAGGTGATGTCTTTACCATATAACGCTGTTACATGGTCTGAAATCTCAACTAATTCACTTACATTAAAATGATCTACTGGGTTTTCAAATTTGTCTACCCATTTTCCGTTTACTATTTGCATGTCTCTTCGATTTTAGGACAACACCCTTCGATGATTGTCTGTTTAATAATTGTTCTTGATAGATTGCTGAAGTTCCCCCAATCGAGTTCTTGATCAACAATCTTGTTAAATTTTGCTTCCGATATTGTATATGCTTTACTTTTAATGAGCTTTTTACCATCTTTTACAATTGCATTCTGAACTAATCTTTCATAATCAGCTGAAGGATATGCATTCTTGTATAATTTGGTATATATAATGTGTATAGCTCTAATCTCTAGTTCTCTTTGCGTATTCATTTTTTTCTTTCACGTTGATCTATCCATTCCAACACTTCTAATACTGATGGAATTCTATCATTAAACATAGCATGTCTTGAATCTAATAATATCTGAACCATTTCATCTTTATGGATGTATTGAGTCATATCAATTGGTTCAGGTCTTACTTCTTCAGAAATTGCATCTGCTCCATAAATATATCCATTAGGAGTTGGTGGTGTAGAGTTGAACATAAACATACTTTGTGATATAGATAATTTTAGTTTACGTCTTATTTCATCTTGTTCCATTCGCACAGCTAACTCATCAGTTCTATCTGCTAGCTCTTCTTCTTCTTCTTCTTGAGCTTGTGCTTTTTTCTTTGATTCATGTACTGGCTTAATCCACTTACTAAAGAATCCTAAGTATTCTGGTTTATCGTCTTCCATTTTCTTCTGGGTATAATAAGGTTGCGAAATCACTTTGCCAATATTCTTTACTATCTATGTTCATGATGGTAAGTTTACCAGTCCAACCAGCTCCACTATCAAGATTCCATAGATTACCATATTGATGAGGTCCTGTGTTATCAGCAGTGTGTCCAACATAGATTTCATGAAACTGTTCAAGAGGTTTAAACTTACCAGCAGGATTATTCTTCTTACCAAATGCTGATCTAGCACCAAGTATAAGGCTTCTATCCCAATGACATTCTCTTGCTGTTGTACCAGCATTCACTCTTAAACCAGCTTGTTTCTCCCATGGTCCTTCATAATGATAATCCCAACCAGCATGTATAAACAATCTATTCTGATCATCTATATACCAATCTTGTTGGTCTTTCCAGAAGTCTTTATGATGTTGATCTACTAACAATCCTGTTCTTACATAGGAAGCCATAGTTGCTTTACCACCTTGTTCTGTCCATAATATAGGTGTTTGGCCCATTTGGAACCAATCATTAACCCATACATCATGATTACCTCTAATACTAATTAGATTCTTGATGGATAATAGTTCTTCTACACATTCTGCAGTTTCACTCCATCCATCTGCTACATCACCTAATTGTATAAGTGTGTCTTTCTGTTTGTCAAATCCACTTCTCTCAAAGCATTGTAACATTGCTCTATGATTACCATGGATATCTCCCATTACAAATGTTTTCATATCTTATTTGTTTTTTAGTAATATTGCTAAATGTCGTGATAACTTATTTACATCTGTAAATGTTTTTCCTGTTTTTATACACTTGAATGATGGGATACGTTTTTTACTTGCTGTACAATAACCTAATGTTGTTGTAACTAATTTTCCTAAATCATATTGCTCACCATTATGATCAAGCATCATGTTTTGTGTTATTTTTCGTTTAATGACTGACATAATAATAATTTATTTATTGATTAAAAGAATAAGGGCTCCTGTTACAGAGCCCATCATTCCCCTCCTTAATAACCCAACTTCTCAAGTTGATTTATATTGGCCTCTACAATATACACACCATGTGCTATTGTACATACAAATGCAACACTCATTGCAAATGCTAATTGTCTGAACTGATAAAACTCAGTTGGTTTCATTTTAATTGTTTTCATGTTTTTATAGTTATTAAGGATTAATATAAAATAAAAAAGGCTACCATTTCTGATAGCCTTGTTGTTGAGATTGGACTCTACTTCCTCCGTAAGTACTCAACTCCTTCTCTGTGTGGATAGGACTTAACATTCATGAGAAGCCAAATTTCTCCAATGTCTGTTGCTGTACATATTTGACATCAAGCAACTGCTGTGATTGAGACAGGATTCGAACCTGTATTGTTGTACACCATCTTATGTATTGTTTAGGTGTTATGTACACCATCTATGCGGTAACTTTGCCAAGACTCTGACCATAGCAATTTTTTTATATCACAAATACATAAAGCGTCTACCATGAAAGGACCTTTAATATTCCTAACTATTCCGCCACTCAATCATTTAATAGTCTTTCCTATTAGTCACCTATGTTATTATTCGCTATTTAATAAATGTACACGTAATGTAACAGAATTGCAGATTAGCACTTCATAATAACGGCCAACATTACAAGGTTTGTAAGGAATCAATGTATCTACAATTCCAAGTTCTAGTGGAGGCGGTGGGAATCGAACCCACGTCCAAACTACTTTCATTAATACAATTTATACAGCTTATTTAGGGTCAAGCTAGGCTTAACGATCCACCACTCTGTTTAATCTAACAGAGAAATCCTTATTCAATTTAGGCTGCTACAGCAACTTCTTCTCCCAATAGAGAGAATACTTTGTTCATGTTAGCTTCGATTTGTGCGTTTGCTCCTAGAGCTACTACACGAGTTGTTTTGTTGCCAATTAATTAAATTCACCTTAGTTTACAGTTATCTCTCTGGCTGATTGTATTAATTAGTGGTAACCTGTCAAAACCAGTCGCCCCCAATATTCCTCATGTGAGGACACTTATCATTACTTTTTTAAATCTAGCACCCTCTTTCTTATATGACTGTTTCTTTATATTTACGCCCATATAAGAGTAGGGTCAAGCTGAGAACTCATTTGTGTTGTGTGGGAGTTGGAAACCCATTGCCACATTTCTCCAATTCCTTTCTCAAGGGAACAACACATCTACCATTACTGATAGTATCTTTATGTAAAACTTATATGAACACCTCTACCCTTACTTGGTTTCACGATTATCGTTCTTTAGTTATTACAAAGGTATTCAATGTTTAACCTATAGCTTCTAACAGATTATCAGTTCTGACACTTTACACAGCTTAGCTATTTTATTATAAAACCACACATCCATCAAGATTGGGATAAATCATTAAAGTAGAGCTAACGCAAAAAGTCAGGTGTACGCTTTAACTATTATCATACTCAACAAACATAACACCTCTTGATAGTGTTATAAGTGAGAGTTTTCATAATTTGCACTCACAAATATTTTTAACTTACTTGTTTGTCTTTCTATGTGTGGTTTTTAATCATTATCATTAGCTTTCTTACATTCCTTACTACAAAATTCTTTGTTTGTAGGCTCTCCACAAAAAGCACATTCTCTTTCGAACTCTTCTGGTGGTTCATTATATGTATCTATCATGGGTTTGTTACCTTTGTTATCATTAATAATAAAAAGAACGTAAATAGTAATACAACACCTGCTGTTTTCTTCTTCATAAGCTTTAGTTTAATAGCCCTGCAAATATACATTACAGGGCTTAATTAACAAAATTATTAAGAGATGATTTGTTCTCCTTGTTTAGAATATGCTGTAACAACATCATTTTCTTCCACCTTCACTTGCTTACCATCTGTTGCAACACAAAGATTTTTTAATTGATCGCTAAATTGCATTAATGATATAGCATTCACTTTATAAGGGAACTTCTCTGAATGCACTCTATCTTGACCATCATTGATGATTAAGATTTCTGGTTTCTCTTCTGACAAATCAATATCAAGATTGTGTAACTTATGATGATTAACAACTTGATCAGCTACATAGTTTACAATGTCACCAATTGCTGTTGTACCACCATCAGGTTCATTAGAGAACATTTGCCAGAATTGAATAACTTCCTCTCTATTAGTAACATGATGAAATTGAAGTTCTCCTGTGTGTTCAACAAAATAACTAAAGAACACTTCAGCTTCTCCTTTCATAACATATCTGAATCTATCTATAAGAATAGCATTAACCCAGATTTGTTTCTCATCATAATCCATAGATCCAGAGTAATCCAAAAGAATAATAATCTTCTGCTTTTGTTCTTTTCTATCAACAGGAACATTAACTGTTAAGTCTTTAGTTAAGAACTTACTTCTAAAGTTAGGAAACATCTTTTGATATAGATCAATCATGTGAAACTGTGAATAGTCTCTCATAATCTTCTTAGCATACTGATCAGAGTTTGCTACAATCTTCTCCTCAACTTCTTTCTCCACTTTAAACTGAGTACCAAGATCACCAATGATAGAAATCTTATTCATGATCTCCATCTTTCTCTCTTTACTTAACTCATTATAGTTTAGTTGTTCGTTGATTGTTGGATCAGAATATAATTCTCTATCAAATCCTAATGTCTTCTGCATATCTAGTTCATCTGACTTCTCACCTCCATCTCTTTCAGCATTACTACTTTGTAATTGAAGAAATATAGCAATTGCTTGCTCTAATGGTGTAAATCCTGGAATAAATTGATCATAAATGCTATCATATAGTTCTTTCTTTTGACTATATTGTCCTTTCAATTCATCATCTATATTTTCCCAGTCTGCAAGATCTTCTCTTAGATAGTCTTTCTCATCTAACATTTTGAAATAACACACACGTGCTAACTCTTTGATAGTATCAATAGCCTCATCTTTCCAAACACTTGCTTTTCTTTTGATCTCAACCTTTGTTGGTGTAATATAAGACACAGGGTCTTTCACCATCAAATCAGCATCATCATCTTCAAATGCTGTTGCAAATGAAAAACCTGACCAACTAGTTCTAGACCAACTAGTTCTGCCTTTACTTTTGTAGCCACCACCATATGTGTAGCTATATGGATTATGGGCCTTTGAAGACCCATATCCATAATCAAATTCATCTTCCCACATAATTATAGTTCTACTACTATTTGTGCTACTTGTTGTTTCTTATCAAAAGCTTTCACTTTCTCACCAACAGCTTTAGTCAATGATGCAAGCATGTGTGCAATATCATCATTAACAGTTAATTTCTTAACAGCTGCTAATTTGTTTTGAAGCTCTGTAAGATCTTTCTTGAACTGTTTTGTAGCATCACTAGTTGACATACTATTAGCTTCCAATAGATCAATCAATTCAGAAATCTCTGCAGACATCTCTCTAAACTTGATGGTTGATTCAAATTTCTTGATAGCATCAGCAATTAATGATGGTTTCTTAGCAAACTCAGCAATAAATGTTAATGAATCTGGTCCACATTGCTCAAACACTTGGTAAGCTGTTACAGCTACACGAGGTGAAATAACAATACCATTCTTAGCATACTCTTGTAACAAGAATGGAATGATTGGATCAATGTTACCTTCACCAAACTTAGTTTCTAACAACTTGTTGTAAGCAATCTCTGTATAATTATCCCATACAACATTAAGTTCAAGAGGAAAACGCTCCATTAATGCTTTCAATGACATATTCTTAGAGAATTCCTCACGAGTTCTATTTGTACAACATACAATGAACTTAGTTTTGATAGGAAACTTCTGTGTACCATTTCTGAATACACCACTTGAGATGATATCTTTCAATTGCTCCAAGATAAAATCTGGTGCATCAAACATCTCCTCGAAGATAACATACTCATGGTTCATGAAACTATTCTCAACCAAGTATTCAATCTTACCTGATGCTTCAAATGTTGGTATGTTAAGACCACCAAACAATCTGTCTGTTGTCATACCTGTACCCATAGTGATGATATATGGATCAATTCCCTTCTCTTTCAAGAAATCTAATGTGATTTCTGATTTACCATGTCCACCTGGACCATATAACACTACATTCTTGTTTGTAGCCATACCTACATTAAGGATAGACATAGTCTTATCCATAAATACAAATTTCTCTCCGATTGTTGTTGTTCTTTCTGTGTTCATTTTTCTAGTTATTAAGGATTTTATTAAATAATTGTTTTAATTCGTTGTTAATTTCTTCTTCGCTTTTTTCTCTTTCTATAGGTTCTACTGGTTCAATATCAATAGGTTTATATGTATTATTGTCATATTGGCTCCAAGTTACTTCATATACATAAGAATCGTCATATGTGTATTTAGAACTTAAATGACATGTTACTTCACCAATAATTTTTTTACCACCACTTACACCTTGTTCATAATATTCTGAATCATCTCTGATATAAACTTTAGTTCCTATAGGTAATAGTTTCTTTTCCATGTCTATACATAATCAATTAGACCAAATGTTGCATTCTTTGATATACCATGTACAATGATGTTGTACACAAGTAGTGAAAATGCTAGTATTGCTACTAGCATTATAATCACTACAAGCACCTTAATAAACATAGTAAATGCTCTGTTTATCTCTTCATCATGCTGGTCTATATCAAGAAACTTAAATAGTTCTTGTATTAGTTTCATTATTCCTCGCTTTCAATGTGTTTCATAAAGCCATCAAATTGTCCCTTGATGTAAAATCCTGCTAATAATGCAATTTGTTCATCTGAACAAATAGCTACCATATCTTCAACAATTGTACTAATTGATAAAGTTTCTTTTTCAGCTAGTGTACTAGTGATCAACACTATCTTCTTAGTCAACTTTTCTGAAAAGTCTTGTTCTAAACCTAGAGCTTCATCTAAGTTTTTACTGTCATGATTGTAATTGAAATCTGGATTCATAATTTTTGTATTAAGGATTATTGTTCATACGATGTTCTTACCTCACCCACTTGTTGAGATAACACTTTATAATTTAAAGCTGAATATATCACTTTGACTATCAGCCTCTTAGAGATAATACTCTTGTGAACATTAGTAGATGCTACTAATGTCCCTTTGAGTATTCTCCTTCTAGGTTTAGATATAGTCTTCATAATTAATCTTCTTGGTCACTAAGTCTATCTTTCATCTCTTGCAAGATGCGTTTCTTTAACTCAGATTTAATTTCATCTGGAAGATCATATTTGTCTAAAGATCCATCTATATCTGTTGGATCAATGGCAATTGATTTGATAGATGATGATGAAAATGGTGAGGCAGATTTACTTTTCTTTACAGCTTCATGCATTGCTTCTGTAAATTCATCACTATCTCTTTCAAGACCTCTTTCATCTACCATCTTTTGAAAATCACCGTATACATCTAATGCATCTTTAGTTTTCATTTCAAGACCTTCTGTTGCTAAATATAACAACTCTCTGTAACTCAATGTGTTAGCTAATAGTTCAGCCATTTCACTTTTAGTTGGTTCTTTCTTAAGTAAATATGTTGACATATCTGCTAATGATTTAACTAATAATTGGTGATCATCGTTATCCATTCCTAATGCTTCATGGAAATGATTTTTACTGTGATCAAATTTGATTGTACTCATGTTATTAAGGATTTAATTGGTTATTATTTCTTTTGTTTTTCTGCTAATGTTATACCAACAATGATTGGTAATATCACTGGAGCAATAAATAGTCCTACAAGTTGTCTTAATGAAAAAGATTCATTGTCTTGACTATTATTTTCCAATATCATGCCTAGCATGATTAATTGGCTTACTATACAATAAAGAATCATCGTATTGCAGCTATTATGAGATCAGCAACAATACATATCACTGTACCAACTACAAGACCAAAGAATGTTCCTGCTTTGAATGATAGATGTCCTCTTCTTTTCTCTATTTCTAATTCATCTCTTAGTTCACCAATCAAATCTTCTTGCAATTTAATGATTGAACTTCTTAGTTCATCAAGAGATTTTTGTTTCTTGATTAGTGTATCAAGCTTTTCTGTTAACTGTTCTACAGTTGGTTCTTGTTCTTGCTCTGCCATGTTTATTTAATTTAACGGGTTTCTATTTTAATCTCGAAAATATCATCTGACATACAATAATCATCTAACATATCTCTTACTTGTTTAGCAAAATTTTTATTATTATTACCAAACACTTCAATAATGTACTTTGCCTGTCCTTCTTTCTTTCCACCAGGAACGAAATACTCTCTACTTGGTTCTGTTGTTTCTCTAATCTTATTATCTTTAGAAGAAACATAGAATGTACTTGTATTTGCCATGCTTAGTTAATATTAATCGTTTAATATTTTTTCAAAGAATGATGCTATTCCACTTCCTGCAAATAATCCAAGAATAATCATTGATACTGACAGCAATGTTTCAGCTATTGGATGAACTATTGATTTGTTGTGTTTAATGTATATCCATTCCTCAGGAAGAAAAAATGGACCTATTAATAGCAAAGCTGTTGCTATAGAAAATACTAACACAAGGATTGGTTTTCTCATAATGTTTAAGTTTATGCTATATTAAATAGCTTATTAAGTTTCTCTTCTAGTTTTGTTTTCTCAATCATATAGTCCATATATGATATCATGTTGGCTCCATATCTAAGCTCAATTGCATCAAGCTTAGAATACAGGACATCAATCTCTGACATCCTGTTTCTTACTACTTCCATTGTCATTAGTAGTTCTGTTTATCATCATGAATTGTTGCTGCAAAAAGCATAGATACTGAAAATCCAAAAAAAGCAATAGCTCCTCTAAGATGTATATCCCATTGACTAATGTCAAATGATGCTGCTATAAATGCTCCTATTAGATAAAACAATATCATGAAGCTCACGAATGTTATTATTGATTCTTTCATAAGATTATTCATTATTATTCATTATTATTTATTTTTAAATATTAATTTTCTGCTTCATCTAATTTCTGTTGTATGTAAGGCAAATAGTCTTTTAAATCATCGTCGTCAGATTTATTTATTAAATCATAAAGCCTTTTTAGATCCCAATATAAAAAATGAGTATCTAAATGTATAACATATTGGTCCATATCTTATTTGTTATTTAAATTGAATGTAAATACTATCACTAACTTTCTCTACAACTAATGTATCACCTGGTTCAGCCATATATATTTCCTCTGGATATGATATAGGCTTTTGTTGTGTCCATTTAGTTGTTTTATACTCTGATTGTAGTAAACCTACACTAACAACTAATGCTGCTAGTGTAAATATTACTATAAGTATTGTTATTTTCTTGTTGATTTCTTTCTGCATGATTATTTGGTATATCTGTTATTTGTATCTGCGTATTGATAGTTCTTTCTATTAAGAATAAAATCCATGAGTGTATCATATCTATATTCTTCTATTGTACAAAATATAGTCTTGATATAATATGTACGATGATCTTGCCAAAGCTCTTCTAGATTCTCAAAGCTTAAGTCCCATATAACTAATACAATAGTTGCTATTGCAAGAATTATATATTTGGTCAGCATATATAATACACCGACCAATGTTCTAACTATATACTTCATAACTAAAATGCTACAAGTCCATAATATGCGTTCTCACTATCTAATGCATATAGATCTTCATTATGTATGAAATCATCTTCTGCAATAATACATTCAACAGCTTGTTGTATCTGTCTGATTGTAGATTGTTCTAATGTTGTACCAAATTGCATCAGAGTCATATCTGATAATCTGTCTAAGTTTGTTTGAGTTGTAACCATGATTATTAAGGATTTAATAGTTTATAATGTTTGTTTAGTTAATATGCCTATTAGTTCATCTCTATTAGGTCTTTTGTTCCTACATGCACTACATGTACATGGTTCAGTCTTAAACCTACCACAATGAGGAGCAAATATATACCCCTCATCAATAAGTTCTTTATACCAACCTAAGTCTATCCATCTCTGTAATGTTTTAGGATTGGATATTCTTGTTGTACCACAATCTGGTGCTGTCCATTGTTCCATTATAATGTTTGTTCAAGATCAGCTCCAACAATAAGAGCAGGAACCCAGCCTATAAATAACATAAGCCATCCAATACCAGCATTAGATATACATTCTTTATATGTCATATTAGATAGGACATAAAACAATAGGCCAATTGTTAGCCAAGTGATTACTAATGTAGCTAACATAGCTAACATAATTTTAGTTGATTTCATAATGTGTTTGTTTATTAAGGATTATAAGTATTACATGTTAAGCACAAAACATATCCATGTGGATGTATAAATACATGTTTTCTTTCTGTTACAATTAACTCATCTGTAGCTTGAACAATTAAGTTCATATCAAGATAACTACAAGATTCATCTGGATAATATAATTCTCCTTTAGATAGGAAATCTTTAAATGATGGTAAATCTATTACATCTCCAACATTAAACTGAATAGAAGGAAAATCATCACTGTAACATGCTATGTAATCAATTGCAGCCACTTGATTTTTTACATCATGATATATATAACCATCAATGTCTTGTATGTTTATTTGTATTTTCATAATATGTATTATTAAGGAGATTAATATTGTTTCTAATGTTTAATCAGACCGTAGAAGAGTCTGTAATAATGTTATATAAATATATATTCATACTATATAAGAACTTAATATTTATATATAGGAATATGTTTAGTTAATGCTATATGTATTTGATTAGCATGTGATGTTGCATACAATGCTTTCAAGGGTTAAATACATGCCTATGTATCCACTGCTATATCATTACACTCACAAAAAAGTTTTCTATATATACAGAAATAAACTTTTTACCTATATATATAGGACAATAAACTTTTATTCTATATATAGGAGAAACTTTTTTATAGCCCACCCAAATGATTTGTCAATCCCACCCTTATATATAGATGATAATGAAAAAAGAGTCTACCAATTAAGGCAGACTCTTTTGTTTGTTTATTAGATTGCGTCTAACAATGCATTAACTCTTGTTTGAGACAATCCTGCAGTTGTAGCGTGAGCTTGAATTGCTGATTGAATGTCAATGTCCAATGATACTTCATCAATTGCGTCTTGAATCAAAGCCTCTTTGGTTTTGTAGATGCAAGTGATTTGGTCACGCAACACTGTTACAGCAACTCCATTGCTATCAACTAATGGTTCTCCATTACTATCAAGTTGTCCAATTGGTTTAGTAACAACATTAGCAAAGAATGGTAATGTTACATCAGCCTCTGTTGACCAACCATTATTTTCCATTACTCTTTTGTTAACAAAGTATCTTGTACCTTTGTTGTCGTAAGCTGAATAGTTTCCTGCTTCTGTGAAGTTACCACTGATGATTTTTACATTTTTCATGTTTTCTGTTTTTTAAATGATTATTGTTTATGTTAACTGTGGGGGGTATCCCCAATCTCTCAAATCGTACTGGGGGTCTTTGGATGGAGTGGTCAACACCCCCATATACACAAACGGTTTTTAGATTTTGAAAATTTTTTTTCCACATCCTCTCACAAAAGTTTTGTTCATTAATATATTTTGTTTTACCTTTGGCGGGTGGGTGGGTTTGTTCTATTAGAAGATCTATATATGATTGATCGTTATTTAACACATTTCTAGTTCCTTTGTACAGAATAACGATCAATTCTTCTACATCCATGTACAGATACTAGTCCATAATATAGCATATGTATTAAAAAATATATGTAATGTATGTATTGTATATATTATTTGTATATCTTTGTCTTATAGTTAACTAAATTATGGAAGAGAGAAAGATTATAGTACAAACACTTAAGAAAGATGTAACCAACCATTTCATCTTAGCGGAGAAATACTATTCCATCCTATCAGCTATTAACAATCTTGGTCTTACACAAAGAGAGATACAGTTGGTAGCATTTACAGCTATCAAAGGAAACATTACATATGCTAATGTTAGGGAGGAGTTTTGCAAGAAGTATAATACGACAAGTCCAACAATAAATAACATCATCAGTAAGTTAAAGAAGATGGGTATATTTATTAAGGAAGCAGGGAAGGTGAAGATCAATCCAGCTATTGTTGTAGATTTCAATAAGAATTTAACGTTAGTAATAAAGCTGGAACATGGAGAAACCAATGTCAATGTCAGTGAAGGAATGGATCATCAAGAAGATGGCCATCAAGATGGTGATATCTGAGAAGGTGATTAATGACGTTGTCACACACCAGTTTGATTCAGCCAATGACGCTTTAAATATTCATAAGAGTGTAGAGCTCTCTGGATTTGGTAAGTTCTATTTCAATGAAAAGAAGGCAATCAAAACAATGGAGAAGTATTCATCTCAGAAGGATATGTACGAAACTATATTGGAAGATCCAACAACAACAGATGCAAAGAGAGCTAATGTTCAAGTGAGACTGGCTAACTTATTGATTAGTATTAAAACATTAAAACCAAAACTAAATGAAACTAGGACAGATATATGAGGGATGGAAGAATCATCTGCTTCCTGAAGATAGAAAGAAAGCATTCATTGAACATGTTAGCCAGGAACGAATGGATATATGTACACAATGTGAAGAGCATTCTTATAACAAACCAGAATACACAACAGTCAGACCTGATGCACATTGCACAAATTGTGGATGCACATTAGCTGCTAAGACAAAATGTCTTTCATGCGAATGCCCATTGAAGAAATGGGGACCAGTGGATGAACCTAATGACACATTATATGCAACTACGTAAAATCCCTTTGGCAGAACTACTCACTATTCTTACAGAATTATATGAAGATGGTGTAGATTATATTGATATATCAGGAAAATCTTCTACAGCTACAGAGGACCCACAAGATCTTATTAAGATTACAGTGAGACCAGATTATATGAGTAAGGATGACACAGAAGAAAACACTTCTTCAAACATTGATGTGAGCAGATTGTCTGATACAGATATTAACGACCTAATATAAACTCACATGAGTAGAAAACCAAACTACTATAAGCAAATCCTAACAGTGTTGGAAGATCTTCAAAAGAATCATCCTACATATAATATAGGTAGACACATCTCTACAGCATTAGATGGATCAGATATTTGGAGCATTTCAGATAAAGACTTTTTACAAGTGCTTAAAGATTACAGAGCAGAATTAGATTCTGATGTCATACATGAGGATGATGTTGATCTAATAATTAAACAAGGGCTAGACCTAAATCACATTCTAGACGAAGAGGAGGAGGATTAATACAATGGCAATAAAGAAAACTACATACATCAATACAGAACTTGATTGGGCAGAACAACAACTAGCTTCTTGGAAGCAATATGTTGATGCTAATCCATTACATGAGTTGAAAGATAGAATTGAATGGAAACCTACAGCTAAAGGAGGCTTGCTTCCTATGGTGATAGCATCAATTGAATCACAAGGAAAGTTTGTCCAAGAGACAATGAAGAACTATCTAGCTCTGTTAGAGCAAGTTGACAAACTACGTGAGAAAGAAGAAGCTAAGAAGGTAGAGACTAGAGGTGGTGCAGAGCTTGGAGCTATGGCAGAAGACTTCTTAAAAGGTAGACGATAATGCAATTACACACTATAGAATATAAAGATTGGTTCATCAATCAAGGACGTGTTCCAGATAAAGCATCTGAGGAGTATAGAGAATTCTTTAACTTCCACAGAGAGCTTTGTATGAATGGATGTATGATGGATGGACAATATATCAATCCTTTTCTATATTGGCATTTGAATATATGGCATACAGAGGTGGATATTCTAGATGAATATGGAAGAATCAACCAGAAATATGCAAACCCGCTTCTTAGAGATAATGAGTGGTTAGTAACAAACGAAATAGATAGAGCTCAGAAAGAGAAAAAAGGACTAGTGATACTTGGTATCCGAAGGTTTGCTAAGTCTGTATTAGAAGCTTCCTATATAGGTCAGGGAGCTACATTTGATGAGAACTCACAGAATATTATTGCTGGATTGAATGCTCCCGATATAAAGCTTATTACAGATAAGATTGATAAAGGACTTAACTTTGTTCCAGAAGCTTGGAGATGGCAGAGAGTTGAAGATAACTGGAAGAATCAAGTTACATTAGGTATCAAGACTAAAGCTGGAGAGCGTATACCATTTTCTCAGATCCTTATTCGTAACTTAGATGAAGGTAATAATGAGGAGGCTATTGCAGGTACTAAACCTCGTAGGCTTATTATTGATGAGATAGGTAAAGGAAGTTTCCTTAGAGGACTTCAAGCTGCCACACCTGGATTTACAACACCATTTGGTTGGGGATGTTCTCCTATATTAACAGGTACAGGTGGGGATATGAAGAAGTTTATGGATGCAAAGAGCTTAATGTTCGATGTGGAAAACTTCAACTTCTTAGAATATAACAGTGCTAAAGATGATAAACGAGTTCATGGACTTTTCATCTCACATAAATATAGAATGGAAGCTAAAGAACCTTCCACTCTTGGTGCTTTCCTAGATGCACCAAAAGAATCTTCTTTACATGAAGTGTCTATGATGGTGTCAAATGAAGACCTTGCTACAAAGATTACCAATGATAACTTAGATAAGTTAAAAAAAGCTGGTGATAGAGTAGCATACCTGAAAGAGAAGATGTATTACCCACAAGAGGTGGATGATATATTCTTGAATGAAGATACAAACATCTTTGATATAGAAGCTGCTAAACGTCAGAAGTTTAGACTGAGTCAACAAGAAAGAACAGGGACACCTGTATTATTATACGATGATGGTCAAGGAGTTAGACATGAGTTTACAGATAAACTTCCTATAACAAACTTTCCATTAAAGAATACAGATCTTAAGGATGCACCTGTAGTGATATATGAGTTTCCTATAGAATCTCCTCCTTATGGATTATATGTAGCAGGTATTGACCCTTATAGACAAGGGAAGTCTGCATATAGTTCATCTCTAGGATCTGTGTATATATACAAACGTATGCACGCTATTTCTGGAGAGAAATATCAAGATATGTTTGTTGCTAGTTATTGTGCTAGACCAGATAAGAAAGAAACATGGGAAGAACAAGCACGTATGCTTATTAAGTATTACAATGCTAGAGCTCTATGTGAAAATGATGAGATCAGCTTTATTGACTACATGATATCTAAAGGTGATGCACATTACTTGGAAAGACAACCAGATTGGTTGAAAGAGATTGTTCCAAATACCACAGTTAGAAGGGATTACGGAATACATAGATCTTCTGAAAAGATTAGAGACTTTTTACATGGAGCTCTGAAAAAATATACAGAGGAAGTGATGCATGTAGAAAAAGATGATGAAGGAAACATCATTTCTGAAACTAAGGGTATGTCAAAGATATTTGATCCTGTGTTATTAGAAGAAATGATACAATATAATGAAGAGGGTAACTTTGACCGTATCATTGCTGCAGAGCTTGCAATAGCATTAGCAATGAAGTTAGATCCTATAATAGGAAGAGTGGGAGCAGAGAAAGATCCAAGAGCAGCAGCAATGTTCACTAAAAATAAAAAGAATACGCTTTTCACAGAAAGCAGATCAATGTTTAACACACCAAAAAGTAAATTGTTTAGATAAAATGGCAATAATTAGATATACAAAAGATGCTACCATTAGGTATGCTTATTTGAACATCTTCCCTGATCAGTTCAAAACAGATAAGGAAAAAGAAGATGAGAGTTGGATTAAGAATACAATGGACTATTTCTCCAACAAAGCATATGCTGAGTACATCAAGAATAGAGATACGTTCGTAAAGAACTATGATCTTATGAAAGGAATCCTGAGAATGGAAGATTTCTATCAGGAACCAGAGGTAAGAAGTTTTACAGATGTGCTTACAGCGGATCTAGAACTTCCTGCATATGTAAAACATTATTCAATTATCACCACTCCTGTTAATGAATTAGTAGGAGAGATCTCTAAACGTCCAGATGCATTCAAAGTGAAAGCATTTGATGATGATAGTCAAGCAGAAGAACTTCAGTTTAAGACAGACATCCTTCATAAATATGTAATGCAACAAGCTAAACAAAAGATTTATGAAAAGGCTGCTATGGAAGGAGTTGAACTTTCTGATGAGGATGCTGAGAAGATGACTATGGAACAGGTTCAGGATCAGCTAGATAACTATACATCTGTAGCAGAGAAATGGAGTAACCACATATTAACATGTCAAAAAGCAGACTTTAACCTAAAGGAGAAAAGCGAAGATGCATTTAGAGATCTTTGTATTTCTGCTAGAGAATTTTATCACATCTATGAAGACAACTCAAAACTCGGATTTAACGTTGAAGTCGCAAATCCAAAAAACACATGGTTCCTTACCACACCAGACAGAAAATGGATTTCAGATCCTACAGGAAGAGCACAAGGAGCTTATGCTGCTGGGACTGTGCAGGTTATGGAATTATCAGAGATCATTGAAAGCATTCCAGACCTTACAAAAGAAGAAATAGATCACTTAAGGAGTTCATTACAAGACTATGGACTTATTAATGTACGTGAGTCTAACTTAGGTAATCCAGAAGCTACACCAGGACAAGACTCTGTACAGTATGATACATTTGACCCATTAGTTCTACAAACTCGTATGCTTATTGAAAGTGAGATGAAAGAGAACAATGATGGATTGAAAGACTTCTTAGGACTTACTAATAATGTTAGTTCATTTGGATATAAATATGTAGTTGTACGTAGTTATTGGATATCTAAGAAAAAGATTGGTAAGTTGATCTACTTGGATGAGATGGGTAATGAGCAATCTACATTAGTGGATGAGAGCTATAAATCAGGAACTATTCCTACACAACAATCATTAGAATGGGGATGGATTAATCAATGGTACCAAGGAACTAAGATTGGTCCAGATATCTATCACATTAAACCATTCAAGTTATTAAACTATTGTCCTATTATAGGAACAACATATGAAGTGAAGAATACAGAAGCTAAATCTCTTGTGGATCTTATGAAACCATTCCAAGTGATTTACAATGTATGTATGAATCAATTGTATAAGCTTCTTGAGAAAGAGGTTGGTAAGGTGCAATTGATGTCACTGAGACATATTCCTATTCCAAAAGATGGAGATGCACAAGATGCTCTTGATATCTGGGAAATGGAAGCACGTAATAGAGGAGTAGTGTTTGTTGATGATAGTCCAGAGAACATGAAATCTCCGAGCTCATTCAACCAGTTTACAGCATTAGATCTTACACGTACACAAGAGATTCAATCTAGATATACATTAGCTCAACAAATCAAGAATGAATGCTGGGAACTTGTAGGATTATCTAAACAACGTTTAGGAAGCGTATCAGCTTCAGAAAGTGCTACAGGGACCAATACTGCTATACAACAAAGTTATTCGCAAACAGAGCCTTTATTTGTAGCACACGAGTATGTGTTAGGTCAATTATACCAAGCTATTATTGATGCAGCATTATATACAGAGAGTGCTAAGCCACAATCTACTCTTTCATACATTACAGGAGAAGGAGAAGCCGCATTTGTACAAGTGAATGGGTCAGATCTTAAGTTCAGAGACTTAAAAGTATTCTTAACTAATAGACCAGAAGATACTCAGATGTTTAATGAACTTAGACAATTGTCTCAAGCTGTTATTCAGAATGGTGGTACATTATATGAAATCATTGAACTATATAGCACTAAGTCTATTAGAGAGATGAAGAAAGTGTTTAAAGATCTTAGAGATAGACAGATTGCTCAACAAGAACAAGCACAACAACTTGAACAACAAAAAGTACAACAACAACAACAAGCTGTTCAAGCTCAAATTGCTTCTGCACAACAATTACAACAAGAAAAACAAGCTCATGATGATTATCAAAATGAACTTGATAGAATCAATAAGAAAGAGATTGCTCTTATTGCAGCAGAAGCTAAGGGAGGTCCATTATCAGATCTTGATGCATCAGGAACTCCTGATGTTCTAGAAATCAATAAGTTAGCAATGGAACATTCAAAAGCTCAACAAGAATATGATGCTAAAATGGCTGATGTAAATTCTAAAAATGTATTAGCTGCACAAAAACTAAAACTAGAGCAAGAGAAAAATCAAATTGCTAGAGAGAATATGGCAAATGATTTGGCAGTAGCAAAAGAGAATGCTAAGGGCAGAAATAACAAAAAATAGTAAAAAACTTCCCCTCTACGGAGGGGATAAATTACATTAATGCTATATTATCAAAAATATTGATCCACAAAGACTGATAAGTCTTTGATATTAAATATCCTTGATATACTTTTACATTAATAAACCAAACATAAATACAACTACATATGGCTGATGATTTAGAAACTATGGGTAACTTTAGTATCCAAGATACTATGGAAATGGGTATGGGTAACCAAGAATTACTTCAAGGGTTATTCGAACCTGAAACTGCTTCTAGTAATCCTGATGATGTTGAACCTATAATCAATGAGGCTAATCCACCTGCTGCACCTGCTAAACCAGATGTACCAAAAGGTAAGGATATAGTACCTCCTAAAAATGTTGATGGTAAAACAGACGAAGAAAAACAAGAAGGACAATCTTTAATATCTGACTTTTTAAGTGATGATGAAGATGAAGATGATGATGATACACCACCAGTAGCAAAAGCTCCTAAGAAAACAGAGACTGCTACAGATGAAGGTGATGATGATGATGAACCACAAGAAGGTACACAATTTTCTGCTCTTGCAAATGACTTATTTAAGTTAGGTGTATTCACTAATGATGGAGAAGAAGATGAGGAACCAGTTTCTACAGCAGAAGAATTTCTAGAGAGATTTAATGCTGAAAAGAAGAAAGGTGCTTCTGAAATTGTACAAAACTTTATTGGACAATTTGGAGAAGACTACCAAGAAGCTTTTGATGCCATATTTGTAAAAGGAGTTAATCCTAAAGATTACTTCGGTACTTACAATCAAGTAGTTGATTTTGCTGAGATGGATTTAGCTGATGAAAATAATCAAGTTAGAATTATCAAACAAGCACTTACTGATCAAGGATTTGATCCTGAAGATGTAGAAACAGAAGTTGAAAGACTTAAAAACTATGGAGATCTAGAAAGTGTTGCAGCTAAACATCATAAGGTATTGGTTAAAAAAGAAGCAGCTAAGCTTCAACAAATGGAATCTAAAGCTCAGCAAGAGTTACAACAAAAGCAAGCAATTAGAAACCAATATATTACAAATGTTCAATCTATCCTACAGGATAAAGTGAAGAATAAAGAGTTTGATGGTATTCCTATCAATCCAAAAATAGCAGGCGAACTACAAGACTTCTTATTAGTTGATAAGTGGAAAACTCCTTCAGGAGAAACTCTTACAGACTTTGATCGTGCTATTTTGGATATGAAGAAACCAGAGAACCACGAGATGAAAGTTAAGGTGGGTCTTATTCTAAAAATGTTAGAAAAAGATCCTACATTATCAACCATACAAAGAACAGGTGTGACTAAAAAGTCTAATCAGTTATTTGGAGAAGTTGCTAGACAGGTTTCTAAAGCTAAGAGTAGCGGAGGTCCTGGTTCAAAAGCTGACCCTAAATCATGGTTCTTATAACAAACATATTAATAATTAACAAATTCGAATAAAAATGGCAGTTCAAACAATCCCTGGGTTAACTGGTTTTACTTACGCTCGTGTTGCCTCTATGGACAAACGTGCAGTAGGAAAACTTACTGACTCAAATCACTTAGAGTCTTTTCACTCTACTGAGCCTGCTGACTATGATAAAAAAATCATCAGTCTGTATACGCAAAGCTCATTGTACAGTAACGACTTCTTGGACATGATCAACAAGAGCACTCCTTATTACATTGATAATAACAGTGACGCTTGGAAATGGCAAGTAGCAGTTCCTTACAAATTCCCTAAAATTATCGATGTTCCTAGTTCTACTCAACAATTGTTGAAACCAGGTATCGATGGTCAAGAATTTCAATTAGTAATTGATACTAATGAGTTTTCTAAAAATGCAATTGTATCTGTAGGTACTCGTCAGTACGGTCCTAGATTCTATGTAATCAAAGATCCTGTGCCTTGGAATGCTGGTTACTTGTATACATTTAACTTGGTAACTGATAACCCAACAGTTGATTTCGTAACTCCAAATTTCTTACAAGTAGGTATTGAGTTAGAATTGGTTGATGCTGCTATCGGTGAGTTTGATCAAGACTTATTAGGTCTTCCTCGTTTAGGTGAGCAAATCACTATGTTTGAATCTTTAGGTTCTGCATATGGATATGAGCACAAAATCACAGAATGGGCTGATGACAAAATGATGAGAGATGCTGGTGGTAAACCATTAGATATCTTGGTATATGCTCCACAAAGACGTAACCAATTACCTTTAACTCGTAATGATGTTAAATGGGAACCGTTCATCGAGTTCTGGATGCGTAAATCTATGTTAGAATTGAAAGTTAAACGTATGATCTGGGCTAAACCTGGAACAGTTAAAACTAATGGTTCTAAACAAGAAGTTAAACGTACATCTGCAGGTGTTTACCACAGAATGCGTAACAACGGAAACTTGGTACAATACAACCGTGGAGAATTCTCTGCTAACTTGATTCGTTCAGTATTTGGAGATTTGTTCTACAGAAGAGTAGATGTTAAAGACCGTAGAGTTAAAATGTACACTAATGAGGCTGGATTCGATGTATTCCAACAAGCTCTTAAAACTGATGCATTAAATTCAGGTCTTACTTTCATGGCTGATTCTGGAAACAGATACATGCAAGGAGAAGGACAACATATCACTTACAACTTTGCATTTGATGCAATGGTAACTCGTGAGACTGGACGTGTTGAATTGATTCACTTGAAAGAATTAGATTTACCTCAAACTAACTTAGAGTTTGGACAAAACAAAAAATCTACTCCAGTATTTATGGTGTTTGATGTTTCTCCAATGTCTGATGGTTCAATGGTGAACAACATCCGTGAAGTTCGTATGAAAGGTGCGCCTTCTATGACTTGGGGTTATATTGATGGTACTCGTCACCACTTAGGTTTTGCTAAGTCTCAAGGTATGAGTTCAGCTAACAAATTCCCAGGATACGAAATCTGGATGAAAGACAGATGTGATGTATTCATTGAAGATTTATCAAGAACTGTATTGATCGAAGAGATCCCACAATTCTAATAAATAAGAATTCCGAGAAAGATCCCCTCATCCCCACTCCCTCCTAGAGGGGATCAATCTCAATCATAGACTTAGTAAAGCCTCTTATGTTTTAACATAATGTAACTAAGTTATAGAGTGATGGATTAGGCATTTCCTGATTGCATTCCCTTCGATGGGAACACTCTACAAATCGTGTGGTAGAGCAGTTGGTTAGCTTGCTGGACTCATAATCCAGAGGTCGTAGGTTCGAGTCCTACCCACGCAACTAAAATAAACCAAACATTATTAATTAAACTACATTATGGGTAAATTAGGAAAGATCTCTACAATCAAAAGAGAGTATACCACTTCTCAATTGCAAACAATGCAAAGTGGGTTGGCACAGAAAGGATTAACTAGAATTCCTGGTACAGGAGTTTTTAAGTATCCTTACAAAGAATTAGATGGTAAGTATAGAACAGGATTAGATCCAGATGCTGCTTACATTAGACGAATTGCAGATCCAACTGAAAGAGAATTAGAAACTGAAAGAGTTACTAATCTACGAGCTAAACTTGAAGCTGATCTAGGTGATATTGATCTTGGTCCACGTTCTAAGTTCTGGAACTATGGATTATCAACTTCTACAGAAGATCAATCTCATGTGCAGCCAGTTAAATTGTTAGATGGTGATAACTATTATGATCTTTCTATTCCGTTTCAAGAACTTGCTTTTGCATGGTTGAGAGTACATCCTACTATTGCTTCTTCATACCAAGCTTGGGAAAGAGGAGATTATCCTGCAGATACTCAATTCTACATTGTAGATGATGAGATTGAAAATGCAGTGGTCTTCAAGAAAAAACAATTGATCAACAAAGCTATTGTTAAGTTTGATGCAATGACTCCTGAGAAAAAACGTAAAGTGGGTAGATTATTAGGTCTTCCAGTTACAGAGGATACAAAAGAAGAAGTTGTATACAACCAAGTAGATAACATGTTGAAACAATCAGAATTTAAGTCTGGTGCTTTCCAAGGATTAAATCCTGTAGAAGTATTCAACAGATTTGCTGACATGAAGGAAAATTTACTCCATATTAAAGATTTAGTTAAACAAGCTATTGCTCATTCAATTTATAGAGTTAAACCAAGTGGTAAAGTTTATGAAGGTGAATTTGAAATTGCTAAAGATGAAGAAGATCTTATCAAGTTCTTAGCTGATGATGACCATCAAGATGAGTTACTTGTATTAGAAGGAAAACTAAAAACTAAAAAACTAGCTTCTGTTTAAGGAGCTAGTTTTATAAATATACAAGCATATGATACCAGTAGATAGTTTATTATACAAGATTGATCAAAAACTAAATAAACTATCAACTAATGAGCACCAACAGATTCAACTAGAAGACAAAATCTTAGCTCTGAATGAGGCTCAGATAAAGTTGATAAAACAAAAAGTTGATGGCATTAGTGCTGCAAATGCAATGGGAATGGATGCTTTTAAGAAGCGTTATGAAGACCTACAAAGTCTTGTAATGAATTATGATCATCAACCATTACCTTTAGTATTGAAGGATGCTAATTTAAATCAATGGGCTGCTAATGTACATACATTAGAACCAAAGTATATGTTCTACGTTGATAGCTATGCATTAGCTGATAAAGGTAGATGTATAGATAGACAGATCTGGATTAATCGAGATCTAGCTAAACACGGAGATTTACAGTTCATACTAAACAATGAACATTACAAACCTTCATTTGAATATCAAGAAACATTTAACTTTCTTGCTTCTGATGAGATAAGTATATTCACTGATGGAACTTTCACTCCAAAGACATTACAAATAATGTATATGCGTTATCCTGATTATATTAATAAAGAAGGATATATTATGTTAGATGGAACACCTTCTTTTGATCAAGACTGTGAACTTGAAACATATCTAGAGGATGAATTATTAGATTTAACAGTTCAAAACCTAGCAATGTATACTGAGAATCAATCTGCTGTACAAAATGCAGCATATAGGATTCAAACAAACGAATAAACTATTAATTTAAATAAATAAACAATGGCTGATTTTTCATTAACCACGTTATTCGTGGTGCCAGTAGGACAGACTGTTCTTCCTAGCTCTGGTTCGACACAAGATCTTACTGCAGGTCAAGTAGGTATCTTCAACAGCAATTATGCAACTGTTAACGCAGGAACTATTGCAGCATCTCCTTATTTCTACGTTGCACAAGGTAGAGCTAACACTTACTTGCAAGGATCTAAAAGATCTGACAAAATTGCTAGTAATGGTTCTAACGTAACTGAATGGTACAAAGTATCAGGAACTACAACTGCAAATGTTCAAGTTACAGATGTAACAGATTTTAATGTACAAGCAGGTGAGGATATCACTTTGACTTTACGTGCTCACTCAAGCTACTTGGATACATTGTACTTCAATGGATTTACACGTTCAGTAACTGTAGCTGCTGCATGTTTAGAGTGTGGTGGTGATCCATGTGCTAGTGTTGATGTAAATGCATTAATTGATGCTTTGATTGCAAAATTAGAAGCTCAAGCTCCAGGTACTAACCCTGACAACATTTCATTGAACCAATTTTATACATTTGAAAATGTAGGTGGTACAATTTTACGTATTACTGGTAAACCATTAACTGCATATGGACAACCATGTGATGTAGCTGCTTTTCCTTACGAATATGACAGAATGTATTTCCGTACTTTCGTATATGCTGGACCTGCTACAACTGCTGACTTTATTGTTGCTGACAACTGTAACATTGTTGCTACAGCTACTGTAACTCAAGAAGCTTCTTACCCAACAGGTGTATCTGCAGAGATTGCACAATTGGAGAAAAACTTCTACAGCTACCAAGCTGGTTACTTGAAACATTTATATAGAATGAATGGTTACAATGAGAACTTTGAGTCTTATGTAGCTGCTGGTATCGCTTATGATACATTTTATATCAAATTCAACGAGTACAACAAAGGTGCTTATGTATGGGGTGATTATATCCATGAAGATGCTACTGTAATTATTGCTGTTCCAGTTAACTCAATGCTTACAAGTTCTCTTCAAAGTACGTTAGAAGCTGCTTTAGGTGCTCTTCCAAGCCCTTCTTCAACTACTACTACTACTACAACTATGTAATCCATAGAAGGTAGAAAATTTTAACAATAACCTATGCCAGGGGAAAGAGGATAACTCATATTCCTCTGGCATATTTATTTAAACAACATGGCAGATTTAAAACTAGATATAATTGTAGTTCCTACATATAATGTATTTAACTTAGCAATTATGGATGCTTCTACATATCCTGATGATCCACCTTTGGTATCAGGTGCAACTATTGATATAGATGTACCAGGATTTGGTTTAGTAAGCTTACCATTCATAGTTGGTGAATTGAATATATTTACATCATCAAATCTTGGCATAAGTGCTGTTGGTGTGAGTGAACCTCTCCCTGATGGAATATATCATTTAAGATATTCTATTGCACCAGCTACAACTAATTTTGTTGAGAAAACAATTATTCGTGTAGATAAACTACAAGAGAAGTTTGATGAAGCTTTTATGAAACTTGATATGATGGAATGTGATAGAGCTATTAAGACACAAGCAAAAGTGGATCTTAATACTGTATATTTCTTTATTCAAGGATCAATAGCAGCAGCTAACAACTGTGCTGAGGTAGAGGCTAACAAATTGTACACTCAAGCAAATAAAATGTTAAATAACTTTATAAAAACCAATTGTGGTTGTTCAGGTAACAACTATCAAGTAAACTTTTACTAATATGGCAACTTGTAATTCATGTGGAGCTAATGTGGGATGTGGATGTAACTTAAACAAAAGTGGACAATGCGCAGCCTGTGCTTCTAAAGTAAATAAATAATAAATTATGTTATCACCTAGATTAACAAATTGTGTTGAGTGTTCAACTATACCAGTTTTATTAAACAATATAGATTGTAAACTTGCAGAGATGGCTAATAATTTATATAACAATGTTATATTAATGCTTAACCAACCTGTTCAAGGAAATACAATTATTGATCTATTGAACTACAGAAGAATACTTACTTTCAAGTATTGTAATCCAGATTATGCTGGATGTTATACAGTACCAATGATTGCTAGTAGAATTAAAATTCTAACAGCTGGATGTAAAACTATTCCATGTCAACCATGTATGGAACCACTTACAACAACTAGTACTTCTAGTACCAGTACCAGTACCAGTACCAGTACATCAACTAGTACAAGTACAACAACAACTACCACTACAACAGATCCATATTATTACTATATAGCTAATTTATATGCATGTCCTAATTGTGATACTCCTAGTGGTACTGATACAATAATTAAATCAGTATCTCCTTTAACTATTGGAAATTGGATTCCTTGGGTTAGTGGTGGTAATGTTTATATGTTCAATGTATTGTCTGTAACAAGTCCTTTTTATATGGCAACATTTATTGATGCTGGTGGAGAAATTACAACCTGTGGTTGTCCGACAACTACAACTACTACTACCACAATTGCAGGTCCTACTATTAACATAGGACTAGATGTATCATCTGGATGTAATATACTTACTCCAATTAGTGGAACATTTGATGGTGGTACTTTTTGTACTTCTTCAACTATAACTTCATTAGGACTTCCATTTAGTGATTATATAGGATCACCTGATACATATGTATCATTTTTTGTATCTGATGGTAGTGGTCAATATAGAGAGGTACTCAATCCTGCAATAGGTGAACATACAGCAACAATTATAGGACCTTGTTCAACTTGTCCAGTATAATAAATTAATAATATATAAATAAAAATAAAATGAGTTGTACCAATTGCTTTAATGGTTGTGCTGAAACAACTTCAGATCAATGTGTAAAATATACAGGAATAGACATTCCTGAATTAGGTATTGTCAAAGGTGACCCTTTAGCTGCTGTGTTGCAAAGTATCAATGATGCCATTATAGCGCTACAGATAGCTATTACAACAACAACTACTACCACTGTGGCACCAACTACCACAACAACTACTACTAGTGCTTAAAACCAAAGAATATGACAGTATTAATAACATTAACAACGGCAGGAACAGATTCTGGTCCTTTTAGTTTATATTCAAATCTAGATGGATTTGTTACACCATTTGAAACAGGTGTAAGTAGATTTGCATTAGAAGCTGGATATACATCTACACTTGTTCCAGATTTTACAGCCACTGTAAGAGTTAAATCTACAGGAGCATGTACAAACTATACAGATTTGCCTATTACAGGTACAACCACAACTACAAGTAGTAGTACCACTACAAGTACAACTACTATCCCTGCTTATGTGTTTAGTAATGGTACAATCTTAAGTAAAGCATCTAGTTCAGGAACTGTTACAGAAACTATAACAGGAACATTAACTGTAAACTCAGGACCTGCAGTATTTCATGCAAGAATAAATGTAAATACTGGTGATTCAGGATATGTTAATTTTACAGTGAGTGGTATTGATGCTAGTATAATTTCTAGATCTGGATCAGGTATTAGTGATGGTCCAAGTTTCTCTGTACCTGTAGGAGTATATTCTTATTCATTAAGAGTAGATGCAACAAGTGCACCTGTATTTACAGTAGTGACTGGAGAAATTGTATAATATATTTCAGTAGGTTTGTTGGTTTTCTTACTGAACATAATTCCTCAGTGTAATATTTTACACTGGGGTTTTTTGTTTTATAACTATTTTAGTTATAAATAATAACCTGTCTAATTAAAAATATTTGGAAAGTATAAAAACTATTCTTTATCTTTACCATATTTTTTAACTAAATAGCACTCTATATGTCTGAAAACCAAGCATTGTTAAATCAATTAGAAGACCTGCTTCGATTAAAAAGATCTAAAAAATTCTACGCTGAAAGACTTGGAATTACAGAATCTGAAGTAAATGATTTGTTAAAAGAATTGAAAGAACAGAATAACGAACCTCTACCAGAAGTTTATAATGCTGTTACAAAGAAAGTTAATATTGACAAAGGTACATTAGAAAGTACAATTGTTTCTGACTTTGATCCAAAGGATGATATTGAACTAGCCAAATTACATAAAATAGATCTTGACAAGTATGTTATTACAAACTACTGGTCTAAGATGTTACCAAGTGGGAAGTTTACTTCCTCAGTCTTCTCAAAAAGAAAACAAGCAGAAGATTATTCTCCCGAAGACTTTATCAAGTTTTTAGAAAACTACACACCTAGACCTCAATCAATATTTGCTGTTGATGTTGATAGTAGTAAAGAACATGTGAATGTTGAAATATCATTATCAGATTATCACTTAGCCAAAAGACATATTGATGGAGATAACAGTCCTGCTGAAAGAGCTAGACGTTATTTTAATGTTGCTGAGTCATTAATTAGAAAAGTGAGATCAATATATAACATAGACACAATTGTGTTCCCTATATCGAATGATTTCTTTCACACTGATAACTATCAACATCAAACTACAAATGGTACACCACAGGACACTATAATGGATTATAGTTCTGAGTATGAATTAGGATTTGATATTCTAGTTAGCACTATTAACATGTTGAAAAACAATTGTAGTAATGTAGAAGTTATATTAGTTCAAGGTAATCATGATAGAACTAAATCATTTTATCTTGCACATGCATTAGATGTGTTCTTCAAGAATAATTATGATGTAAGATTTAAAAGAGAACATAGTGTTGTAAAAGGAATAACATTAGGTAATACATTTATTGGTTGGCACCATGGCAACTGTAAAATAGAAGATCTTCCTTTATTATTTGCTACACATCCAGATTATAGTAAAGAATTTGGTAATGCAACATTTAGAGAAGTTCATACAGGTGATAAACATCACTACATGGCTAAAGAAATTAAGGGAGTAAGAATACAACAAATGCCTAGTTTATCAGGAACTGATAGATGGCATCTAGATAGTAATTATGTACATTCAGTACGAGCAGCCCTGGCTTTAGTTTATGATTATAAACATGGAAAGGTTTGCGAGTTTGAAGAAAGAATTTAAAAATGGCAACACTAAGAAAATTAGTATCGGATGTACGTTCAGTACATAAAATTTTATCCACTGACAGTTTGATAACTGACAGAGCTATTGCATCTGAAATTAGAAACAACTCTCTATTGTTAATCAAACGAGAAACTAATTTAAGAAAGCTCTGGGCAACTGATACTTTATTTACTACTATTCCATGTTTAGAGATGATAGAAGTACCAATCTCTGAATGCTGTGATTATGTAGATCCTTGCAGTATAGCAAGAACAAAATATAAACTCCCACGTATCTCTGAAGGAAACTATCAGTATGTTATACAGGGAGTTTACTCTATTAATGCAATGAGTGGTCAAGGAAAGAAATTGAAAGAGATTTCAGTTAATAGATATTTGAATCTATTAAAACTTCCTATTATTAAGAAAGAAGATTATTTCTGGATTTCTAATGGTTATTTGTATGTCACTAACCCATTGTTACAAGCTATACGATTTGTAGCATTCTTTGAAGAAGATGTTGATAATAACATCATGTATCCAGAATGTGGATGTGGAAGTGCACAATACACTACAGAACAAATCTGTCAGAATCCATTAGATAAAGAGTTTCCTCTTCCAGGATACTTAGAACAACAGGTTCTTGAATTAACATCTAAGAAGTTATTATCTACTTATTTTAATCTTAAAACAGATGTAAGTCAAGATAATGTAGATGGCCAAGCACCAAATGCAAAACCAAATAATTAATGAGAACAAAGATTGATTGGAGAAGTGCCAGTAAAGAAAACTATAATGACTTCTGTAAAAAGCATCCAACTATAAAGATTACATTTGATAACTGGAGAAACATTCTCTACACTTACAATGAATCATTTAAAGAGTATGTTTTAGAAACAGGAGAGAAAGCTAAGCTTCCTTATGGTTTTGGTGAGTTTTCAATCAATAAAAAGAAAAGAAGAAGATTAAAAGGAATAGATGGTAAGGAGTTTGTTAATCTTCCTATAGATTGGCAAAAGACAAAAGAAAAAGGTAAAGTGATTTACAATTTCAATTATCATACAGAAGGTTATTTCTTTGGATGGATGTGGTTTAAAACTACAGCTAGATTTAAAAACTCTGATCTTTGGTATTTTAAACCATCAAGACTTACATCCAGATTACTATCGCACTATCTTAAAACCAGCGACAAGTACCAACACATTTACAAAGAATGGAAACGCTAAACTATGAGCTACTACTATAAATATGATTTCGTATCACCAGAACCTGTCTATGCCACTGTAAAAGAGGAATTAAAATCCTATTTTGATACAGGAGCAGTAGATGATCTTTTATTCCCTACTTACTTGGACAAATGTCTTAAGAAGCTAGGTAGAACTACTTATGTAATTGCGGAAGAAACTCTTTATATAGAAGACTTCCAAGCAAGACTTCCAGATAACTTTTATGCTGTAAGAGAAGCTTGGATGTGTACAGAGATTCCTCAGTACCCATATCAGTCTGCTAACTCATTCTATTCACAAGCAGCTAGTGCTACAACTATTCAAGTTAGTCCTATTGTTTATGGTGGAAATCCATGTGATAATCCATGTTCTAATCCTGAATGTCAACAATGTGATTGTAATGGTGCATGTATGCCTTTATTAGCTCAAGCTGTATACAAAACAAATACACAGACATCTAGATCATTTAGACTTGAGTATTTACTTAAACCAGGTAATATTTCTGCTAAACAACATTGTGGTGTAGAATATACAAATAACTGGGAGTTCTATCAAGATGCTCCTCCTGTACATGAGTTTACTCCAGGATCTGCAAGTTATGATTCATTTGATGTTAGAGATAATAAACTTGTAACTAATTTCAGAAATGGAATTGTACATTTAGTATTCTATGCTACAGAATACGATCAAATAGGAAATCAAATGATTCCTGATAACTATCGTATTAGAGAGTATGTAGAAGCATTCATTAAATACAAAGTATTTGAAATGTTAACTAACCAAACTGTTGATGAAACATTCAATCAGTTACAACAAAAGTTAGTTTACCATAAACAGCTATATGAAGAAGCATTCATCATGGCTAGTATTGAAATCAAGAAACAAACTGCATGGGAAAAACAAAGACGAGTTAAAAATGACTTGAATAGGTTTAACATGTACGAACTACCAAATAGAACTAATAGATACGGTAGAAGAAGAAATAATTAATTAAGTTATGGCAAATAACACAGAAGATACAACTCCTCAAGGAAACATCAGACAAGAGTATAAGAATGCCACTGTAGGTTTAAACTTGGACCAAACTGTTAATCAGATTAAACCAGGTACACTTACATATGCATTAAATGCTGCTGTTGAAAACTTTGATGCTAACTCAATTAATTACCAAAATGAACAAGGTAATGAGTTTTGTTTGCAGTTTCCTGAGAATCATGTATTAATTGGTACATATTTTATTAGTGAACAAAACAAACATATTTTCTTTTTAGTAAATCCTACTGCTGACAATTATAGTTGTGAGATTGGATTCATGGATAATAATGATTGTATTTATCAAACACTTGTATCTGCTACTTGTTTAAACTTTCAAGTTGATCATCCTATACATAAAGTTGTACATAGAATTACAAATTGTACAACAGAGATATATTGGACAGATGGGTTTAATCCTAGAAGATATTTAGATATAAATAATATTCCTTATAAGTTAGCTTCAGGAAGTCCTTTATGTAATCCTATATATTCAAATGAATTAGATTGCAATCAATTAAAGATGCAACCTAATTTTGATATTCCTCAATTAGAAGTAGATAAAATTACTACTGGAGGAAGTGTTACTGCTGGTACATATCAGTTTGCTGCACAGTATTCTGATGCATCTGGTAATGGATATACATCATTTTACTCTGTTACAAATCCAACACCTGTTGCTGACATACATATTACATCTCAAGATTTTAATTATCCTGTAGGTAAATCTATTGTTGTTAATGTTTCACATTTAGATTTAACAGGACAATTTCAATATTTTAATCTTGCTGTAATTAAAACAGTAAATGCAATTACATCAGTAGAGCTAATTGGTACATATTTTATTGATGGTGAAAATAGAAAGATTACTTATACAGGGCAGATTGTAGATAACATTCGTTTGTCTATTAATGATATCTTTGAAAAGTTTCCATACTATGATGTTGCTGAAGACTTAACTGCTGTACAAGATATTCTTGTATGGGATGGTCTTAAGTCTAATGAAAGAGTCAGTTATCAAAAGATAGCTAATCAAGTTTCTTTATTATGGGAAACATATAAAATTCCTAACACTGAAAATTATGCAAATGAATTAAATGCTACAAACTTACGTGGATATCTACGTGATGAAGTGTATGCATTTGAAATTGTATTTCTTTTAAATAATGGAATGCAAACAGATGGATTCCATATTCCTGGTAGAGTATCTACTCCATCAGATAATGATCCTATTTATGTAACTGATCCAGATTTTATTGGAGAACCTATCACTGGACATAATTATAATTATCGTTGGACAGTATATAACACTGCTACAGTAATTGGAACTGCTACAGGAGAAAAGATAGGAAATGCCACTCCATATCAATATGGTAACTTTGCTTATTGGCAATCAGAAGAAAAATACCCTTGTGATGAGAATATATGGGGAGATCTTGCAGATCAACCTATTAGACATCATAAGTTTCCAGATGTATTAGTATCACCTATATATGAATCAAAAACATTTACAGGAAAAGATACAATGGAGATGGGTAATGATGCTGTCTATCCTATTGGTGTTAAGATAAATACAGAACAAATTAAATCATTAATAGATTCTTCAAATCTTACACAAGATCAAAAAGATAGTATTGTAGGATTTAAAATTGTACGTGGTGATAGATCTACAAATAAATCTATTATTGCAAAAGGTATTCTTAGAAACGTAGGAAAGTATACAAGAGAAAATCAAGACTATTACTATCCTAACTATCCATATAATGATCTTAGTGCAGATCCTTTCTTAAATACAACTAATAATGCTTGGACACAGTTGTGTACAGCATTTGAAATAAATGTTTTAAAATTTAATCTTCCTGAAGATAATCCTACATATTTAGAAGTTAAGTATACAGATTGTAATACTAATAAAACTGCTTCTATAAAATATGATACATTAGGTTTGAAATCATTATGTTCTATAGGTGTTCCTGTTATACAAGGAATTGGTCCTAAGAATAAAATGGATATGGTAAATGGTGGATTATATGTTCCTGCTCCAGATTGTATTGGTACAGTTGGTTATGCAGAATATGATGTTTATTACATTGCTACATCAGGATCACATGCAGGATGGAAAGCACAGTGGAATGATCCTATCTTAGGAGTTACAGAAGTGTGGCTTCCTGGAGGATTATTTGGTGGACGTACATATGTTATTCATACAAGAGTAGGTACTGTTCCTCAAAACATAGATGGTAGTTCTTATTATGTAATTGATAAAACTGGTGAGGTTAGAACTACAGCATGTAAAGCTACATATCCTCAACCAGCATTAATTACAGGAGATACATTAGGTAATAGACAAATATTCAATTCACCTGAAACATCTTTTGGTCAACCGTTCTTAGGAAACATTCTTAAATTAGAAAATGTAATGTTTGGTCAAGGTGTTGCACACTTTGTTGAAGTGAAAGGTAATGCTAAATATAAGTTACTTACTAAAGAAGCTCAAATTGATGCACTAGATGCATCCAAAGCATTAGGAGCTGTTACTTCTACATTTAATGCATCTGCAATGTTTGCTGCATATCAATCATATCTTACTATTTACATAAATGGTATTACAAGAAAGAACTATGCATATTCATTCAACTCTATAGCTGATTATAATTATAGTGTAGGTATTCCTAATGATACAGGAGTTAAACAAAGAGTTTTAGAAAACTCTGCTAAATATTTAATTCCAGGTGTACAATCAACAGGATCTGGAACTAAAGATTTTCCAATTAATAATTATCAAAGAGAATCATCTGTATATTTAAAAACTACTGAAGATAAATCTACATTACCTTTTCCAAGTGATAGTCCATATATGGTATCTGGAGGAACTTCTATATTAACAGAACGTTCTAGATTTACAATATCAGATATAGGTAATTGTTCTACTCCGGCTAAAGAAGAAAAGATACAAGTAGTATCTTACTATGCTTCATTGAAAAATACATTTGTTAATCAATGGGGACAGATCTATTCATATAAAACAATTGATACAGGATTTCAAAGAATGTTCAATGTAACAACTCCTTTACCTAATGTGGTATTTGGTGGAGATACATTTATTAGTAGATTTGCATTCAAAACAAAACTACCATTCTTTATTGATAATAGAGTTAATGCTCCTGATGATTCAGATATATTCTATGATGAGATTGGTAACATAGCCTATCCTAAATTTTGGCATTCTGCTAGATCTATTTTACAAGATTATAGTGGTGATACAGGAGGTGCATTACCTGCAACATTATCAAACATCATTTCATATAAAGCTCATAATTTTGATTGTCCTAATAGTCAAGAACCTGGACCAACATCAACTCCTCCTGTTCCTGCACAAGACAATCCTAATAGAACATTTTATGATGGATATTTCTATTTGTTTGCATATGGTATTCCTAACTTCTATTGTGAGAGTTCTTACAATACAGATCTTAGACAAGCATTTAATAATAGAGAAGGAGACTTCTGGCCACATGTAAGTAATAATATTCCTGATAACTGGGTACAAGAAAACTTTGTATCTATTAATCAAGATAATACTTACTATTATAATACAACATATTCAAAACAAAATAAAGAGGATAACTTTTCACATCTTCCTCCAGACTTTGATCCAACTAAAGCATGTTTTACAAATTATCCATTTAGAGCTATTTACTCAGATCTTCAATCAACAGATGCTGATAATAGAGTGAATAACTGGTTAATCTATAGAGCAACATCATATTTTGATTTTCCTCAAAATTATGGCCAACTTGTATCATTAGATGGTATTCAAAATAAAGCTGTATTAGCTAGATTTGAAAACAAGTCATTAATGTATAATAACTTGCTTACAGTGGATACAAGTAATCCACAAGCAGCTTATTTAGGTAACCCTAATTTATTTAGAGGAGCACCTCCTATTGACTTTGCAGAAACAGATCTTGGGTATGTAGGAAGTCAGAACAAGTTCTTCTTAAAGATTCCTAATGGGCAAATAACTATTGATGCTAAAAGAGGACAAGTATTCTTAATAGAAGGTACACAAGTTCAAGACTTGTCTGCTTTTGGATTAGGAATGAATAGATTCTTTACGGATCACTTAGCATTTGAAATACTAAGATATTACCCAGAAGTAGATACTGATAATCATTTTAATGGTGTAGGACTTCATGGTGTATATGATAGTAAGTTTGATAGAGTAATAATTACTAAACTTGATTATATTCCTTTATATGCTAACATTTTTTATGATGCTGCATTAAAAGAATATTATATAGAAGAAGATAATATTAGAACACAAGTATTTCTTACAGATCCTGATTATTTCTGTAATAAGTCTTGGACAGTATCATTTAACTTTACAACTAAGAGTTGGATATCATTCCATAGTTATATTCCTAATTTCTATATAGGAGAAAACAATTTCTTCTATTCAGGAATTAATGGATGTTGTGATGAGTTTGATTTTGTTGCAGGACCTTTAGTACCTGGACCAACAACTACAACCACTACAACACATGTATTAAATTGTACTATTGCAGGAACTGCTCGTGTACCTAATTGTAATTTAGATGGAACAGCTATTGAAATAGTTCCAACCACTACAACTACAACATCTAGTAGTACAACTACTACCACAACTACAGTTTATTTTAACTGTGCATCTGTTACAGCAGTTACCACTGCAATGTCGCAAAATGTTACATATTTAGATTGTGATAGTGTGGAACAATCAGTAGATTTTAGTAATACTAGTGTAGACTTCTGTGCAACAGAAATTATAAGTCATACATCAGAAGTAGAAATAACAGTTAATGGACCTTGTCTACTATAAATAAATAATATGTCACAAACAATAAACATAAAATTGACAAAGGTTGGTCCAGTTGCTGGGCCCTTTGTCATATATGATCAAGTTAATAATATCATCGCTAACAATGTATCTAAACAATCATTGATAAGTGGTGTGACATACGTTGTATCTAATTCTGTTACATCTATAAAAATAAACTCTATTGGTGATTGTACATTTTCTAAAACACACGTAATAGCTCCAATTGCAGATAACTATTATAACACTCTTGTTGCACAAAGACTTGTTACAGGATGTGTATGGAGACATTTAACTAATATACAGTTGTATAATTCATTCTATGGAATTACAGCACCGTATATGATTGAGTATCCATTTGCATATCAGTACCAAGATGAAATATTACAAAACGTAAAAGATTATTCTAAAGCCTATAAATATCTTCCTATTCCAGATGGTGTATTTAATTATAACACAAAAGTTGAAACAAACGATCATTGGTTTAACAAAGCTATTTTATACAATGGGCAGCAATCATCAGGATTACTTGAACTTGTTGCAAAGCCTTTACATAATCTAAAAGAATATATGTCTTATCCAAAATTCAATGTTGATAGTAAAACTATCACTTATACTAAGAGTGATAACTTTTATCAGTATAATACATTTTGGGCATTACAGAAAAGTTCACAAGATGTGTTATTCAACACTCCTTGTACATCTCTATCATACGATAAAGTTATTAATGAAGACAATATGGACTATGGCACCAGATCATTCAGAAAAGCCCCTCTAAGAGCAAAAGAATTAAAAGTGAGACATATACTTGATAATACAAATAACATTCATATAGTGTCTCAATTCATATTAACACCTGCACAAATAAGTTATAAATAATGGCAAAGGGTTGGTTAGACAATTTCGGTAAAGAAGATAATTATAATGATTCTCAAGCTTCTGCTCCTGAAGGATTTCAAGGGGATGGATATAGTAATGTAGGTAGAAACTATTCTCCTGCATGGAGAGGACAGTTTCAGAAAGGTGGTACAGTTTTTTTACAACCAACTGATTCAAAATTACCATGGGCATATAATAATAAAACTAAAGATTATAATTCAGAAGTTGCTATGTCAATAGGTGGTGAAAATGGAGAACCTGCTTATTTAATTCCTACATTTAAAAAAGGTAAGTTTTTAAAAGATCCAATTAAAGAATATAAAAAAACAGGAGAACATTTAGGTGGCCCATTTAAAAATTGGCAAGATGCAGATAAATGGGAACAAGAAGTGAGACATCCTGCTGTAGAACAACATAGATCTATTATACCTTATACGTATAGTAATATGCAAATGGGTGGTAATGTCTATCCAGTTAATTATGTTCCTCAAGCACAAATGGGAGGAAGTCTTCCAGGAGCAACAGGAATGATGTATGCTAGAACAGGTGCTCCTAGTAAAGGTCCACGTAGAAATCAAACTGATGTTACAGATGCTTCTGCTCAGAATGGTAAAGAAATGCAATATTATCAAGAAGGATTAGATTTCAAACCAAAGACTATTAGTAGAGATGGATCTGTAATTAAAGATGATCTTGGGCAATGGGCTCATCCAGGAGAGATAACAGAAATAGGAAGTAATAATATTACTATGGAAGGAGTTCCTTATGATGTACTAGGTATATCTGATACAGGAGATACTAAACTTATGAAACCAGGTAAGAACTATAAGTTTAAGGGTAAAAAAGTGACTGAGTATCCTATGGCTAAAAATGGTGTAAATCAACAAGATGAAAAAAGCTTGCAACAATTAGATCAATTAACTAACTTTACAAACTACAATACCAAACAACCAGGTGGCTGGTTAGATACATTATAATTATGAAAGCACAAATGTTAAAACTGGCAGGTGTAAAAACTGAAGCTGCCTTTTACAAAAAGTATCCTACACAAGAAGCATTTATGAAAGTGCATGGTAAAGCTTTTAAGAAAGCTCAGATTGGTACTTATATTGGTGGTGAAGCTACTGCTGCACCAAAGCCAATTAACTTTAATGATGCTTACGATCAAGCAGATCTTTCTATTACAGGTAAGACAGGTAAGATGCGTCAAGAAGAAGCTAATAAACAAGCTACTTTAGCTACTCAACAAAAACAATCACAGGGTGGTGGAGATATATTTAGTCAAATAGGTGGAGCACTAGGTAATCTTGGTGAAGTATTTGCTGCTGAATATGGTACACATATTCCTAAAGCTCAAATTGGTAGAAATCTTACTCCTATTGGTCAAAATCTTACACCTGCAGGAATGGTTAATGTTGGACCACAAGTAGGACAACCTCAAGTATTTAATACAGGTACATTACCAAATCAAGTTAATCCTGGACAATCAGCCACTATGGGTGCAATAGGAGACGCTATTGGTAAATATGCAGGGCCTGTAGGTGAAGTTATTCAAGGATATGGAGCACTTAGAGCAGAAAGACAACAGTTAAAAAGTGCTCAACAAACACAACAACTTAGTGATCTTGCATTGAAAGCATCTAACACAAGACCTGAAAAAACACAAAGAAGATATGTTCGTCCTGAAGATATGGTTACTACAGGTAATCAATTATCTCCTTCATATGGTACAGGAACAAATATTCTTGCTCAAGATGGTGTAACTGTATCTGGAAAACCTGTAAGTAAAAAAGATATTAGAAAAGAAAAAGATTTAGTTAAAGTATTACCAAACTCTAGTCTTTATCCAGAGGATGAGGCTAATTATATACGTACTACAAAATCATTAGAAGGTTTAGGTAAAAGAAGTAAACCATTAGAACAACAAGCTACAAATGAATTTGTTGATTGGTATCAACATCCAGAAACATTAAAACGTTTTGGTGAAAATACAGGAATGGATCCTGCAAGATTACAAGATTTTGTAGGTAAAGCTTTAAGAACTCCTATGCGACCTGCTAAAGAAGATGATTATTTAACTTCTGAAGATAATGCTAAATGGAGAAGTCCTTTTTGGCAAGATCAAAACTATAGAACGTTAAATAAAAATACAGGAGAAATATTATACCAACCAAATCTTGAAAGTACATATGGTTTAGAAAAAACAAAAAATATACTAGCACATGAATTAGGTCATGCTTCTAGTTTAGATGAATTATTAGGACCTAAGTTAATGGGTATATTAGGAGAACCTACACATGTATTTAAAAAAGAAAAAGCATATATAGGTAGTCCTAATGAAGCATATGGTAACTTTCATGAGTTTAGAAAAAATTTAGGATTAAAACCTGGTCAAAAGATAGATGAGTCTACATTAAAAAAATTAACTAAGAAAAAAGGATTAGATCAAGAAAGATTTTATAGAGCATATAGTCCTGATAAAATTACAAAAGCTATTAACACTATAGCATACAATCCTAATAATAATGAGGATGTAACATATGCACAAGATGGAGCAGAGATTCAAAATACATATGCTCCTAATAATCTTTATGATGATCTTGGTTACGAACCATTAGAAGATTCTAATGAAGTAAAACAATATCAAAATGGTGGTTATGCAAATTCACAAGATTATTATAATAAAATAATAAATGCAGGTCAAAGTACAGGTATAATATCAGGAGGAAATGTTCCTTGGGATGTTATTGGTAATTTTGGAAGTAATGTTGGTGGTGCTATTGTAGGACAAGATGCAGGTGCTGGAATTGGAGGAACTATTGGTGGTACACTAGGAACTGCTTTAGGTGGTCCTCTTGGCGGTGCTATTGGTAAAACACTTGGTACTGTTGCTGGTGGTTTGCTTGATACTAATGATAGAGATATGAAGAAAGCTCAAAGAGCTACAAGTAGAAATATGCAAGGTATGGCTTTTGCTAATAGTGTTCAAGGAGTACAAGGACAGAATGCTGCATATATGGAAGATGGAGGATATGTATCTAATGATTGGACTCCACAAGTAATTGCTAAGTTTGGTGATCACTCTCCAGAAGATGTGTATGATTTTGCACATGAAGGAATGGATTCATTAAGAGCTGGTGGTCATTTGAAAGAATATAGAGATCCTAGTGAAAGAGCTATGCAAACATATGCTATGGGTGGTGAACTTAAAACTCATTGGGGAGGTCATATGGAAGAGATGTCTGAGAATCCATATCTACCTGATGGTGGTGTAACTTATATGCCTCATGGACAATCTCATGAAGAAGCTGATAGTAATGGTAGAACAGGTATTGGAATCACTTATGGAGATAATCCAGTTGAGGTGGAAAGAAGAGAACCTATTATGAAACTTAAAGATGGATCTACAGGAGAAGATAATCTTGTAGTATTTGGTAATCTAGAAATTCCTAAATATGGTGTAGAGCTATTAGGAGATAAAAAAGCAAAAGGAATGAAGTTTAAAAACTATGTATCAGATCTTTCTAAATCTGAAACAAAACAAAATAAAACAATTCAAAAGTCTACTGATGAGTTAGATTCATTGACACCAATGGATTCATTTGATAAACTTAAACTTTCTGGATTACAAGCTAACATATTAGGTGGTAATATGAAACTTAAAGAGATTGCTGATACTAAACATAAAGCTGCAGCTTTACAAAATGCTATCAATGATACAGCAGAAGAGTTTGCTCTTGATGCAGATCATTTAGCTAAGGGTAGAGTAAAAACAGCTAAGATGGGTGGTAAGTTTTCAAAAGCTCAAGATGGTATTGATATGAATGCTGGAGAATTAGATGAAGTAAAAATTCCAGTAAAGAAAATTGATTATATGAGAAAGGCATTAGATAATACTCTTAATCCTATAGATATAGTTGAACCTGATATGACTCCTCAAGGATCTGCAATTCCAGAATCAGCAGGAAGTCCTATGAATATGTATCAAGCTCCAGTTAAAGGTCAAAATAATACATTTCATAATTATTCATGGATTGATGCAATTAATAATATTGTGCCTAGTTTAAGACCATCAAATGCTGAAGAACTTAATGGTAGACAATTACTTGGAGAAATGTATGCATTGTCACAAAATCAAGAAGAGCCTGTACAAGCACAACAGTATTCTCCACAATTAGCTAGTCCTTATTCAATTTCTTTACAAGATCAAATGAATGAGATTACAGCTCAAACAAGAGCTGCTCAAAAAATGGCTCATGGTAATCCAGCTGCACAAGCTGCTATTGCTGCACAAGCATATGAAGCTATTAATAAAGTGAAAGGTGAAGAATTTAGAATGAATCAAGCATTGGCTGATAAAACCTATACAGGAAATATTGCAGCTATGAATGATGCTAAACTTAAAAACTTAGGAATCCTTGATCAACAATATGCTAGACAAGCACAAGCTAAATCTAATACTAAAGCTGTTACACAAGCTGCATTAAATTCTATCTCTGATAAATATGCTAAGAATGCATTAGAGAATAAAACATTGAAAACATATGAGAATATGTACAATTATAGATATGATGCAAATGGAAAACTAATCAATATGAATGGTTTAGCTCAATTTAGTCCTTATGGAAGTGCATCAGGTAAAGGTGCAAAAGATTTACCAGAAGGTTATGAGTATATTTATGATAAAAATAGTAGACCTATTGATGTTAGAAAAACTCCAAAAGAAAAAGCTAAAAATGGATCTATTGTTAAATCAATAAAAAATCTATAACTATTTTAATTATAAAGAATTAACTAAATACATTATGTGGTATTGGATAATATAATTATTCATATTACATTTGTTAAATAATAAAACGCTATGGCAAGTTTTACAGACAATCCTCAACTTCTTACAAACTTTAATCCTTACGTGCAGCAGCTACCAGTAGATGCTATGCGTGAGGTTGGTATGTATAAACAAGCTAAGTATGATGAGGGTGTACAAAAGATACAAACAGCAATTGATAATGTTGCAGGACTTGATATCATGAATGATGCAGATAAAGGATATTTGCAATCAAAGCTTAATGATTTAGGTAGCAATCTAAAAACTGTAGCAGCAGGAGACTTCTCTAATTTCCAATTAGTTAACTCTACAGCTGGTATGGCTAATGCTGTAGCTAATGATAAAAATATTCAAACTGCAGTTTTATCTACAAGTAATGTTAGAAAAGGTCAAAAAGAATTAGATAAAGCTAGATCTGAAGGTAAGTCTTCTCCTCAAAACGAAGACTTCTGGAATACTCAAGTTAATGAATATTTGCAAAAGAAAGAAGTTGGTCAATCATTCACTGGTCGATATGATCCATATATTGATTTAACTGAAAAATATGCAAAGGTTGCTAAAGATGTAGAGGCTGTTGATTATAGTTATGATCAACCATATAAAACTAATGCTGATGGATCTTTAAAATATTTTGCTAAAGATAAATCAGGTAACCTTGTAGAAACTACAAAAGATAAAGGTCAGCCTGTATTAGATGATGCAATGAAAAGAATTACTAAAAAAGGTAAATCTGCTCAAACTATTCTTAATAACTTTCTTAGTTCTACATCTGAAGCTGATAGAAAACAATTGCAAATCGATGCTGCATATCATTATAAAAATGCTACAGCTGATACATTTAAAAAGGATATATTAGATGTAGCATCATTAAAAAAGAAACAAGCTAATGATCATGTTGTAGAACTTACTGTAGCATTGAAGAACCCAAAAATTCCAGATGCTGATAAAGCTGCAATGACTGCTGAGTTAACTGATCTACAAACTAGAATAAATGAAGGGTCTTATGAAAAGGAAGCAGCTAGTTTATTAACAGACTTACAAGATCCTAGTAAACTAAAATCATTTGCTGATAAAGTTTATACACAAAAGTATTTAACTAATCTTGCTCAAGATAAATCTACAGAATCATACAAAGAAGAACTTTTAACTAATCCATATGCACAAATGCTTATGGAAAAGAAAAAGTTTCAATTTGAAGTACAAAAAGAAAATGTTAGAGTTAATGAGTGGAATACTGATCATGCTTTTGACATACTTAAATGGAAAACTGAAAGAGCAGATAAACTTGAAGAGAAGTTAGAAAAAGCTAGAGAAAAATTAGGAGCTGAACCTATTACTAATGAAGGTGCTTTAAGAACAGATCTTCCAAAAGTTACATCAGCAGATATTAGTTCTAAGATAAATTCTAATAATACTCAATTAAAACAATTAGATTCTCAATTTTTATCACAGAATAAAAACTATACAAAGAAACAATTAGATGCATTTGCAGATAAATATGACACAGATCCTAATAGTCTTGATTTAAAAGATAATGATCTTAGATTATATTTGAATCAAAGAAGAAGTATAGATCATGATAACATCCATAACTACTCTTTATTAAAAGGAGTTAATGATGCAACTGCGCACATAGATAAAGATATTGATACTAGATTAAAATCTTATGGTGGTGTAGTTGATAAAAATGGTAAAGAATTATTTAATTCTAAAGAATTATATTTAGTAAATAAGAAGTTAGAAAAACTATCTAAAGTTACACAAGTTTATGATCCAGTTAGTGGTGGAAATAAAAATGTATTAAAGTTTGATACAAAAGGTGCTGAAGCAGTTTTAAATCAATATAGAGGTACTAAATATGAAACTATAGCTAGAGCTTATATAAATCATAATACTGGAAAACCATTAAGTTATTCAGAAAAAATTGTATATAATAAAGCTAAACAAATTAGTGAACATGCAGCTCCAGTTGTAAGTGGATTAATTAAACAAAAACTAGATCTTGAATCAAGTTACTTGACAAACAAAATGCCTGAAAGTTTCAGTATGTCAGGAACATTAAATAAAACAAACAAACTAGATATGCAACATACTGATGCATTGATATCAGATTCAATGAATCCTGCATTAGGAATGTTAGATTTAGAAAAATCAAAAGATTTTGATCCAGCAACTGTAAGTAAATGGAAAACTGAAAAGAAACCATTAGACTATAGAATAGTAAAAAATTATGATGGTAGTGGAGAATTAATTATTCAAAATGGTACAGAGATACAAAAGATACCAATGACACCTGAAACATTTAATAATTATTATCCTCGATATGCTCAAACAAATCCAGTTACTAGAATCAAAAGTATGATATTAGCATCTCCAGGAAATACAACAAATATTAATAAAAGAGGAGATGCTGTCAATGCACAATTTACAGGATATGATGTTCCCTTATTGAAAGGAACTAATTATGCAAAAAATGTAAGATTTGATATTGAAGGAGCTAAAAGTAATACAGGTGGAAAAATAGATAACTATCAAGTTAGACTTTATGCCTTTGATGGTAAAGTGTGGCATAGTAGTGTCATCAATCAACAAGGATACATAGGAGAAGAGCAAATACAAGATGCTATAAATGGTATCGGTATGGATCTCGTTAATTATACATTAAAACATTAATTATGCCAATTTTTGACAACGAACTTATAAACAATACTTCAAATAGAGGTGCAGCACCTGAGAGACCTTATTTAGCTTCTCCTGATACACTTGAAGTAGATGTTAATATTAATCCAGTACAGGGAGGTAATATAGGTGGTAACAACATTAGTAGAAAAGGAATGAGTATTGATGAGATGTCATCATTAACACATGCTCCTTCTAAAGGTTCTACTTTTAGTTCTCCTATGGGAATGGCTAGAAGAAGTGAGTTGATTGATAACCAACGTTATCCAGTATATCAAAGAGGTGTTGATCTTGAGAATATATATGGATTACAACAAAGTGCATTTACACAACTAGGACATAGTCTTATTAAAACAGGAATACGTGCTGCAGGTACATTTGCTCAGAGTTTAACTAATATTCCTAATGCTATATCAGCAGCTAAGAATGCAGATAGTTCTAAATTAGCAGGTGATCCAAATGGGTATGAAGGTGGTATAGATCATTGGGTTAATAATTTTGAAAATACTATACCAAACTATTATAGTAGATATGAAAAAGAACATCCTCATTTAGCAATGATTCCTGGATTTACAGGATCTGCTAATTTTTGGGGAGAGAGTGTTCTTAAAAACTTAGGATTTACAGCTGGAGCAATTGCTGGTGCAGCTATTCAAGATCTTGCTGTTGGAGTATTGACAGAAGGTATTGGAGAAATTCCATTAGTGGCTAGCCAGATTGGCAAAGCCTCTTTGTGGTTTAATAAAATCCTTAGTGGTACTAATGATGCAGAAAAAGTTCTTGATATAGCAAAAGCTGCTGGAGCAGGACAGAAAGCATTACTTAGTGCTGAGTCATTAGCTCATGCTGCTGCTTATACAAAAGTTGCTAATGGTTTTAGATATGGTACTAGTTTACTAGGATCTGCTATGACTGAAGCAGGTGTTGAAGGTAGAGATAGTTATGAAACAGTTAAAAAGACTTTATTAGAAAATTATAAGTTAGATCATCCAGGAGAAGAGATTACTGCTGAGGAAGCTGGTAAGATTGAAGAGTATGCTACTAATGCTATGAATACTAGATTTGGTATTAACATGGCATTACTTACTGTTTCTAATGCTATTCAGTTTGATAACTTATTCAAATCTTTTAGTAATGCTGAAAAAGGTGTAGTGGGTTCACTTACTAAAACTTTAGAAGATACTGGTAAGATAGGATTGAAAGAAGGAAGTCTTGATGTATTTGAAAAGAAAGGTGCAGCCAATATATCAGAAAAAATCTGGGATGTAGTTAAACCTAAATTAACAAATGTATTATCTGAAGGTGTGTATGAAGAAGGTGGTCAGTTTGCTGCTGAGAAAGGTACCTATGATTACTACACTAGAAAATATAAAAATCTTAATAATCCTGAGAATAAAAAAAGCTGGGATGCATTAAATGAAACAATGCATTCAACTGCTTATGGATTATCAGAACAATTTAATACTACTGAAGGTATAGACAATATGCTTATCGGTGGACTTACTGCTGTTATTACAGGAGGTATTCAAGGTAAGATTGATAACATTAGAGGTAATGGTAAAGATGCTCGTTTAACCTCTTCTATCAACATGCTTAATAAGTATGGACTTACTGGTATTCTTTCTAATAAATATGACAATACATTAAACTCTATTGGTATAGCAAAAGAAATGGAAGATGCTGCCAATAGTAAAAATATATTTAAGTACAAGAATTTAAAACATGATATGTTTTTTAATTTTGTACAATCTCGTATTCCTTCAGGAATGCATGATGTAACAATTGACCAATTAACAATGTTAAAAGATCTTTCTAAAGAAGATTTTGAAAAAACATTTGGTATGGATTTTAATACATCAAATAAAAAAACTGTAGATGGTTATGTAGATACATTAATTGATGAAGCTAATTCTATTAAAGAAACAACTGATGCAATTAATAATACATATAAGAATCCATTTAAGTTTACAGTGGATCCTAAAAATGAAGATGATCATTCAGAAAACTTAAAATATAATACATTTGAATCTTGGAAAACAGATTTATCATATTTTAATTCTGTAAAAATTGATTCAACTGATAGACTAGCATCTATACAAAATGATTTAATTAATATAAATCCAATGTTGACAAATGCTGGATTAGCTGATATATTAGATAAAGAATCATTAACTGATTTAGCTAAATCATATGAAGAAGAAGCAAATCGTTTGAATAATACAATTACAGAATATACAAGTAATACTGATAAAAAAGCTACTAGAGCTCAAGTAAAAACATTACGTACTAATTCTGAAAAGATAAATATTGCTTTAGGTAAAAATGATCTTGACTTAAAAACATTTCATTCATTATTGAATTTTGAGTTGAATAATCAAGATGCTACTAAAGATGATATTGTAGGTTTAGATAAAGCTCCAGATTTATATAATCTAGGAGCTGATGTTGTTCAACATAACTTAAGAAAAAAACAAGCTATAGAATCATTTAATAATCTTTCTACTAAGGAAGGATTTGATAAATACTTTAAACAAGCAGATAACATTGCTAATGATGAAGTAGATGAAGAAGACTTGTTTCCTCAAAATAAAAAAGAACCTACATTTGTTAATGATTCTAAAGAAAGAGAAAAGTTAGAAGTAGGTAGAGAATATACAATTGATAAAACTAAAAGAGTCAATGTAAGAAAGATTGCTGATGATAGATATCAAGTAACAGCTCCTGATGGAACTGTATCATTTCATAAGACAAAAGAATCTGCTCAAGAAGAAGCTAAAGACTTATCTGGTGAGAACACAAACTTATCTAAAGTTAAAGTGATTGGTATTACAGATGAAGGTCTTGTTAAAGTGGAAGATGTTAATGGTGATATATTAAATATTGATCCAAAAAGATTACGTGGATATAGAAGTATTGAAACTCAAGAAGAAAAACTTGCAAAAAATAAAGAACAATTAGATAGAGAACAAACTGAAATTGAAAAGAACTCTGGAACTGTAGCAACAGTTGATACATCATCTACTGCTATTCAAGAAGAAGGAAAGTTAAAATCAATATCAAAGTTATTTACATCTAGTACAACTGCATCTGAAGATTATAGTGATCCTACACAATCTGCAGCACATATAACTCGTTCTAGATCTTTCTTGAATAAAGTTAAATCATTTAAGAATAGAAGTAATATAAAAGCTATCTTGGTTACACCTAATCAAGTAAATGCACTTGGTCTTACTGGTCTTGTGCAAATGTCTTATGGTGTTATTTTAGAAACTCCATTATCAGATATTGAGAATGTTAATGATATAGATAAAGGATTTGTAGCTCAAGTATTTATTGTACAAGAGAATGGTAAGAATTACTTTATATCAGAAGATGGTAAAAAGTTATCTGAAGTGGGAGAGCAAGTTGATGTTAATCAAGTTGTTTTTCAAACTATGCCTACTACATCATTATATTATGATAATGGAACTCCTAGATTTAGAAGTGATGAAGAAGCAAAAGCTGAATCATATTCTAATGCATGGAAAGAATATAGATCTCAATTATTCTCTTCTCCAGATAATGACTACCGTATATTTGATTTTAATGTATCGAGAGGTATTCCTAATATAGAAGATGATGCTGCAACAAATCAAGTTGGTGATATATTGATTCCAGAATCAAAAATTAATTCAGCAGAAGGCTTAATTACAATCTCTACAACGGGAGCAATTGATCACAATGGTGAAGCAATCAACTTTCCTGTAGGTGTGCCTGTATTACAATATGGTGATACATTACAGTTCTTGAATAATAGAAGATTTAATGATAGAGAAGCTAAAGGTGTTTTCCAAACAATCAAAGCTCTTGCTGAAGATACACTTAAACAATCTGAAGCTGGTAAGTCTATAAGATTAAATAGAGGGTATACAGATTTCTTACAGAATGTTTTATTCTGGAAATCAAAAGGTAAGGAAACATTAGCTCCAAACCAAATCAGTCTTAACACTTCTAACATGACTATTAACTTAGGTGGTAATAGTTATGCTTTAACTGATATTGCTAATAATGAATCAGCAATTATTGATCAGTTGAAGAATACTTATATTAGTGTAAACAATAAATCTTTAACAAAAGATTTTAGTATTCCTTTTACAGAATATTATATTAACCAAGCTGGTGAGTTTACCTCTTCAGAATGGAAAAACTATCAATCATTCTTGTTATCTAGCAAATACCCTAGTGGTAAAGTTAGACCAGAAGGAGATACTCCTTTAACAACTAATGTAGCTAAACCTACAGAAGCTGTTCCTTATTCATTCAAACAAAAGTATTCTACATTAACTGGTGTAGAATTTAATCTTAAAGCTGCTACTCCTAAAAAAGCTGCACCAGCAAAAACTGCTGGTCCTAAGATTGGTGAGTATAATGTTGATGGTGAGACAGTTAATGATTATAAATTGAGTGGAGATCGTATTGTAAACTTTACAGCATCTATTAATGATGGTGTAGTGTCTGCTATTGTAGTTAGTAATTCTATTACACAAGAATTAGCTTCTGATTCACAAAAGATGTCAGATATTATAATTCCTCAAGTAAAAGCTATTGCTGAAGAAAAAGGAGAACAGTTTGATGCTACCAAAACAGATGAGCAATATGTATTTGATTATTTATCAAATGCTATTGCTAGTGATTTACAAAACCAATTAGCTCCTCAAGAGGAAGTGGTTGAAGAAGTTTCTAAACCTGAAGAAATTATCGAAGAAACTCCAGAGTCTGATACATACAATCCTGAGAATACAGAATATCCAGACGTACCATTTAGAAAGGTTGGTGGTGTAGATGTTGAAAGAATGACAAATACTGACATAGAAGCATTCAAAGAATGGCATGCTGCTAATGTTCCCAATATTCCATTTGAGATATTACAAAATATTATCACTACACATGATGGAGAAAAAGCTTGGGGAGCATTTGAAAATGGTGTAGCTAAGTTTATGAAAGGTGGTCAAAGAGGTACAGAGTATCATGAAATCTTTGAAGCCATCTATAATGCTATGTTATCTAAAGATCAACAACAAGAATTACTTGATGAGTTTAAATCTAAACCAGGTAAGTTTTTAGATAGAGAATCTGGTAAGAAAATTAATTATGATGAAGCTACAGACTTACAAGCTAAAGAAAGAATAGCAGATGACTTTGCTGACTTTAGACTTGGTAAACTTGCAGCTAGAACATTAGGTGAAAGAATATCTAAGTTTTTCAAATCAATTGTAGATTTCTTTAAAGCGTTTGTAACTAAGCCTTCTGTTAAATCAGAATTGTTCAAAGCAATCAATACAGGTAAGTTCAAAGAAGAAGTCTTAAAAGAGACTAATAATGAATTTGCTCAATATAGTAGAGTTGGTAAACTTAGTGTAAAACAAACACAAGAGTATATTGAAGATATTACTGCTCGTGCTGCAGGATTTTTATTTAGTGAAAGTCAAAAAGGTTTATTGTTTTCTCCTGAGAAAATTACTAGTGCAGAAATGTTTAGTAAGATTGAAGCAATGTATATTAAAGAAGGCAAGTTACAAGAACTTGGTGCGTCTACATGGAAAGATCTTAAAGTTAAAACTTTAGAAAAGCTTCGTACATTAGGAGTTAATTTTAATGCAGATGATGTAATATCTATTAATGATGAAGAAGCAAATAAAAATGATTATGCTCCAGAACCTTTTTCTGTAGATTGGAAAAAGAATTCAACAGGTGCAATTAAGTTTTCTTTATCTACATTATTACAAGTAGCTGCAACAAATCAACAGAATAATTTATCTTTGGTATTACCAGCACCTGAATTTTCAAGCGTTAGAGGATTAAAACTTTTAAACTTTAGTAAAGCATTTGCTACTGTATTAGATAAACTTTCTAATACATCTAGCATAGATGTTGCTACTAATAAACTTTTAGAACTATCTGTTAACGATCCTAATTATGCTAGATTGTATCAACGTGTTCGTGGTACACTTCCACTTAATGAATTTAGTAATGACGATTGGAGATACTTCATTCAGTTCATGCAAACATTTACTAAACAAAAACCTGAAGCATTAATCCAATACAAATCTGGAAATGAAGTGTATACTGGAGCTGCTAACTTATATACAGCTGTTTCACAAGTTCAACAAGGTTGGGTTGAGAATATGAAAGCTATTGCTAAAGTTCCTAAATCAATTATTAGCTTTGATAAAAAAAATAAAGTTTATGTAATAGATGAAACTAAACTTAAAGAGTTTGATAATTCTGAGGATGGGATGATTAACATGTTAAATGCTATAGGTGTTAATTTCTCAGCAGATACATATAAGAGATTAAAAACTTCTCAAAAGAATACATTTGTAAAAGCTGTAAGCTCTATTAAATCTTATTTAGGTAAGAATAATCAGATCATGAGTATTACAGGTAAGACTCTTGATATCAATGGACAATTATCTAACTTAGCTGAACTATTAGTTAAAGTTACTAATCCTAATCAAGACTCTACATATTTTGGTGTAGAGGGACAACGTATTGGTACATATGCAAATAATAATGCTCCTTCATTATTTGAAAATGAATTTAATGAATCAGAAACATTAGATGAGCTTCTTGAAAAAAGACCTGAATTAAATGATATATTTTCTGAGAACAGTCAAGTACTTAAGAAAGGTGGATTATTTTTTGACGAAGAAGGTAATAGAATCAAATCTATTAAAGTTAAATACATTCAAGGAACAAAGAATACAGATACAAATAAAGGAACATCTACAAGTAAGTTAACTCTTGGTGATAGATTTACACAAGAGATTAACCAAAATATCAATGGTAGATATTATATATTAATTCCTGCAGATGGATCTACAGAATGGGCTATGGATTTAGGTAACACTATTTCATTTGCTAATGTGGAAAAAGGTAATGCTTGGAAACAAATCAATAATGTATTCAGAGGATATTTGAATGATGAGGTTAGTTTAGCATTAGACTTTGAAAATAGAAAACAATTAAATAATGTAGCTAGTAAAGCTAAAGAACTTCGTTTCTTTAAAGATATTTTATCTGAAAAAGATTTGAATGCAATTAATGATTTGATTGATAATAATGCTACACAAGAACAAGTAGAGAAATATATAAGTGATAACATTGATACTATTAATGAATCAATTAAAAACTTTATCGATAGTACAGCTAATGAAACAAAAAATGTATTATTAAATACAGGAGAAGTTCTTTTTATAAATGAAGGAGTATACTCTTATGCAGGATTAGATAGTACATTTGCTCAAGCTGAAAATTTAGATAAATTTAATATGAATGACGACATCTTAGATAACTTGATGACGTTCACAGCTGCTAATTATATTATTAGTAATATTGAATTACATAAAGTATTATTTGGTGATCCTTATCAATTTAAAATTAAAGGTGATCAGTTAGATGAAACTAAACGTATTAAATCTTTCTTATCTCCAAGATTAACAACATTTGATACACCTGAATACAACACTTGGTTAAATGAAAACATGAATGCTGTAGAAGATATTAAATTAGCTTCTACAGATCCTGGGTATCATAATTATAAAGCTTATGCAAATACAATCACTGTTAGTGATATAAATGTAGCAGGAAGTCTTTCTAACTTAGTTAAAGATTATTCTAAAACTAATGAGGCTGATGCAATGTCTTGGATATCAGATGGTGCATATAAAGAGGTTAAACTTAAAAATGGTCAATGGAGTAATGAAGCGGAAGCTTTCCATCAATGGCAATTGGCTTATACAAGACAAAATTTACCAGGCTATACTTATTCAAGTGATAAGTTAGAAGCTCATGATAAAGAACTTATTAGTAAACCAGCTCCTAAATATACAATTGAAGTATTAAAACCTATTGTATCTGGAAACAAATATAATAAGAATAATTTTGATCTTGTACTAGATAAGTTCTCTCAAATGCCAATCTACTATAGTATGGTAAAAGGTACTAATCTTGAAAACCTTTATATTCAGATGATGAAACAAGGTGTAGATTATGCTATCATGGAATCTGGTAGAAAGGTTGGTATTGAAGGTATGCATTCATTATACAATGCAGATGGTTCATTCAATGAAGAAGCATTCAATAACAATGTACAAGTTCCTTGGAAAGCTTATGGTATTCAAGTGGAGACAGCAACTGAAGGTGATAAAACACAAACTAGAGGATCTCAGTTAACTAAACTTTCTAGTATGGACTTATTCAATAATGGTGTTGCATCTAGTCCAGCAGCTGAGAAAGAATACAAACGTAATACAGACATCTTAAACAAGATGAATGAGAACGCTTACAATACTCTTTTAAACAAACTAGGATTAACTGATACAGGTAATGGTTTCACTATGGATAGTGTTACTGTTTCTGAGACATTAGTTTATGAAATGTTAAGAAGAGAAGTTTCTCAAAATACAAAAGATACAGTTCAGTTAGATGATAATGGTGAATTCCGTATTCCATTTGAAGCATCTCCTTCTTATGTACAAATCAGAAGTATCATTTATGCAATGGTTAATAAGGCTCTTATTTCTCCAAAGTTAAATGGTGGTGCTCATGTTCAGGTTCCTGCTACAATGTTTGAGTCTGCAACCAAAGGAAGAAGTCTTGCTATCAAAACAGAAAAAGGCTGGGAGAAAATATCTAAAACAGACTACAATAAATTGTCTGATGAAGATAAAAAGAAAGTGATGTTAACAGATGATACTCTTAAGTTTTACACTAGAGAGAATCCGTATTGTGAAGTGATGCTTCCTCATTGGTTCAAAGGTAAGTTTGGAAATAAAACTGATGAAGAGATTATTAAATATCTAAATAATACTGAAGAAGGTAGATCTATACTTAGTGGTATTGGATTCCGTATTCCTACACAAGCTTTGTCTTCTGTAGAAGTATTTAGAGTGAAAGGTTTTCTTCCACAATATATGGGAGCTACAGTGGTAGTGCCATCAGAAATCACTACTAAAGCAGGATCGGATTTTGATATTGATAAATTGAACATGTACCTTAAAGCTGTATATACAGATAGATCTGGTAATGTTAAGTTAGTTAAATATTTAGGAACTGAAGAAGCAACTAAAGACTTTTATAGTAAAGTGTTTGATGATACTCTTGCAATAGAACAAATGGCCAAAGCTGATCTTATAGAAGCAGTTGATATTATCATTAATGGATTAGAAGATCCAAAAGGACTAATTGACAAATATGGTAATTACATATTATCTGTACAAGATGAATATGATAATCCATATGATTTTAGAGCAATCATTGAAAATAAACTTGAGAAACTTACAGATAGTAATTTACAATCTGGATTACGTGAAGATTTTGTAAATGATATGTATAAGAAATCTCTTGAGAATGAATATTATGATTCTCTTGCTAAACTTCTTACACTTCCTGAAAACTTTGATAGATTAATTTCTCCTGTAGATGATGCTGGATTAAAAACATTATCAGAGAAGTTAGATAAATTAAGAGGATATAATGAAGGAGACATTAAGAACAGACTTCTTAATAGAAACTACATGACTAGTCTTAGACATGCATTTGTTATAGCTAAAAGATGGGTTGGTATATCAGCAGTGAATATTACTAACTTATCATTGAAACAAAAAAGTAAAGTGTACATTGATCCTACTAAGTTTGAAATTATTTCTGAAAAAGATAGAAATATACTTGGAGATGGAAAAGTTAATATCAAACACAATACAGTTGATGTTGATGGTAAACAAATGATTTCTTTATCTGGAACTAATGTTGCTGATGATTCAGATGCATTGATATCAGGAAGATTATCTGGATATGCTACAGCATTTGTGGATGTTGCTAAAGATCCATTTATTCTTAAACTTATTCAAAGTAACTCTGTCGTAGGTACATTTATGTTCTTAGAAAATATTGGTGCAGGAGAAGAAGGAATCATGTTTTTAAATCAACCAATCATTGATGAGTATTTGAAGATTGTTGATAATGCTCGCACACAGAATTTGTTTAATGATGCACTTGTTGATTTTGTTCAAGATTTGTTTCCTACTACACAAACTCTTTTATATGAAGCTAAAGTTATACCAGCTAATTTTGAATCAAATATATCAGGATATTACACTGGTAAATTAAATGAAAAACAAAATGCTGAACAACATGTAATTTTAAAAGAGTTCTTGAAGTATGCAAAGATGGCTGAGTATAATTATAAGTTTACACAAGCTACAAATTATGACACAACTAGATTTGGTAGTGGAGAAGAGTTTTCTAAAAAGCAATTAAGAACAGATAATGCTCGTAGCGCAAGTATTATTTCTTCTGTGGATAATGTATTAAATACAACATTTATCGGTAAGCTAGAAAAACTATTAAGTAGTTCTATGCAGTCAATGGGTGCTATCTTCAGACTTGAGCAAGATGATATGAGAATAATTACTGAAGATGTATTGAGACCATTCAGTGAAAACGAATACTTAAGTGCAGACAACTATAATAAAGTTGCTTTACAAATCAAATCTTCTTTCTTAGATTATATTATTCAAACTAAGACAGGATTAAATGCTGGTATAAAACAATTAATTGTAGATAATGAAACTTCTGTAGCTGCTAGATTAGAAAAAGCAAAAGCTAAATATCCTAATATACAGATACTTAAGGATTTACAAATTGTAAGTGGTGATAGAGTGGATGGCGCTAAGAGTGTTAAACTTGTAGCAAATATAAAAGATGCTTACGATGAGGATATCTATGTAGGTATGATGAGAGAACTTAGAGATACTAATCCAGAATTGAATCAATTATACAAAGATCTTGTAAGTGTATCTATTCTACAAGGAGGATATCAATCTGCAATCTCTATTAAAAACATTATACCAATAGAAGATTATAGTGAGATTGTAACTCCTGTTGTAAACTCTATTACATCTAATGAATCATTACAAGCTTTTTCTAAAGGAATGTTTCAAAGAAATAATTTTGCTGATGATGCAATTATGCCTGTAGTACAACCTAAATTCTTTACAGCTTCTGACATGCCAATTGGTGAACAAGTTAATTCAATTGGTGAACACTATGCAGATGTATATCAATACTATTCATCATTATTTCCAAATGTTGATGTATTAAATATTAAATCTACAGACAGAAAGATTTTATTATTAAATCCAAAGTATAACTACTTTGATGTTAAGAATGATTTTGTAAAAGTTCCTAGAGTGGTAACTGATAGAAAAACTGGAGCAAATATTGATATGGTTACAGGTAAAACTATAACTAAGCTTGACTATGTTAATAGAAAGAAAAAAGGGGACTATTCATTACAAGATGTATTTGGTTATGCAAAAGTTAAATTAGCTACTGGAGAACCATTAATTAACTATGAAACTAAGAATAATAAAACAGAAGAATTCTATGTATATAAGTTAGTTAATCTATATGGTGATGGTCAAAGAGCTAATGAGCATTATTCAGACTTTAGACAATCAGTAATAGAGAATGGTACAATCCAGATAAATCAAGAAATTCCAGATGCAGATATTATTGAATACTACGGTGGTGAGATTACTAAAAAAGATGTATCTTTACCAACATCTGTAGAAACTTTAATTGAAAAACCTGAAGATATATCTCAAGAAGAATGGGATGGTTTATCTCAAGAAGAAAAGAATAAAATAAACGAATGTTAATATGGCACATTGTGTAAATAGAAGTTCTCAAGAATTTATAGCATTAGCTGAACAATCAAATATCAATCCAATAATTCTTGCTGCAAAGGTTTCTTTGTGGCAGGAAAAAAATGGATTAGATAACTTTCCCACAGTAGAAGATATATCAAATATTAAATCAAAAGGAGAAGTATTTAATACAGAAAGCTCTATATCATCTCCTAAGACAATTGCACTTATAAATGATTTTTTATCAAGAATTGGTGTAGATGTCAAATCTACAAAAGATATTGTAGTTAATGGTATACGTGTGGATGCTAATGCTGTTGCAAACATTACACAGTCATTAGTTCAAGTGGTAGAAGGTAAAGAATCTAGAGCTCTTACAGAAGAGGCTATGCACTTTGCTGTAGAAATACTTGAACAAAAAAATCCAAAGTTATTTAATCAATTACTTAAAGAGATTAATAATTATGCATTATTAAGAGATGTAATGTCTGAGTATTCTACAAATCCATTATATCAAACTACCGATGGTAAACCAGATATTCGTAAAATAAAAAAAGAAGCTATAGGTAAAGTGTTGGCTGAAACTGTGATTAATCAAAACGAAGGATCTACAGAAAATCCTGAACTATTGGCTAAAGTTGAATCATGGTGGAGTGAAATATTAAACTTCTTAAAAGGATTATTTGTAACAAGTGGATTTGATTCAGCAGCAATGAAAGTGCTATCTGGAGAAGCTATTGGTACAGTTGCAGATATTAGAGCTGAAGAAGGAACAGTGTTCTTACAAAAAACTAAACAAGAACAAGTATTTGATAGTATCAAAGAAATGAGTTCTAAGATTACTAAACCAGAAGAAGACTATTACATTGATGGTAGAAAGATTGGTAGACGTGTAAGTAATCTTGTTGCTGATTGGTACGAGCGTAGATTTAAAAGTAATGATCTTACTAAGAGTGAATTTCAAAAAGCTGTAGATGATCTTAAAGCTGAGAAAGGAACAGCAGGACATGCTGATTTCGAACATGCCTTTGAAATATTTGTAGATGAGAATGGATTCTTAAGAGATGAACCATTAGATGATAGTGGATATGTTTCTCAAATAAATCCTGCTAACAATGACATGTATGAACTTCTTAAGAACAATCTTAAGGATCGTTTAAATTCATTTCCTAAAGAAAATGGAGGAACTAGATTCATGTCTGAGGCTACAATTTATGATGCTCAAAGAGATATTGCTGGTACTGTAGATTTCTTAGCTGTTACACCAGAAGGAAAGGTTAGTATCCTTGACTGGAAGTTTATGGATCTTAACACAGATAAGTATACAGATATTCCTTGGTATAAAGTAAATGCTTGGAATACTCAAATGGACCAATATAAATATATTATTGGTAAGACATATAATGTTAAGAATGAGAACTTTGAACAGACTAGAATGATTCCAATCAAGGCTGTTTATACAAAAGCAAATCCTAAGACAGGAGCTCTTCCTAAATTATTAAATATAAAAATTGGAGATGTTAATGTTAAAAACATTAAAGAAGATTATTTACTTCCTGTAGGACTTCAGTCTGAAAAAACTGGTAATAAAAAAATTGATACATTACTTGAAAAACTTAATGCTATCTACAAAAAACTTTCTGAAGAGAAAGTCTTACCTTCTGATAAACTAAACAAGGCTGAGCAATTAAATGCATTGTTCTCTGCAATTAGACAATTACAAGTGAAGCAAAACATTGCTCCATTGTTGTATCAAGCTAAAGTGTTGAATAAACAAGTGCAAGGTATATTAGATAAATACAAATCAGAATTTGAAGGTAAGGATGCTAAATCATTCACTGCAGATCAAATATCTGATTTTGCAGAAAGTATTGAAACTGCAAGAGAAGCATTGACTGCATATACTAAACTTGATACAGAACTTAGATTCTTATTTGCAGGAGAACTATCTGATGAAGATAAAAAACTAAAAGAAGATTTAAGAGATACAGTTGATAATGCTAGAGAGTATGAAGATCTTTTAAAAGATGTTGATGAGGAATTTACTAATGATATAATTGGAGGTAGTGAAAATGTTAAAAATCTTTCCACTCCAGAAAAGATTGTTAGAGGTATTAGTAAAATGTTTGGTAACACTGCTACATTACAGTTAAAAGGATTAGAGGTGTTATTTAAAAAAGCAAATAAAGCATTTGCTTTTGCTGGTATGGATACTTTAGCTGAAGTAAAAAAACTTACTGCTTTAAAAGAATCATATGAGAAATGGGCATCTAGTAAAGGGTTGACTAAAAAAAATATGTTTAATGCTATTCAAAAACAAGATGCTAATGAATTAATTGATGAGTTCAATCCTGAGTTTTATAGCACATTAAAAAAGAAAATACAAGATCAAGATTTTAAATGGATAAAAGAAAATGTTGATGTTGATGTTTATAAAAAACATATAGAAGAAAAAAAGAAAGAAGAAATTTTAAGAATATCAAACAAACCTAGAATTGGTACAGATGCACAGAATGCATTTGATATTAAAAGAGAACTAACAAAAGTTAATGATCTTTATAGTTTATCAACTCCTACAGGTATTGGATGGTTATTATATGATGACATTAAAAACTTTCCTAAAAGAGAAACATGGGAAAGTGAACAGTGGAAAGAATTAATTAAACCAGAAAATAAACCTGCCAAAGACTTTTATGATTACATTAAAGAAAGAAATGAGTATTATAAAGAGATAGGATATATCAATGCTAAACAAGCTAGAACATTCTTACCGTGGGTGAGAAAAGGGTTATCTGAAAAACTTATATTTGGAGGAAAAATTTCTGTAGGAGAACAATTCTTACGACATATATCTGTAGATGAAGGAGATATTGGTTATGGTAAAGTTGATCCTTTAACTGGTAAGCCAGTTGATTCTATTCCAATCTATTTAACAAAACAATTAGATAGTGATTACTCTACTGATTTGTTTAAGACTATAGCAATGTATAATGAGTTTGCTATTAAGTTTAAATATCTTTCTGATATAGAAGCTCAAGGTAGAGCTCTTATTAGACTTGAACAAAATAAGAAAGCTATTGCTACATCTATGTTTGGTAAAACTCAATATAAAGATGGTGTAATTCAATATACACCAGATAATAATGAGAATGCTAAAATTATTGAAGATATGGTTAAAGCAATTGTTTACCAACAAAAATATATTGAGAGTGAGACATTTGATCAAATGTTAGGTAAGTTAGGAAACTTTGGAGGTAAATTAAATAAAGTGTTAGGACGTGATATATTTGCAGAAAACTTAGAAGGAAGACAAGTAAGTATTAATAAAGTGATTACTCAAATGAATAATACTTTTCAAATAGCTACATTAGGACTTAATGTATTGTCATCTGCTTCTAACTTATTTGGTGGTAAAACACAATCATTAATTAACTCTGGTAAATACTTTACTAAAAAAGATTATGTATCTGCAGAGATGTGGTTGCTTGCAAATAAAATGGGTGGATCAGATAAACAAAAAATGTTAGCTGCTCTAGATTATTTTATTCCATTTACAGAAAATTACAACAGAGATGCTGCTACTAAACTATCTTTAAATGCATTAGATGATCAAGCTATTCAAGATTGGTTAATGGTGTTAATGAGAGAAGGAGAACATTCTGTACAAACAACTAACTTTTTTGCATACATAAATAATTCAATCGTTGAAAATGGTGAAATAGTTAATGCTAGAGAATTTTTGAAATCTACTCCAGAATATCAAAACTTTTATAAAGGTAGTAAAGAAGAAAGAGAAGCACGTTCTGAAAAATTTGAAAAAGATGTTAAAGATCTTGTAGAAAAACAAGGAGTATTAAATTTAGGTAGTGTTGTAGATGGAGTGTTTGTTATTCCTGGCATTGAACAAAAATCTGATTCAGTAGTTGAAACAAGAAGAAAAATTCAACAATTTACTAGTGATGCATTAGGTAACCTTACAGAAGAAAATAAACGTTTAATTAACTTAACTATATACGGTAACTCTTTTATGGTATTCAAGAACTGGATTCCTAGACTTGTAGATGTACGTATGGGTAACTTAAAATATAATTCAGCATCTGATGCATATGAATGGGGTAGAAGTAGAATGATGTTTAGAATAATTTCTGAAGACTTATTAGGTAGTATGCGCATGTTGAAAAATTCTGTATTAGGAATTAATTCAGATAAAGATTTAGATGCTATAAGAAAGTTATTTGATAAAAAGAAATCTGATTATGAAACAGATACAGGTAAAGAACTTGATATGACTGAAGATGAGTTCATTGACCTTGTTAGACAAAATGTAAAAAATCAAATATTAGATACATTAACTTATGCTGCATTATTTGCAGTTGGTTTAGGACTTAAGGCATTAGCACCTGATGATGATGAAGATCCTTTTGTTAAAAATCAATATAAATTTTTATTGAAAGCAACAGATAAATTTAAAGATGAGCTTGGATACTTCTATAATCCAACAAGCTTAACTGGATTAGTATCTACAGGAATATTTCCAGCAATGGGATTAATTGAAAATTATGAAAAAGCAGTTGTTAATTTCATGAAAGAAAACTATGCTATAGCAACAGGTAATCAAGAAATGGAAGATAAGAATAATGTAATTAAATATTGGATGAGATCATTTCCTATATCGAGTCAAGCTGCAGGATTATTACCAATGTTCTATCCTAATTTAGCAAAAGACCTTGGATTGAAAATGCAATCACAGTATGGTATGAGGTAAAGCTATATTATACCAAGTATTTGATACACACGCTTTTTTTAAAGACATATAAGAATTAAATTTGTAAACAGACTGCTACTTCATTGTAGCAGATCTTGTTTTAATAATACACAAGATTATGAATCCATTTTGCGAAGCTGCTCCCTGTCCTATCATATTAAGCACCACCTGCGTATTTTACGAAGGAGGTAATTTAATATGTACTGGAATTAATACTAATGACACTTTAGAAATGGCTCTGATCAAAATTGATCAAGCTATTTGTGGTGTTAGTGGAACATCTGGTACGTCAGGTACTAGTGGTTTAACAGGAACATCTGGAACCTCTGGGACTCATGGTAGTTCTGGTACATCTGCTACAAGTGGTAGTTCAGGAACTTCTGGTACAACTGGTACTAGTGGAACCTCTGGTAGTGCTGGAACATCAGGAACATCAGGAGAGAATGGAGATAGATATAGAACTCCTTCCTATTCAACATTTGACATGTGCGATCCTGCATTAATTGTTGTTAATTCAGAATTAGCATATAGTGTAGGACAAACTATTATTATAGCCCATGATCAAAATAATTCATTTGAAGCTACAGTAACATCATATAATCCATCTACAGGAGAATTAGCATTTATAAACCCAGTTAATTGTGTTGGATCAGGAACTTATTCTTCTTGGACAATCAATCTTGCTGGTGCCTCTGGTGGGGATGGAAGTTCTGGGACTTCTGGAAGCTCAGGGTTAACAGGTTCACATGGAACAAGTGGTAGCTCTGGAACTACAGGTACAAGTGGAAGTAGTGGATTAACTGGTTCTTCAGGGACTGCTGGTACTTCTGGTAGTTCTGCTATTAATGGTACAAGTGGAACTAGTGGAAATAGTGGGTCTAGTGGTACATCAGGTATTACTGGTACCTCTGGATCAAACGGTTCTTCAGGTTCTTCTGGTAGTAGTGGTACACATGGTACATCAGGCACCTCTGGAGCTGATGGTGGTAATGGATCAAGTGGAACATCAGGGTCTCACGGATCTAGTGGTACTTCAGGATTAAATGGTACATTTGGTACCTCTGGTAGTAACGGTAGAAATGGAACATCAGGTACTAGTGGAATAAACGGTACATTTGGAACTTCAGGAAGTAATGGATCTAGCGGTACCAACGGTACTAGTGGAACTACAGGATCTAGTGGTACAACTGGTTCTCATGGAACTAGTGGCTCATCAGGGACTAATGGTTCTGCTGGAACTTCTGGATCTAACGGATCAAATGGAACTAGTGGAAGCAATGGTTCTTCTGGAACACATGGCTCTAATGGTACCTCAGGTACATCAGGTTTTAACGGTACTAATGGTACCAATGGAACAAGTGGTACACGAGGAAGTAATGGTACTTCAGGAAGCTCTGGAACTAGTGCTACCTCTGGTACAAGTGGAAGTAATGGTTCTGATGGTACTTCGGGAACAACAGGTACTTCAGGATCTAATGGTTCAAACGGTACATCTGGTACCACAGGAACATCAGGAACTACAGGTACTAGTGGAACATCTGCAACAGATGGTACTGGAGGTACAAGCGGAACTAGTGGTACAACTGGAACATCAGGTAGTTCAGGAACAACAGGAACCAGTGGTTCTTCAGGAGCTACATTTTCATATAGAGGAAACTCTACAAGTTGTATAACTCTTCCTTTATCATTATGTACAACTACTACTACATCCAGTACATCTAGTACAACTACAACTACTAGTACAACAATAGCACCATTATCGTGCACTAAGTGGACATTCACTGCACCAACTGAAAATCCTGGAGATTCAGCAACTGTAAATTATATAGATTGTTCAAATATAGAACAATCTGTAACATTGACTTATGGAGAGTATCCAATAGAAATTTGTGTATATTCAATAGTATCAACATCTTTATGTTGTGGAGCATTCTTAGGTGACACTTATGTTCCATGTAGCTAATAAATAAAACTAAAATAAAAATATAATGAGTTGTCCATCTTCTCCATATTGCGATTTAACAATTACTATCTCTTCAGGACTAGCTTATGGTCCTGGGGACTTTTTAATGTTATATTGTGACAATTGTAATTACATAAACGGTCAAGTTGTATCATATAATCCTTCTACTGGAGAGTTAGTAATCACTCCAGATAAATTTGTAGGAAGTGGTGAATGCTGTAATTGGACTGTTAACTTATCAGGAGTTCCTGGAGTTAATGGTACTAGCGGTAGCAGTGGTACAAGAGGTTCTAATGGTACGTCTGGCACTTCAGGTACTAGTGGTACTGATGGAACAGGAGGTACTTCTGGAACATCTGGTACATCAGCTATTGATGGTACTTCAGGCTCTAGTGGATCTTCAGGCACAGATGGAACTGGAGGAAGCTCTGGTAGCTCAGGAACTTCGGGAACTAATGGTACTGGGGGAACTAGTGGTACGTCAGGTACAAGTGCAATAGATGGAACTAGTGGAACTAGTGGGAGTTCAGGAACCAGTGGGTCTAATGGATCTGATGGTACCTCTGGAACTTCTGGGACTACTGGAACCAGTGGTACTAGTGGCTCTAGTGGAACAAGCGGTACAACAGGAACAAGTGGAACTGGAGGTACTAGTGGTGTAGATGGAGTGAGTGGTGGTAGAGTTTATTATTTTAATAATAGTCAAAACTCTTCTATTTCTCCATATAAAGCATTATCTACTACTCCTACAACAACTGGATTACAAACTGTCACTCTTACAATGGCTGGTAATCAACATGATGACCTTGTCCAATCATTTATTAGTGATCAATTTGGATTTACAATTATTCCATCAGGTGTACAGAGATTTCACTTACATGCAATGAAACCTCAAGCTAATGATGATATACAAGTTTACGTAACATTACAATTAGCTAATTCAACAGGAACTCCTTATGGATCTTTAATAACATCATCTCCTTCTATTATTAGTTGGAATGGTATGGGAATTATATCAGAAACTAATCTTGATGTAGTATTTCCTCATACTGCTGTAGCTGCTACAGATAGAATGATTGTTAAGATTTATTTTAGTAACTATGAGAGTACATCAAAAGTTGTTTCTTGGTATACAGAAGATAGTGAATATTCATATGTAACAACATCTATTGCTGCTGCAGCTGGAACTAATGGTACTTCTGGTACTACAGGGACCTCTGGTTCGTCAGGTACAACAGGTACATCTGGAAGTTCTGGATTTACAGGATCTGATGGGACATCAGGAAGTAGTGGTGTTAATGGAACCAGTGGAACAACTGGTACTAGTGGGTCATCTGGCTCTTCTGGTATTGATGGGACTAGTGGAACGTCAGGAATAAATGGTACAAGTGGCACAAGTGGAATTAATGGAACTAGTGGATCTTCTGGTCTAAATGGATCTTCAGGAAGTTCAGGAATAAATGGTACGTCAGGAACATCTGGTGTGAATGGTACAAGTGGTACAGCAGGTACGTCAGGAGTAAATGGAACTAGTGGTGTAAACGGTACTTCAGGATCTTCAGGGTCAAGTGGAATAAATGGTACCAGTGGTATTAATGGAACGTCTGGTTCTTCTGGTGTTAATGGTACATCAGGAATCAATGGTACTTCTGGAGTGAACGGAACAAGTGGAGTTAATGGATCAAATGGAACCAGTGGCTTTAATGGTACAAGTGGTGTAAGTGGAACTTCAGGAGTTTCTGGTACATCAGGTGTATCAGGCACAAGTGGTGTGAATGGAACATCTGGTAGTTCAGGAGTTAATGGAACCTCAGGAGTTAATGGAACAAGTGGATCTAGTGGTGTTTCTGGTACTAGTGGTACAACACCTACAACAGCAGTTTATGCAACAAATTCATCAAAACTATATTCAACAGATGCAGCTTATGCATATGGTAGTGCTAATCCATATTATGGATATTTAACTTATAATTCATCTGCTAACAGATGGAGATTTAAAGCAAGTCCAGCTACTCCAGATTCAGTTGAAGTTGCTTATTCAGATACTTCAGGTGATGCTGCAAGTTTAGGTGGAATTGCAGCAGATAGACAAGTTTTTGGAGATAATGCTAATGGTAGATCTAAAGGAATGAGTAGTGGTAATGCCAACACATCTGATAGTTCTAACTCTTCTGGATTTTATTTTGGAACAAGTGTTACTGGAATGCCTAGTACTGATTGGTGGAATTGGCTTACTGTAGCTGGAGGTTCTTGGTCAGGTTCAGATGGATATAGATGGCAGATGACTGGATCTTTTTGGAGTGATGACTGGAGACTTAGAAGAATGACTTCTGGTTCATGGAACAGTTGGGTATCTATATTGCATTCTGGAAATTATTCTAGCTATTCTAACTTTAGTGGAGCTGTATATGGAACTATTTATTACGATTATAATAATACTGGTTATTACTTGGATCCAGCGTCTACTAGTAACTTAAATGTGGTAGATGTTGCAAATAGATTGCAAGCACCATGGATAGGAGTAAATAACTCATCTAGTACTTCAGGTAATGGATTATCATTGTATGGAGCTAACTATGGGGGAGGTCAACCTACTTATGGTATAATGTTTGCTGGAACAGCAACATTTGGTACTTTTGGAGCTGTATCAGCAGATTGGGCTACATACTTTACTATGGATTCAACAGCTAATAGAGGTTGGATATTTAGAAATACAACAAATGGAAATGTTGCTTCTATAAGTAATTCAGGAAGAATAACAGCTACAAATCCAGGTGCTGATTCTATATCTACAGGTGGGTCTGTAGGAGTAGCTCCATTTACTGGAAATAGTAATGGAGGATTAACAGCTAATGCTGATTACTTTTACCCACTTATTCAAGGATATAGTACAACAACAGCAGGATATGCTAATACTACACAGTTTGGATATGTTAGACCTATTGCTAGTGACAATGGATACGGTGCCATTAAACTTACAGGAGATGGTGCATTATCAACACCTAAGATATGGAAATTTAATAATAATGGTGATTTTACTTCTCCTGGTGATGTCATAGCATACTCAGATGCTAGATTAAAAGAAAATATAAAGACTATAGAAAACGCTGTATCAAAAATACAATCTATAAGAGGAGTTACATTTAACAGAAATGATATTAACCCTGATGGAGATAGCACAATATATATGGGAGTTATAGCTCAAGAATTATTAAATGTAATACCAGAGGTTGTTAGAATTGATGAAAAAGATAAATACTCAGTAGCATATGGTAACTTAGCTGGATTATTTATCGAAGCAATAAAAGAACAACAAACACAAATAGAAGAATTAAAACAATTAGTTAACCAATTAATAAATAAATAATGGCAATAACATTCACATTCTTAACAGATGACACAATGAAACTGGAGATAGCTCCAGTGTTGGGAGAATTAACAGACGTAGTAACAAGAGTTAGATATAACTATGTTGGTATAAACGAAGATGGTATTGAAGGTGTCTTTATAGGAGCAACTCCTATGCCTCTTCCTACAGATACAGAAAACTATATTCCTTTTGCAGACTTACAACCAGAAAATGTTGTAGCTTGGTTAGAGGCTGTTTCTGATAAAGTACATATGCAAGAGCGTATTACAAAACAGATTGAAGCTCAAATAGCTCCTAAGTATGAACCAGTACCTTCTCCTTGGGCACCAACAACAACTAGTACTACCACTTTACTAATCTAATAACAAATGGCATTACCAAGTTCAGGACCTTTATCGATTTCTCAAATTCATACAGCATTAGGTAGCTCTAGTTATTCATTGCACACATTAAGTGTTGCAGCTGGAAAGACTACTCCTGATGCTATATCTGAATTTTATGGATACAGTTCACTAACTTATGTATATTTATATTATGGAAGTACAAAAACTATAGCTTGTAGTGGAGTATCAGCAGGATATTTTTATATAAATTCATCTGATTTAAGTACAGCAACTAAGATTTATACTAATTCAGGAGGAACTACATACGCTTCTACTGCATTTTATTCTGATGGAAGTATAGCTAGATCATGGAGTAGTAGTACTACTGTTTTAGCAGCAGCAAGTGCTTGTGTTATATGTTTTGTAGAAGGAACTTTAATAACACTTGTGAATGGACAACAGGTACCAATAGAAAATCTTTATGTTGATCAGTTATTAATGTCATCTAATATAAGTACATTAACAGATACAAATGATGTAGAAGAACTTTATAAATGGAATACTTATAATTTACAAGAATCAAGAATAGATTCTCCTATTATTAAAATTGAAAAACAAACTGCTGATCAAACTGTTATGATAAATGATGGATTATTAGAAGCAACTCCTTTCCATAGTCAATTATATAAAAGAGATGGTTTATGGAGATTTGATACTATAGGATCTATTCAAATTGGAGATTATTTATATGATATTAATAAAAATGAAATAGAAGTAACTTCTGTTAAATTTAATAAAGAAATTAAAACAATATATCCATTATCATTATCTCCTTCACATACTTATTTTGCAAATAATATACTTACTCATAATATCAAGTAATGAATTATAAAATAGATAAATCTGATTTAAATAATATTAAAATAGTATCTACATCTAATATTAATATAGATACTATTATTGGTAAATGGGTAACTAAAGAGGCTCAAAGTGAAGAGTCAAGATATCTTTGGCAAAAAGAAACAATGCAGGAACCCTGGAATGAAACAGATGATTTAGGAAGATATACTAATCATTCTGATAATCCAAATACAAATGTTGAATTAATTGATGATTGTATAGTAATGATATCAAATAAAAATATACCAAATGAAGTAGAAATAACTGTTGATTATAGAACATTATTTGATTTAATAGGATATATTCCAAATATTAATTTTTAATAAAAAATTAATATTATCTTTGTAATATAAATCAACAATATTATGGAAAACATGACTGTAAATGATGCGTTGGGTATATTGATCCAAGCTGCTAATGATGCTCAATTAAGAGGAGCATTTACATTACAACAAGCTGTTGCAATTGCTAAAGCTATTGAGGTGATATCAACACCACTAGATCAGAGACCAGAAGGTCCTATGAAGGATAAGGTTGTAAAAGCAAACGCATAAAATAAAAGCTCCTAATTAAGGAGCTTTTTTATTTCTGTAATAACCATCTCTGGTGTTATTTCTTTGTGACATTCAAATTGTCTGTCTGTACCCTTATGTACAGGACACCAATCCCAATCTCCTCTATCAAACTTATATTTAGGATCATTCCAACATCCATAACATACATTGGTATTAGTCACTCTATGACAACTGAATTCATGACCTTCTTCTGTAAAGTTAGAAATCATTATAACAGGAGTTTCTAATGCCCAGGCTAACCATGATAATCCACTAGATAGTCCAATGAAGAACTTGCTATTAGATATAGCTGTGATCGTATTATCCATACTTGTATTAAGAAGTGGTTGACAGTTATCAAAAGGATTAGATTCTTTAGATGTATTGATTACTAACCAGCCTTCTCCATGTAAATAGTTAATTACTTCTTGCCAGCCCTCTCTAGTCCAGAACTTACATCCTGCTGTACTATTAGTAGCTATTGTAATGTATCCACTAACACTATCATCTTTATGATCTATAATCTCAGGTTTTATTTCTGTGTACTCAAGACCTAAAATATTTGTAGCTGCCATTTGTAATGGTATAGTGTTTGGTAATGTAGGTTCCTTGTTATAATCATAGAACCAACCAATTTTATACATCCCATACAAGTTAGTAACTATGGATCCTGGTTCAACAAATTCAATCTCTGGGTACTGAGATTCAAACAAGAAGTTTTTGAATGTAGAAACAATCATTTTACAATGATGCTTCTTTCTGAATTCTTCTACATAAGGCATCCAAGCAATATTATCTCCTAATGAAGAACTATCAAAAGCAATATACACTCTTTGATCTGCATAGTTTAATAAGTTAGTATACACTAGCTCATCATCTTTATACACTTTAGTTGTCCATTGTGTGTAATATTCTCTACTAAGTTTTACCCAGTGATTAATCTTCACTACATCTCTATGGAATAAGTTATCTGTTTCATCATAGAATTCGATAGTAAAATTACTATCACTTGTTCCTGTAATTTCTATAAATGGTTGACCTACAAAGTGTTGCGTAATCTTATAATCTTTTACATCATTTTTCATAATATCAAATTCTGTTACCACTCTATATAGTGACATTAATTTATTTCTAAAATTAGCTGTTGTGTTATTCTTAAGAATATCATAAGTTGTTTTATCTTCAAGAAGATCTGACAATTGATTCTTTAGTTTTCTTGGATCTAGATTTGTAATGTATCTAGTGAACATATTCTTGTACTGAGGAAGATTTCTAGCTAAGATCTTCTTACCCTTAGATATAGCTTCTCTTATTACCAAAGGATTACATTCCCATGTGCTGTTGAACATAAACACATCTGCTGCATCTATAAATCTATCAGCATCACTTCTTTCTCCCCATATCTTTACATTATCTGGAACTCCAGCTTTCATCAATGGTCCCCAATAGTGTTCAAAGTTTCCAGCTTGATTACCTACAAAATGAAATGCTACATCTGGCATTTGTCTAGCTAGTTCTAACATTTCACCTTGATTCTTACCAGGAGTCCAAAGACCAACATTCACAACATGCTTCATTTTAAGATTCATACCTAAAGCTATCTTAGTTTCATATACATCTTCTTCAGATAATCTATAATCATCAATAGGAAACTCTATAACACTATACATAGATGGCATCTTACCAAATGTATCTACATGGTAAGGAGTACAGAATGCATAATAGTCTGGATGAAATATTTTTTCTTCATCTGGATTGAATGATACATCATGACATGTTTCTACAATACGATAGGTCCTATTGTTATCATATAGCTTAGTAATCATCCTTCTATCCAATCTTTCTGATGGTTCGTGTATATGAATTACATCTGGTTTGAATTCTTCTATTACATTGAATAGTTCCATCTTATCTTCATGTAATGTATATACAGGAACAAGATCCATAATGGCATTACGTTGTACTACATAATCAAGACTATGACATGCATATTCTACAACGCATATTTCAACATCATCTTTAAGTGTCTCTATTGTTTTCAATAGAAAAGCTGGCATTCCTCCTGTAGATAAATGAGGTGCTAGATATAGTATTTTCATGAGCTTGGTTTTAAAAATCAAAGATATAAAAAATATTTTTACGTTATGCTATATTATGCATAATAGTTATTTTCAGGGCTTTATATTTATAATATAATAAATTACATTTGTTGTTCAATTATATATAACCAACACACCCAGTCAGAACAGGCTGGGCATTTTGCGTTACATTAACTTTTACGGAATATTAACATGGCACAACCTTTTGAACAACAGGTAGAAAAAGAATTAAAAAGCATGGACCAAAGATTGTACGATCTAGAGGAAAAAATGACTTCAATAGACACTAAACTAACACAAGTAGTAGATGCTATTCTTGGTAATGCCCTTACCAAAAGCGGTGGCTTTGTTAAAGACATAGACGACCTTAAAGACAAAATAAAAATATTAGAAGATAAACTTCAACAACAAGAAGATTTCAAAAAGAGATTTACATGGACCATTGGTATCATTGTAGCTACAGCTCTTGTTGTTCAATATTTTACTAACTTGTATACTAACCTTAATAAATAATAAATGAAAAAGTTTTTCACAATGTTTGACGATGATAACACTATCAATGAAAAAAGTGTTATTGGATTTTTAGCATTTCTAGTGATGGTGGTATTTGCATCATTTGATATCGTAACAGGATACTATGGTAAAGACTTGGTAATCAATGAATTCATTTTCAATGCATTCTTGTTTCTTTGCCTTGGAGCCTTTGGATTTGGTTCTGTAGATAAATTTATCAACTCTAAAAAAGATGATGAAGACACTGGCGAGTAGTCTTTTTTTATTTTTGAGTGTAGTGGCTACTGCTCAAGATATCACTATAGGATCCATCAAGAATAATATCGAGATGGGTCCTTTAGCTGGTAATAGAGACCTAGCCTTTGGAGTAAAAAATATTCTTGCAGAAGTGTTGCAAGAGAAGAACCTTGATTTGGTTCCTAATTCAAATAGAGTGCTCGAATTAGAGATGCTCTATTTTGATGTAAAGACTACCACAATGCAACTAGCAGTTTATGGTAGCACAGAAGAAGTGACACAGATTATTGCACAGGCTAAATTGATTACAGATGGTAAAACATCAAAGCCTGTAGTAATAAAAGGTGAAGCTAAATCTATATCAGCCTCTACATTAGTTATTGATAAGGGAGGCAAATTTTCACAAACCAACGTTTCCTCAGCACTAAAGAAAGTGTGTGAGCAGTTAATTGATAAATTAAAATTATGAAGAAGCTATTAGCGTTGTTATTATTGCTACCTATGTTATCCTTTGGTCAAGTTATTATTGATCAAGTAGTGGTAGAACCAGGTCCATATAAAGTGGGTGATGTTATTACATTACAATATGTAGTGAATAATCAAGGATTAGATGTAAACTATTTATGGTTTAGATATCATTATTCAAATAAACATTTGGAATTGGTACCAAACTCTACAACATTCTTACAAGGGAATTCTACACAAACATTCTATACTCACTGGGCAAACTATACTTACAATTATAATTCTACGATTGCTGTAGGAGATCTTTATGGTCAATATAGATATGGTATGAGTTATTCTCCAAATCCTGATTGGAATGTTGCACAAATTTCTGTACAAAGAACAGATGCTCCTATATCAGGAGTGATTGCTACACAGAGATATACAATTAAAGATAATACATCATATCAACAAATACATAAACTACACGCAGCTTATGCAACATTAAGAAATGGTCAAGCTGTATCTAATGTTGGATCTACTGTACTATGGTTGAATTTAAACAGTGTATCAAGACTTGTATCTAGTGTTAAGTTTAAAGTGGCATTTCCTGCTGGGTATGACATTACAAAACATGCTATACAAGTGATGGCTACAAATGCACAAGGAGTTGTTGATTGGACTACTAATCCACAACCAGTTGCTGTAGGACCATTAGATAGTGCTGGAGAATTCCTAACAGATAAAGTAGAGAAGAATAAACAATACCTAGTAATGGTAAATCCTGCATGGGGGCAAAATGTCCCTAGTAATATTATTACTGTTACAGATGCATATAAGGCATTCAAAGCAATTAATGATAGAGGTATTAATAATACAGATCCATACTTCTCTACAATATTAGAGAATAGGATTGCTAATGTTACACAGGACCAAAACTTTGATAGCCAAGATGCATATTACTTATTTGCCACAGTGATGGGTGTAGATCTTTCTGGTGTACAAGGATTATTACTTCCTACAACAGACATGACTAAACCTACTAAGTTCTTATCAGGATTTACATCTAGCTTTGCTAACCCAACTGGTCCAACAAATATTACACCTACAGCAGATAATGAAGTCTATAATCTATCGTATGCATGGGCAGGAGATCTTGATTTCTCTCACTCCTCTCCACTATCAGTTTCTGGTACAACTAATACAGCTGGTAAGCAACTTTCTGTATCTGGTATATCAGCTCAATTAACATCAACTACAGATACATCAATTAATACAGCATTAGTTAATGGTAAAGTGGTTGTAACAGTAGGATTAAATGCTACAGGTTTAGCTGGAGCTGAATATCAAATAGGATATGATGACAGCAAACTTACATTTGATAATGTAACATTTGATACAGGAAATACAATTTCAAACTTCTCTACACATAAAGAGAACATTATAACATTTGGATCAATAGATAAGACAGGAGCTTCTACAGTTAAACAAGGAACTCCTTACAAACTTATATTTACACCAAAAGCACAATTAACCAACACATCAGGATTAATATTCACCTACTTTGCAGAAGCTGTAGATACTAAAGCTAACAAAGTAATTTTAAATATACAATAATGAAAAGATTACTCATCCCAATTATATTGTTTACATTTATGTTTTCTTGTTCAGAGGTTGATAATGCAATTGTTGCTCCTTCATCTTCTGTTCCTGCAGAGTTAGGACTTAGCACTGTTGGTATTAAACTTGCTTCAAACTTTGTTACTGCAGAAGCACAGATGAATGTAAGACTAGAAGCAGCAGATAAAGTGACAATTAAAATAGTTGACTTATCTGGTAAGACAGTTTCTTCAGAATCAGTAGATGCTAAAGCTGGAGATAACTTACTATCTGTATATACAAAAGCATTACCAAGAAGTTCATACGAGCTTCAATTATATAACTCAAACAATCAACAAATAGGTAAAACCTTAATTAATTTATTATGAGCGAAGAACAAGGAGGAAACTCAATCAAGAACATCCTTATAGGATTGGCAAGTACAATTACAGTGGCTGTAGGTGGATTTGTAACAACTAAGTTAAATGGTGAAGATAAAGAAGAAGCTAAGCAAGAAGTTGCAGCTCCTGCACCTGCTCCAGTAATTAATATTACAAACACTAACCAACAAAAGCAACAACAAGCTGCTCCAGGTAAAACTGTAATCATTAAAGAAAAAGCTGCACCAGCTACTCAACCAGCACCAGAAAAAAAGAAAAATGAAGAAGAGCCTTGGTAGTCTATTATTCTTAGTAACAAGTATTGCTTGTGGCCAAGTGATTGGTAAAACTGTCACTGAAGATTATCAAGCAGGATTTGAAGGAAAAGAATCTGTTTACACTCTACCTGAATATAATGGCAAACCTATTCCTGTAGCACTTCTTGACATTGGTGTGTCTAAAGAAGTGATTGAACAGTATCCAGAACTTGGAGATTATAGAATAGGACTTGGTCTTACTAATATTGTTGTAGCATACTTAGAAGAAACATTCAGATTTGAATTCGTTGAGACTAAGAATGATATTAAACAAAGAATGATTACTCAATATAAAGCATCTCAGAAGGGTATATCAACAGAAAAGATAGAACTGAAAGGAAACATTGTATTGGCTAAATACTTCTGTTATATCGAGGTTTATGACTTCTCTATTTCAGAAGATGAAACAATCAATCTTAAAGATGGTGTAAAGAATAAACTAGTAACTAGACTAGGACTACAAGTTAAGATGGTGGATGCACAATCTGGAACTTATATGACTGGATCTGGACTAGGTAAATCTATTACAACTAGAGAACTTACACTTATGAATAATGATAATGTTGATGAGGTGAAGTTTAATCAATCTAGTATAGGTACATCAACAAAGAAAGCATTAGAAAGTGCTACAGCCAAAGTGGTGAAGCGAATGATACAAAAACAAATCTTTACAAATTAAAAAGATAATATTTATATTGTTCTTGTTTATTGGAATAAGTGCTAGCAGTCAAACTGTAACACAAACTTATTACGATAAATGCACTGGAGAGATGAAAGTATTTACTATTCCTCTTCAGGGATCCACTGTAATTATGTTTTACAATAGAAGTAAAGCATTTACAGCAGCTGATGTACAGTCAGGAGCATTACAGATTTGGTTGGAAGAAACATACACTTGGTGGACTACATATAATCCATGTTCTGTAGCACAAGCTACTCAAACTGTAGTTCAACAAACAGCAACACAAGCTACTCAAGCTGCTACATCAGCAGCAACAGCAGCTGCATCAAGTGCTATTAATATTCCAGCTCCTCCTCCTCCACCTGCACCAGTAGCAGCTGCACCACCACCTCCTGCTTCTAGTAGTTCATCTTCTAGTAGTTCTGAAACTAAAACAGAATCAAAGTCTGAAACAAAGACAGAGACTAAATCAGAAGAGAAGAAAGAAGAATCTAAACAAGAGACTAAGAAAGAAGAAAAAAAGGAAGAGAAAAAAGAAGAGAAGAAAGAAGAGAAAAAGGAAGACAAGAAAAAGCAACAAGCTGTACAACCTGTACTCATTGCTGCTAATTATATGACCATGCAAAACCTTGATGGATCCTTTAACCAGGTAGCATCATTTGGATTGTCTAGAAGTTCATTGACAGGAGCAACATCTTATAGTGCAAATACAATGATATGGAGTAACCTTAAGCAGTTCTCTTTATCTCTATCTAAAACAACTCTATTGTTTAATTATGATAGAAAGGTGCCTATAAAATTTGGTAATGATGTTGTAGGTTATACATATCATAAAGGAAGTATATATAAGATTACAGGACTTAGCTTAACAGCTATGTTGATGTTTAATACTAAAGTGGTATCTATAGGAATGAATGATGTATTCCTATTAAAGAAAGGAATGGTGTTTGGATATGCCCTTGGAGGTACATTCATTAATATGGAAAAAGATGTAATGATGTCACCATCACTTACAACCTTTATAACAAGACCATTTCCATTTAAAAGATATACAATATCTCCTATGGTGGCAGTATCATCATCACCTATGAGTTATACAACAGCTACAAATAAATTTACATACAGCGAATATGTTACATTCATTATGGGAAGCAATTTTGACTTCAATCTTACGCAAAGGTTCAAAGCGAACTTAGGAATAAATACAATCGGTAATACAAATAAAGACATACCTATGACTTATGCAATAACAATAGGTAGTAAAATCAAACTTTAAAACAATAAACAATGAGTAAAATTTCAGAATTTCAAGCAGCTAACGGATTAACAGCTGATGGTATTTTAGGTAAAGGTTCATTTGCAAAAATGAAAGAATTATGGGGTGTAACAGATGAGCAATTGGCTCACATCTTAGGACAAGTTTCACACGAATCAAACAACTTCACAGCAGAAAGAGAAAACTTAAACTATGGAGCTAAAGGATTAATGACTATCTTCAAGAAATATTTTCCTACAGAAGCATTAGCTAAGGCTTATGAAAGACAACCAGAGAAGATTGCTAACAAAGTATATGCATCTAGAATGGGTAATGGAGATGAAAAATCTGGAGATGGATGGAAATATAGAGGTGCTGGTGGTATTCAAACTACAGGTAAGGATAACTTCAAAGCATTCTCTGATTATATTAAGGAAGACTGTGTAGCTCATCCAGAACTAGTAGGTTCTAAATACTATTTAGATAGTGCTGTATTCTTCTTCAAAAAGAATGGTATTCTTCCATTATGTACAGTGGTGAATTCAGAAGCAATTACAAAGGTTACTAAACGTGTAAACGGTGGTGTAATTGGATTAGAAGATCGTGTTACAAGAACAAACAATTTCTACAAACAAATTAAAGGATAGTTATGAACTTCATCAAAAACCAATGGTTAGCTGGAGTTATCATCATCATTTGGATCATTGCCTCATTACATAGTAACATCAATAATGATAAGTTACTAGATGAGGCAAATCATCTAAAGGTTGAGGTTGATAGCTTACAGGATATATCAGCACAGAAAGCAAAACAGATAGATAGCCTATCAAAGGTGGACACTATTATAGTGGACAAAATAAAAACCATTAAAGAAAAAGAATATGTTGAAAAGAAAGTTATTGATAGTCTGCCTATTAGTGGGCTTCAGCAGTTTTTCACAGACCGTTACGAAAGATAGTGTTGTAGTATTAACTGAGAAACAAGCTAGAGCTATTGCTAAAGATCTTGTTAGTTATGATGCTTTGAAACAGATAGCTGCTCTCCAGAGTGAGAGAATTAACAATTTTCAACAGAAAGAAAAATTATTTGGAGAACAACTATCTATCAAAGACACAATTATAGTGAAGCAAATGTCTATCATCGATAAACAAAATGCTGTATTAAACAATTTACATAAGATTCATATACATGGGTATGCTGGAATTAAGACAGCATCCTTTGATTTCTCACAACCATCAGCACATGCTAATGTAGTATTAGAGTATAAGAAATGGATAGCAGGTGCTATTTATACAGTGAAACAAAACACCCCATCAACAATGGGATTATTAATTGAATACAAATTATTTTAAACCATGGCAAAAGCAAAATCAATACAGGCTACAGAGAAAAAGGTAAAAATTAAAGTGGCAAGACCAGGAGTTCATGCTAAAACTAAAACCTCTCAACTAAAATCATCAAAAAAGTATAAAAAGCTTTATCGAGGACAAGGAAAATAATCTTTTTGATTATTTTAATTTATTTATAATCACACAGTTCTATTGAAAATTATTATATTTTTGTAGAACATTAAATTTTTTTAACTATGGCAATACCATCTAAACAAATAGGTTGGGGAACAGAAGAAAATCTGTTGTGGCAAATCTCTAAGCAATTAGAGACTTTGACCAATGTCACATATAATATAGGTAAAATAACTAGTACTACTTCTACTAGTACAAGTACAACAACCACTACAACTACAGTAGCACCTGGACCAGGTAATGTTGGAATTGCTGCTAGTACAGATTTTGATATTGTAGGAGATTTTACTATTGAAATGTTTGTAAACTTATCTAACTTAAATGGTTTTCCACGTCCATATAGCTTTGGTGCTTATCCAGCTCCTAATGCAATATCAATAGAAGGTGGTCAGTTATATTTTTGGGCAAATAATGGTGCATTAATTAATGGTGCATTTGAACCTAATGTAGGACAATGGTACCATTTATGTGTAATTGGATCTGGATCTACAGCTTATATGTTAATTGATGGATTCCAAGTTGCAAGCTCTCCTTATTCAGGAAGTATTTCTAGTCAAGGACTTCCATTAACTATTGGAGATGGTAATGAACCTGATTCTTCATTTAATGGATTAATGAGTAACTTTAGATGGAATAATACAGCTGTATATGATCCAGCTGGATTTACAGTACCAACAAGTACACTTCCTAATATCAGTGGTGATGTATTGTTAATTTTCCAAGGAACTAATTTACCAATGGAATTATCTGATCTTAGTGGAAATGGACATAATGCTACAAATTCTGGAGCAACTTATTCTACAGAAAATCCATTTGCAGCAACAGAAGGATCATTACAAATGGGAACAATTTAAAAATATAATATAATGGCAATACCAGCAAAACAAATAGGACAAAGTCAACAATCAAATCTGCTTTGGAATATATCTAAACAATTAGAAAATTTAATTAAGGTGACATCAAAAGTTTCTGTATCTGGAAATCCATCTACTCCTACAGGAATTCCATTTGAATGGTATCCACCTGCAGGATTAACAAATGATGGTGCTAAGTTTACTTACACAGATGGTGTAGAGTTAATCTCTTATCACATTAAAGGTATTATGCCTATTAATAGTAGTGGTAATGGATTTGGACAATATTTATGCACTGTAAACTTCGGTACTCAACAACCTTTCTATTTCCCTGGAGATATTACAGGTTCTTTTCAAGTTACAGTTGATAATAACATTATTAACACACCATTAGCAAATGGTGCTGTATTGAGTTTAGCTGGTGGTGGTACCACTACTATTTCTGACTTTGCATTATATTTATATCCATATGAAAATCCTCAAGGAAATGGAGAATACTGGTATGCTCTTGTAGCATCAGCTAATACAGCTGATAGTGGAGATATATCTGCATTAATGTCATATGACTTTGAGTTTTTATTACCAAACTTTGTTCAATCACCAACTATATTCCAAGACTAATCATGGCAAATCATTTTCCTAACACACAAGCTCCAGAGCCTAAATCTGAAGAAGTAAAAGCTATCTTAGAAAAAGTAAAAGAAGCTAAAACTAATTAATGCACATCATTAAAAACTAATAAACCAACTACATAATGAGAGATTTAAAATTCATTCAGGCTTGTCCTGATGACGCATATTACACTTGGCAAGTGCATTTGTGGCTAGAGAGTCTTAGAAACATAGGACAGTCTGATAAGGCTATATCCTTGATCTTTACTCCTAAGAATAGAGAAGTTAATCAAAAATGGAAACAAGTAATGGACTTGTATCCAGAAGCAGAGTTTCATTTCTATAAAGATGTTGATAATGTAAGTGATCTATTAGGAATCTATATTCCTATTCTACGTCCTTACGTCCTTTGGAAACATTTCAAAGAGCATCCAGAATTAAAAGATAAAGCTATCTTCTATTGTGATTCAGATATTCTGTTTACAAAAGATTTCAATGTTGATCAGTTCTTAGAAGATGAAATATGTTATCTCTCAGATACAAATAGTTATATAAACGCATCCTACTTTGATAGTAAGGTGCATCAAGTGCTTCCAGAGAAGCTTGAAGATTACAAGAACAGAGATGTTCTTGGAGAATTAACAAGTGTTATTGGAATCAACAGAGAAATCTGTGAAGCTAATAATTTAAATTCAGGAGGAGCACAATATCTTTTAAAGAATGTAGATGCTTATTTCTGGAGTAAGGTGATGAATGATTGCATTATCATTAGAACATACCTTCAGAATATAAACAGAGAGTATTTTAAAGATGAGAATTCAGGATACCAAAGCTGGTGTGCTGATATGTGGGCTGTTCTTTGGAACCTTTGGGCTAGAGAACAAGAAACTAAAGTGGTTAAAGAACTAGACTTTGCTTGGGCAACTGATCCAATTTCTAGATTAGAAACAACATCTATTCTGCATAATGCAGGAATAGCTGCCACACAACAAGATGGACACTCTTGTTTCTATAAAGGTAAATACCATATGGGACAAGATCCAACTAAAGATCATCATTTGAACATTGTGTTGAATGATGAGAAATCAAAACAATTTTGTACATGGCATTATGCCAACGAATTAAAGAAATTATCAAACAAATATAACCTTAATTACTAATAACATGGCAAATCAGAGAGATCTTAAAGCATTTGTCCGCTACGATGGTAGTGGAAGAGTTGTCGCAGGCAGCTTAGTTCTGAGAAAAAAGAAACCTAAAGTAGGTAGATGGCAAGAAATTTTAACGTATGAGTGTTGTAATCCTACAACTACCACTACAACCACTGCTGCTCCTACCACAACTACTACAAGTAGTTCAACTAGTACATCAACTTCTACAAGTACTTCTACATCAACTAGTACTTCTACAACCACAACAACTACTACAACAGTATAATAGATGGCACTTCAAAATAAATTAAAAGCGTTTGTTCGATTTGATGGTTCAGGTCGTATAATCCCAAGTAGTTTGATCTTGCAAAAATCAAAACCAAAGGTAGGTAACTGGAAAGAAATCAATTCAACAGAATGTTGTAATTATGCTCCTACAACTACAACTACTAGTTCTACCAGTACATCTACTTCTACTAGCACTAGTAGTAGCACTACAACTACAACTACTACAGCTCCTCCTTTAGTGTATAATGATTATGAAGCTAGTAGATTTACAGTATTTTTATGTCCTCCAAATACAGGAGCAGTTATAAATATGGGTGTACCAAATGGTGATATATCCACTGCAAGTATAATATATGCTGCTTTTACTCCTACATATTTTACACCAAATGAAGCAATTTATGTTAAGTTTGATCAATTAGGTATAACTTACACTAAACAATTTACTATCAATTCAATTGGAGATGCTGCTGTTCCTACAGGAGCACAAGTACCTTGTTAATAAACTAAATAAAAATAAATGGCATTAAAATCATTATTCCCAGAAGAAATGATGGAGGGAGCAGGAGCTTCCTCCCTCTCTCTGGATTCTATAAAAGCCAAGCTTAACTATTTTGAATTACAGATTCATGAGTTACACTGGCAAACTACTAGTCTCGCAGAGCATTTGGCCCTAGGTGATCTATATGATCTTGTCTTTAATGTTAAAGATGAGATTGTAGAAAAGATTATGGGGTATACAGGTACAAGAACTAAAGCAATGAAAGTGGAAGAGATCAAAAACTATTCTGCAGGAATGCCTAATGTTGTTGTTAATGAACTTATTCTTTTTGCTAAAAAGCTTGAAGGGTTTGGAGAAGCTAATAACATGCCTGATATTGAAAACATAGCACAATCTCTTAGTGGAGATGCTGCTAAAATTAAATATAGATTAACACTCTCATAAATGGAAATAAGCAGAAAATTCTTTCCCAAAGTTTTATTAGACAATGAAGAAGTTTATTTTGCTCACTTAGAGGGAGTAATAAATTCAGTTGATGAGTTATCTAGTCTTCAAATAACGAAGGCTAGTGGCTCATACGATTTTAGATTAGCACCTAGCTTACCTAAATATAATGGGATGTTACTAGAAGAGATTCTTAAACTACATAACATATTTGGTATCAGACTAGAACTTTCTAAAAGCATAAAGTCTACAGGCACTATAATGTTTAAAATTGATTTGTAAGTATCACAATTATAGCATATATTTGTGACATAAATCAATTAAAAATATTACATTATGGCAATTTATGATGCTAACAAACGTTACACATGGACTCCTGAAGACACATTCACATTATCAGGAGCAGAATTTGGTCTAATTCTTAATACAGTTAGAGCTTATTTAGCTTCAGAAGAAGCTGCAAGGTTTCAATTGATGGTTCAAACAAATGAAGCTATTGAAAAAGTCATGTCTAGAGCTGTAGAAGCTGATGTGGTTAAAGAGGTTGAAGAACCAAAACCTACAATGGAAGTTGTAGAATAGCACTATAGCTGCTGGGTGACGAATAGCAGCTGTTTTCAAACAAAAGCACTTCTCTATGAGAATATATGAACCAAAGAATAGATTAGATGTTATTACACCAAAGGGGAGTGGGGTGATATGGATCATTACTGATTATGGTCATGAGACAGATACCATTTACACTATTATTATTAATGAGACTGGTGAGTTGTGGCAATACACTCATAAAGACATTATTGTTAAACCTAATATAACATTTAGACGTTATGGCAACAATTAAAAAACCTTTAATTAAAAGAGCTGATGGAAGTTCTTCACAACGTGGTTTGTGGGATAACATCCGTGCTAATAAAGGATCTGGCAAACAACCTACTAAGGAAATGCTTCAACAAGAAAAGAAGATAAAACAAGCAAAGAATGGTGCTAGTACACCAGCTTGGACCAGATCTGAAGGTAAAGATCCTAAAGGAGGACTTAATAGAAAGGGAGTAGCAAGTTATAGACGTGCTAATCCTGGCAGTAAATTAAAAATGGCTGTTACAACACCTCCTTCTAAGCTTAAACCTGGAAGTAAATCTGCCAATAGAAGAAAAAGTTTTTGTGCTCGTATGTCTGGTGTTAAAGGTCCTATGAAAAAAGATGGCAAACCTACAAGAAAAGCACTTGCTCTTCGTAAATGGAACTGCTAAATAATTAACAATTAATCTATAAAACAATACAATGGCAACTATTAAAAAAACTGGCATTAAAAAAGCCCAAAATGGAACTTCTAAACCTGGGGAAATGAGTGGTGTTAAAATCTCTGATAAAGATGTTGCAAAACATCCTCAAGATTTTCAATACTTAAATGATATTCCTAAGTATAAAAAAATGTTAGATCCTAAGACTAATAAAAACTATCCTAAAAAGAAAAATGGTGGTTCTGTTTCCGCTGGGACTAAAGGTCAAGCTAAAAGAGTTGGTCCTGTAGATCCTAAAGGTGCATACACAAAAGTTCAAAAGAGAACATTAGGTGGTGCTAAAGGAAAAGCTTCTTTGACGAAAGATAAAGAACTTGGTGCAACTAAAATGAAAACTGGTGGTTGTATGAAGTGTGGTGGTAAAATGTCTAAAAAATAATATATCATGGCTACTATTAAAAAACTTATCCAAGATGCTCCAAGAATGAGAGGATCTTTACCTAAAAAAGCTAAAGCTGGTGGTTCATTTCCTGATCTTAATAAAGATGGAAAAATTACTAAAGCTGATGTTCTTAAAGGACGTGGTGTAATTGCTAAAAAAGGAGCTACTGTCAAAGCTAAAGATGGTAATTGGATCCAGAAAGCTGTTAATCCAAAACATAAAGGATATTGCACACCAATGACAAAAGCTACATGTACACCTAAACGTAAAGCATTAGCTAAGACATTTAAGAAAATGGGTGCTGAGCGTAAAGCTAAAAATAATAAATAATGAACACTTGTCCTACACATCTTATTGAAAAGAGTGCTGAAGGATTGTGTCCTAAATGTTTAATTGAAAGTAATAAATAATGAAATCAGGAAAACCTAGAAATGCACCAAAAGTGAAAGCTCCCAATCCTAAGAAGCCAAACTTCATGAAGGAAGCTGATACACCAAGTAGATTAAAAAGTCCTATGACTCCAATGAAATCTAAGAGATTATCAAAATGAGAAATGAATTAAACCAACTAACTACAGAACTTTCTTTTACTCCTATTACATTTATGGAAATAGGTAGTAGAGATGGACATGATACAAAGTATGTAGCAGACTACTGGAAACTAAATCCTGAAGATTGTTATATCATAGAAGCTTATCCAGCTCTATGTGATAGAATCAAAGCTATGTATCCACAGTTCAATACATTTGGATTTGCTGCTTCTAATAAAATAGGAACAGTTGAATTCAATGCTGTACCACTTACAGATCATGATAATAACATAGGTATATCTTCTATATTAGAATGTGTTGCTTATGATGTTCCATCTAATAAGATAACTGTAGAGACAAACACCATATCAAACTTTCTAGATTACTTAGGTTTACCTGGAGTAGATCTTATTAAAATAGATGTTGAAGGGTTTACACAAGAAGTGCTACATGGATTTGAAGATAAGCTTCAGAACATTAAAGCTATTC